GTTGGAGTGTGGACCTCGCCATGCAGCAAGTCAAGAAGCATTTCGATATCAAGTAAAGGAGTAACGTATGGCAACAATTCAAGAACGTGTTATCAAGGAACTGGGCGAAGCTCTGAAGCTGTTCGGTACCTACTCGTTTGATGACAAAGGCCCACATGAAGTGATGTCTATTACGCCGTTTGTCAACGAACTTAGAGCTATGCCGGCAGTGGACGCAGCAGCAACCATCATTGAGATTGCTAAGGTGAAGAAGCATGGTGGTCGTGCCCTGCAGGTTGCAGAAAACCTGGTGCATGGTCTCGATGACTGGGATGAGCTGTTTGCATTGCCCGGCATCGAGGACATTTACAATGGTGATCCCCCGGGCAAGCCACGGGATCGCCCGGCGCCTGTTTTCATCGACTGTGGCCGCCCGGTTGCGGTGTTCGACAAGTTGCTTGGAGAATGGAAGCCACTAAAGTGAACAAGCACGAATACATTGGTTGGACCATCGACGATCCAACATCAAGACACATTGTCGGCGGCCCACTTACCGGGTGGATATTTAGCGATACAAATCGGCAGGTCAAGTGCCCATTGTGCAACAGCGATCCAGGCTATTATTGCGAGACACCAACTGGGCGTAAAGTGAAAGGTGGAGTGCCGCATAGCGAACGAGTACAGGAGTTTACGAAATGGAAGAACGAATTAGAATACTAGCCGAACAGGCGGGCATCGATTTCATCTCGGGCAATGACGGGAAGGAATTTGCCGAAGCTTGGTTGGATCAACTGGAGCAGTTTGCCCGCCTGGTGGAACAGGATTTGGTTAAGCGAATCCTCCACCCCGACAGTCGGGGCAATGGTGGGATGGATCCGCGATGAGCCAGTACAAGATACATGTCCATCAAGAGTTTCATGATGACGACCTGGTTCCTTACATTACCGTTTATCGTGAGGATTTGGAAACAGGTAAGCGCGATTGTTTGCGTTCGGGGTACTGCAATTGGCCCGAGGCTATTGTTAAGACTTGTGTACAAATTGGAGTCCAGGCCGCATTATATTGTGGCACTAAAGAAATCCCCGATGGAGAATGGTAATGGCAAAGTCAATCATATTTAAGCGTACCGGACCAAGTGGCGCCACCAATGATTCATTGGTGGACAAGTTACGTGCCGCTGCCCGAGCAGAACAGTGGGTTGGAACAAATGGACTTAAAGCATGGGCCAAGGAGAGATACAACGCTACTCTGCGCCAAGGCAAATATGGAGATTGGACCAGCATTCTGTTCAAGACAGATGACGACATGGCCAAATTCAAAGACGACTTTGACGTCGTTGAGCTAAAGCAGATTCGGGGCTGGAATGGCAAGGATCCAGATGTTCCGATGAATCCGCTGGTTCATAACCTTATGATGGATGCACTGCACAAGACATTCAATGGACCCGATCCCGACGACGACATTAACCGTCTGTACGTTCCAAACGAGTTTATTAAAAACTTCGCCGAACTAATCGTCAACGAATGTGTCGCAGTATGTGATGCGTATGGCATGCCTGATAACACCAGCCAAACGGCACTCGTCCTTTCGGCTGCAATCAAAAGCAAGTTTGGTGTCAAGTGATTACGTTCACCGATACCGACTTCACAGTCAACGAGGTGATGGAGATTTTCAGTTATGCGGGCTGGACAGCCAACCGCACATACGACCAAGTGAGCCTTCTTTTGGTGAATACCGACATTGCTGTTATGGGCAAGGATGGTAACAAACCCGTGGCATTTGCCCGTATTATTACGGACCGTGTTGCCCGTGCGTTTTTGGAGGATGTTATTGTTGCACCGCAATATAGGGGTACGGGCATCAGCCGATTGCTACTTGACCAAATCTACCTTCGAGTGCATACTATGGGCATGAACAGGATTGAAGCAAATACGCAGACCCCGGAATTCTGGAAGAAGGTCGGTTGGACTGTGCGAGACGATAATTCACTCATCATTAAGAGGTTCTGAAAGTGAAGTACGAATTCATTGGTACGTATAAGGAAGGCACATCGGACAAGGTTTGGTGCGCACTGCTACTCAAGGATGAAGAACGGTATGGAGCCCATATCACCTACGCCACTGTTTGGGGTCGTAGGGGCAAGACACTCCAGTCGAAGGTGTTCAATGGTACACGCTGGGAAATGAAGCGCATCATTGATAAGAAGCGCGACAAGGGTTATATCCCGGCGAACAAGAATCATCTCGACGAGATCTATCCGGAGTTCGAACAAGATCTCGAAACCACAGCAGTGTGGGCAATTATGAAGGGGTGCTGATATGACGTTGCGACTATTGTGGAACTTTGTGCGTTGGTGCCCGTATCAGGTCTGGCTGCTCATTAAGAAGTTCATTCTATTTATTGTAGCAAAGGACCGGGGCATGGTAACCGATGACGCAGCCGACACCCTTCCGATATTCGTTATATTTTGGTTGCTAACCTTTTTCTTCGGTATGATTCTGGCTGCATTTGTTTGCGGGACATTCCTTGACTCAAAGAGCTTTTTACCCACAATGGGTGCCGTATTGTTGTCCTATTTCGTTCTCATGGGGCTCCACATTGTTAGTATTATTGTTCGTGTGGCGTTTGCTGCATTCCTTAAGGACCAGCAGAAATACTTCAATGCACTGAAGGATGGTCATAAGTGAATGAAGACCATAACGTATTTCGGACACTAGCCGAGCAGCCACTTTTGGTGTCGAGGTTTTGGTGTCGGTTCGGGATGCACAGTTGGACCAAATGGTCCATACCCGAAATTAAATCAATTGCCGGATACAAACACATCGTTCAGGCCCGTGCTTGTGCCGGTTGTGGTTTGTACAGCGAACGGAAGGAAAAACAAAACGATTTTTAACTTGACATAATACCAGCGAGTCATATATAATAACTAAATGCCTACAATCAAAATAGTAATCAAAGACGAAGTCAACTGTAAATTGGAAAACTTAGACGTGATGATGCGACGCAAAATCATGAGCAAGTTTACCTATCTCTTGCCTTACGCCCGCCACACGCCAGCTTACAAACTCGGACGTTGGGACGGCACTGTAAAGTTTGTCACCATGGGTGGTGGGACCTATGTCAAGTTGCTTGACGAGATCATTCCAATGCTCGATGCAGCAAACTACGACATTGAAGTTGTCGATCAGCGCCATCCATGGCAGTTTGAATTTGAAGAAGTAAATGAGCAATCATTGTCGCACCTTGTGTGGCCCAAGGGACACGTTAACGAAGGTGAACCAATTGAATTCCGTGATTACCAAGTCACTGCACTCAACGCATTCCTTTCGGAACCACATTGTCTTCAAGAGATCAGCACCGGCGCCGGCAAGACACTAATAACTGCAATGCTGTGCCTACGCGCCGAGAAGTACGGCCGCACAATTACAATCGTTCCAAACAGAGATCTTGTGACCCAAACATTCAAGGACTACGATCTCATTGGGCTTGACGTTGGGGTGTTCTTTGGATCACAAAAAGACTACACTAAGACGCACACAATTTGCACATGGCAGAGTCTAAACAGCCTTGGCAAGCGATCAAAGGATGGAACAGCACCAATTGAATGGGATACATTTGTCGAGGGAGTAAACGCCCTTGTTGTTGACGAAGCCCACGGTGGTAAGGCAGAAATTCTAAAAGCCATGCTCACTGGGCCGTTTGCGCAAGTGCCAATTCGTTGGGGTTTGACCGGTACGATTCCAAAGGAGGAGTCGGATTGGCGCGGGATGCAAGTTAGTATTGGTCCGGTGGTGAATAAGATCAAGGCATCGGATCTACAGGAGCAAGGTGTGCTGGCCAATTGCAATGTTAATATTGTACAGATGCAGGACCAACGTACCTTCCCCAACTACCAAGCCGAACTCAAATACTTGCTCTCCGACGCAAACAGGTTGGATTATATTGGCAAGCTAATCACTAACATTTCGGCCAATGGAAATACGTTGGTTTTAGTGGATCGCATTGACGCCGGAGAAGAACTTATTGCACGTATTCCGGACGCAGTGTTTATTAACGGCGGCGTTAAGAGCACTAAACGCGCCGATGAATATGGTGATGTTGCTACAGCAACAAATAAGGTTATTGTGGCAACATATGGCGTGGCGTCAGTTGGTATCAACATTCCGCGTATCTTTAATCTAGTTCTTATTGAACCCGGCAAGAGCTTTATTCGAACAATTCAAAGTATTGGGCGTGGTTTGAGGAAAGCACAGGATAAGGATAGTGTGGAGATTTGGGATATTACTTCGTCCTGCAAGTACAGCAAGCGGCATCTAACAAAAAGGAAGGAATTCTACAAGGAAGCTAAATATAACTATACTGTGGAGAAGGTAAGTGTCGATCATCGAAAACAAGTACCATAAATGGTACCACAACATAGTTATAAATGCGTCAAACAGAAATAAGTTTGTTGGTAGTGAGCGTCATCATATTATTCCAAAGTCAATGGGTGGATCAAATGACAAAACTAACCTGGTTTATTTGACTGCTCGAGAACACTTGGTTTGCCATATGCTACTAACAAAATTTACTACTGGTAATGACAAGCGGCTAATGCACTATGCATTGGGTAAGTTTATTCAAATGTCACCGCTTCAAGATCGACGAGTTACTTCGTGGGAATATGCTAAAATTCGTGACAGTATAATAATGGCTCGCACAGGACACAAACATTCAGACGAAGCGAAACGAAAAATGAGCGATGCACAAAAAGGGAAAATCCCTCACAATAAAGGTCAGCGTGGCGTTGATAAACGATCTGATGAGTTTAAAGAGAATTTATCAAAGTTGTATTCGGGGAAAAGTTTAGCAGAGCGGCACGGTGAAGAATTGGCTAAAGAGATCAAAGAAAAGATATCATCTAGTAAGATTGGTCATAAAAGCGGAATGACTGGCAAATCACACTCTGAAGAAACGAAACAAAAAATGCGAGAACGACAGCAAGCTAGAGGAAAAACCGGCCCACAGAAAAGAATCGATGAATGCCCGTATTGTTTGATTAAGATAGTGACTGTCCGTCACATAAAATTTTGTAAATCAAAATAATTAGGTGAATATTTGAAGCCCCCGTTTAGATCGTATAAAATACAGTAAGAGAGAACCCGTATGCAAATTTTGACGTTGGATAATGTCTGCTTGGACATGATGAAGCTTCCACCCGAGGTCGATGATCTGCGTTTTGCAGTGCTCGACAACAGTGATCCTGATAATCCGGATTACTTCTTTATCCCTTTGGTATTTGTGGAAAGCTTCACAGCCCCAGCAGCAGTCATCCAGATTGGTAAGCATCAGGTAAAGATGCCACTTGACTGGCAGGTGATGGTTGGGGATCCGGAAATTGGAGACCTGGAGATCATTCCGTTGACTTCGATTAGTGAGCGTGGCTTTGAATCGTTCATGAACAATCCACTGAGCACATACCGCCCGGAATTTGAGAAGATTGACATTGTGGACATTTATCCCGAAGTCAAATGGTATGCTCCGAAGATCAAGATTGGGCAATTACTTGCAGTACCGGTAACAACTGGCTTGAACCCACTGTGCATTTATTTCAGCCGAGAGGTTGGACGCACGCAACAGATTGTAAAGGTAGATCACATTTGGTAGGAAAAGCGTCACTGGACATCAAGGACGAGATGCGTGCAGTTGATCTGCGCGACAAGACTTTCTACGATCGGTTAACACCCGAAGAGAAGAAGAAGTTTTCGATGTACATTCTAGTCCGTTGGGCTAGTTTGGTTGAGGGTGTGCTGAACAGAAATTCCCGTACACCCAAGAGCAATACAATGTGGCAACAGTGGTACATCGAGGAAACCAATCGTTCGGTAAACAAAAACTTCTATGTTCTGGCCAAGCATCCAAAGTTGCTCTGGTTGATGTTTAGTCAGATTGGTGGTGGTCAGGTGATGTATCACGAATGGGTTCCTCGTACACAAGACAAGGCCGATAAGGTACTTGATATGTTGGGGGTGCTTTATCCAACAACAAAATTGCGTGATTTGCAATTGCTCAAGGAAACCTTGACTCCCGAGGATATCAAGAAGTTAACAAATGAATACAACGAGTTCAAGTCCGACTTCAACAGAGAATGAATGTTCTTACTGCGGTAAGAGTTTTCGTTCCGAGAAAACATTACTGAACCATAGCTGTCGGCTCAAGATGCGCGATCAATCTCGCGACGAACCAGCATCTAAGTACGCATTTGCAGCATACAAAAAGTTCTATCTGCTGAGCCAAGGACCGGGTGTTAAGACTTGGATGCAATTCTGCGATTCTCCATACTACGCTGCATTCATAAAGTTTGCCCGCTATGCTAAAGACATTGGGGCTATCAATCCCGACTTGTTCGCCGACTGGATTGTTAAGAAGAAGACAGATAAGTTGGATCGTTGGTGCGATGATGCTATCTATAAGGAATACTTAATCCAACTGATTTATAATGAGTCAGCAGAGACAGCAGTTGAGCGCAGTTTTTATTCCATGCAAGAATGGGGAGACCAATTCAAACTTGGCTTGGATCAATATCTGTACCACTGCGGTGCCAACAGGCTAACGTTTGATTTAACACGCGGGGCAATTAGTCCGTGGATGTTGTATGCAACTACTACCGGTGTGCAAGCATTGTCGGAACTCAGTGATGAACAGATGGCTTTTGTGATGCCGTTTGTCGAACCCGATGTGTGGACCAACAAGATGAAGAATCAACCCATTGAATTGAAGTACGTTAAAATGGCGTGCGAGGCAGCAGGGATACCGTAATGGATATCGACATGGATTTTGGAAATAGGGATAAGCTACTCGAGCTAATCGAGTATACCCCAGCGAGCATTAAAAAGGGTTCGGATTATACCAAGCATCCGTCGGGGGCATACTTGCAAAAGATGCCAAAGGATCCGTTTACCAAGCTCGCCGTACTAGATTATAAAACCGCCGAGAAAGTCGGCTTCTTCAAGTTTGACTTTTTGAATGTACACGTTTACCAAAATGTAAAGAGCGAAGAACATCTAATCGAGCTCATGAATAGAGAGCCCATGTGGGACCTGTTAAAGGATAAGGAATTTGTTGATATGGTGATACATATCAACGGGCACCACGACATACTTTCAGCAATGCCCGAACCAGTGAATAGCATTGACAAGATGGCAATGTTTCTAGCTTTGATTCGGCCGGCAAAGAGGCACTTGGTCGGAAAAAGTTGGGATGAAGTTGCATTATCTGTTTGGTCCAAATCTGATGATGGTTCTTACGGCTTCAAGCATAGTCACGCCATTTCGTATTCGCACTTGGTGGTTGTTCATATGAACTTGATCGTCGAAGGGATTATCTAGTTCGTCTGACCAACTGTATACTGCGTCGTTTAATACGCTTTCTAAAGAACGAATGTAAGGATACCATGTGGCCCGCGATGATCTTAATGTCCTTCGCACTAAATGTTCTCAAGCAAGGTTTGAACATCAAAAAATCATCTTTCAAAAATAGGTTAATTGGAATGATGCGGTTTGATCCCCACCACCATTGTTCGCCCATCTTAAGAAAGTGTGTTTTGAGATCATCTGTTTTGATTGCTTGAAAATCATAAAAGTTGATGAACTGACCATCGGAATTTTGTATTATACCTACATATTCGTCCCCACAATAGCTGATTATGGCTAAGAAGGGGAATTTTTTTAATAACTCCGGAAGTTTTGGGGCTGTCACTCGATAAATACCTCTATGCAACTCACAGCTTATTTATTCAATCCGGAAATACAGGCTAGATTTAATCGCCCAAATACTGTCCGCAATACAGTAACTTGGAACAAGCCGTTGAAGGTTTATAAGGGTGCCGATAACTACATCGACATTGTTATGAACGACTTCGACCTCCAACCTGTGGTAGTCAATACATACACCTTCAAGTTCAAGGTTAAGGATCAGGACCAGAATTTACTCATCAACAAAATTGTTGGGTTTAGATCCGGAACCACAAACCGACTGGCGTTGAATATTCTTAAAGAAGATACTGCGGCAATGAATATCGGTTTGTACACCTGGGGCTTATCAATTATTGACGAAAACAATAGAGAGCGTCCAATTTACCTCGAGGTTAATGGCGATGCTGTTAGTACCTTCGAATTACTCAGCTGGTTTATGGGCGCGTAAATGTGGAATAAGCCACTAATGCTGTACAAGGAGATGGACAATGAGTTTGATGTTGTCGTGCAAGATCGAGATCAACAACCCGTTGACATACGCGAATACTCTTTTTTGTTTCGAATTTTTGATAGATTTGAAGCACCGCTGTTAACCAAAGACGTTGTTCTAAGACCAAACACAACCAACAGATTGATAATTGATGTTAACGGTGACGACATTGCAGCAATTGATCCGGGATTTTACAATTGGGGATTAGTAATAAATGAGAACGGTCGGGTGCGTCCACTGTACCTCGAACATAACGGTGCTATTGAAGGCGCGCTGGAAATAGGTGTACAATAATGTGGAATAAGCCTCTTAAAGTTTACAAGGGTGTAACAAACTCATTTGATCTATCTATTCAAGATTTTGATCAACAACCAGTTCCAGTGCGTCCATATGTATTTAGATTTCGTGCTGTTGATATACATGGCGTATCAGTTATATCAAAGACATTAACATTCCGCCCGGGCACAACAAATCGTTTGGGCTTGGATATTACGCGAGATGAGATTACAGACCTTGACATTGGGGAATACAACTGGGCCATAAGTGTTGACGATGAGAATGGATACGAGCGCCCATTGTATCTCGAACTTAACAGCTCGGTTGATGGTCAACTAATTATTGAAGAATGGACTTTTGCCGACGATGCATTGGCTTCGGCTGTGCTCACAGACTGGTCGTTGGATTCAAATACGGTACCACCGGACACTACATTTATTACTGGTGTAGTATCCACAGACGTACTAGCCGAAAGCCAGTTAAGTCCATTGCACACAGTTGCGATTTTCAAAGGTGCCGCTGTTGATGGGTTGATATCCATCGAAGCATCCAATTCACCATCACCAGATACATGGGTGGTTGTGAACGATTTCCTGTTGACCGCATCGACCACAAATGCATACGCTAACTTTTATGGATTGTATGAGCGTGTTCGATTTAGATTTACGCCATCAATTATTAATGTTGGAATTCCTGGCACACTGTATTACAGACTGTTCTAATAACTTGATTACAACCACCCGGCGAGTATAAAATACAGTATGGTCAATGCTGTAACCGACACTGTTTTTGAACTCTGGCAAAGAGGGCGGAAGGTAAAAAAGAATCCTTCCGGGTGGACCAGTGGCAATGCCGTTTGTTGCGCGGATAAGCGTGGTCGTGGTGGGCTACGCACAACAGCCGAAGATGGATGGGTTTGGCATTGCTTTAATTGTCAGTTCAAAACAGGTTGGGCACCGGGTTCGTTAATTGGACCCAAGGTTAAAAAACTACTGCATTTGCTTGGTGCCAGCGACGATCAAGTTGGGCAACTCGGGCTTGAAGCATTGCGTCTCAAAGAAGACTTGCCAATGCTACACACAACACCAAAAAACATACTGCCAACATTTGCCCCACAAGAATTACCAAAAGATGCTACGTTGGTAGCGGATGCGTTGGCATTATATGCAACCAACACAGATTTGCTTGATGTGTGCGATTATATTTCGTCTAGACATTTAAACATAGAGAACTACTTTTGGTCACCGGACATGCCCCGTCGCTTCATTGTGCCCTTTGAGTGGCTCGGAGAAACAGTTGGTTGGACCGCAAGATCAATCGACAAGATTAAGACAACAAAATATCTAAGCAACATGACACCGGGTTACGTGTATGGGCTCAGTGATCAAAATCCAGATCAATCGATCTTATTGGTGTGCGAGGGGGTACTTGATGCCGACAGTATTGATGCAGCATCTGTGCTTGGTAGTGGCGTGTCGCAGGCCCAGCGAGAGTTTATTGATAGAACGCATAAGCGAATTATCTTTGTACCCGACAGGGACAAGGCGGGACTGATATTAGCAGAACATGTTCTGGAGTTTGGATGGGGCATATCGCTACCAAACTGGGGAGACTGCAAGGACATCAATGATGCCGTAATACGTTATGGTCGCACGGCAACCTTGGTAAGTATTATGCATAATGCCACATCCAACAAGACATTGGCACAAATTCAAATAAAGCAATTGCGAGCAAGATTAAAGGAAAGGTATGAAAGAGAAAGAACCGATTAGGAATTACGATGCCGAAGTACAGAAGTTGTATTTGCAAATGCTATTGCATGATGCCGAAACATTTGTGCGTGTGGTATCGATTTTTGATTCGGAAAACTTTGATCGCAGTTTAAGACCATCGGCAGATTTTATCTACAAGCACGTTGAGGAATACAAGGTACTTCCGACAATAGAACAGATTAAAGCACAAACCGGAGTTAGCTTTGAAAGAATCGAAGGACTAACAGACGGGCACACAGAATGGTTGCTTGATGAGTTTGAACAGTTTAGTAGACACAAGGCATTGGAGCGAGCAATTATTGCCAGCGCCGACTTGCTTGAAACCGGTCATTATGGCGAGGTTGAAAACAAGATCAAGGCAGCAGTGCAAATTGGTTTGACCAAGGATATTGGTACTGATTACTTTGAAGATCCACGTAAGCGATTACTAGCATTGCGCGATGGTAACGGCCAAGTGAGTACCGGGTGGTCGGATATTGATCATGCATTGTACGGTGGCTTGAACAGGGGTGAGCTTACAATTTGGGCCGGAGGCTCCGGATCGGGTAAGAGTCTTCTCATGCAGAATCTCGGACTCAATTGGGCACTAGCGGGATTGAGTGGAATCTACTTTACACTTGAACTTAGTGAATCTCTGTGCGCCATGCGACTCGACAGTATGATTACAGATATTCCATCAAGGGAAATCTTCAAGAAGATTGATGACGTTGAGCTCAAGGTGCGTATAACGGGCAAGCAATCCGGGGCATTGCAAATTAAGTATATGCCATCGGGCAGTAGTTGCAATGACTTTAGAGCATACATCAAAGAGTACATTACCCGTAAGAATATCAAGCCGGACTTTGTTATTATCGACTATCTCGACTTGTGCAGTGCCAACAGCAAGAAGGTTGATCCGGCAAACTTGTTCGTGAAGGACAAGTATGTATCCGAAGAAATGCGTAATCTAGCAAAGGAGTTCAATTGTGTGGCCATAACTGGTAGCCAGTTGAATAGAAGTGCAGTTGAGGAAGTTGAATTTGACCATTCTCACATTGCGGGCGGGTTGTCTAAGATTAACACAGCCGACAACGTAATTGGTATTTTTACCAGCAGGGCAATGCGTGAACGCGGGTTGTATCAAGTTCAGTTTATGAAGACCAGAAGTAGCTCGGGAGTGGGTAGAAAAGTAGAGCTTGAATTTGATATTGATACTTTGCGCATCAGAAATTCGGCAAATTCGGGTAACTCGCAACCAAGTAGCGGATCAATATTATCCAACTTAAAAACTCGCAGTACAGTGGTTCCAAATCCAAGCACGGGGATTATTGAATCCCCCGATGATACTGCATTAGCAGCTAAAACTAGCAGCTCACGCCTCAAGGAAATGCTCAAGAACATGAGTAATAATTAAGACAAAATCAAAACGCATTCCTGCTAAATAAAGTATAATTGGAGCAGACATAAATGCGTTTAGATGAATTTTCGAACGACCCGGTTTTGAATGAACTCAATCCAACCGGAATACTCGGCCGAGCAGCAACCGCAGTATCTGCAAAATTGGGAAATAATGTAGCCAAAGGGCAGCAAGAGTCCGTGGCCCGTGCTCGAGCATTGGCGTCCGAAGCCAATCAATTTGCCGGGAAAGCCGGAAAGAAATCAATATCATTTCAGGATTTAATCGACGCTGGTGAGCATTTTCCCGGCTGGGGCTTCGGAAATCAAAAAGGTAGAACCGCAGCGGCCGCAGTAGATAATACATTACGGACACAGTATCCAATAAACAGCCCGGCGTTAACAAATGCAATGTATCGATATACACAGCAATTATCAGCCATTCGTAACTCGCCACCCACACCACAAGCTCCGGCAGCACCCAAGCCCGTAGCACCCCAAAAGGCTCCGGTTAATACGCAGCCTTCCCTGGACCAATTATTGGCCCAAGCAAATCAATTATCACCAGACGACAAAGCAAAGTTTGCAAAAGAACTTCTTTCGACTGCACAACCGAGAAGGGGTTGATAACTATCATGAAGTATAAAACTCGTAGTATTCTTGAAGAGATTAATGGCTTAGTACCAACTAAGAGCCGTAAGGACATTATCGCCAGTCGCGCGGATCATGTTATCAATAGCGCAATACATTTGATTACTCTCATCAAAGAGAATTATGAACCAGCTGTGGCCCATGATTTGGAGCGCAAGCTACTCAACGCAATTAAGTTACAGGAAGCGAACAAGTTCAAGAACAGTTTGCACCGCGCAGAAAATCCATGCACTGACAAGGAATAAACAGTCAATGAAGATCACAGACGTATTAACAGAAGATAACAAAGCCATATTCTCTAAGATTCAAGGATTGGCGGTATGGGACGTTGTTATCAAAAACAACTATTACAACGGTAAGTATCCCGACTACAGTGGTCGCGAATATCGGGTACTTGCATCCAATGCCGAAGAGGCAAGGAAGGTTGTGTTGGATAATGCCGACGCGATTCTTAAGGATCTATTGTCCAAGAAATTACAGAGTGGTAAGAAGTTACTACCAAGAGGTGCGGCCCGCCCTATCAAAGCAAGCGAGATTGGTGAAATTAAGCAACGCAGTCAGATTAGCACTACGGGCTTTATAACACTGTTTTCGCCAACCGGACCAAAGTCGGTCAAGTTGCGCGACGGTATGATTGAAGATGAACTAGAACAAGAAGTTGCCGAAGATAAAGGAAAGGCCACTAAGTGGACAGTATGCATGGATGTGGGACCACATCAAGCAATAGAACTTGTTGTTGGCGCATCGTCGGAAGAAGAAGCAAAAAGCAAAGCGATGGCCGCAGCAAAGAAACAAGGTCATCATCCAATGATGAACTGGGCACGATTGGTTACTGAAGATTTCTCCCATGATGTTGACCACATGAATGGTCCACATGGGAAGTTAAAGGATACAAACTGCAAAACCTGCTGTGGACGCAAGGTTCTGTACAAGACACCAGATGGCAAGAAGCATGCCGATAACAAGAAAGGTGCCAAGAAAATTAAATGCACCGCCTGCAAAGGCACAGGAATTAATGAGGGTTGGGGCGCAGCCGGCCAACAACGCGAACACGATGCGTATGTTGCTGCATGGAAAGCATTACTTGAAAAGTACGCCGACAATCCAGAGGTTATGAAACACCTCAAGTCCAAGGATTTGTATTACAACATCAAGCCGGAATATGCCGAAGCCAAGGCATTGAAGGCTGTTGGATTGCCACACGATAAATCCAAGATTTGGGAAGCATTCGGCGGCGAGATTAATCCTAAGTACATTGCAAAGGCCAACAAAGAGCGCAAACAAAAAGAACGTGAAGCTGAATTAGCAGCTCGTGCAGCAGCAAAAGCCGCAAACAAGAAGACAAAATCAACTGTTGATTATTCTTCTCTTTGGCATGAAGTTGAAGATGCAGTTGGAAAGGCAGTTCCAGACGTTGATCCAATGGATTATATTCTTCCTAAGTTGCGCAAGTACGGCATCGACACAAACGGTGGTGCTACTAAGTACCTTGATCGTGCTGCAAAAACAGCCGGCTACAAGAGTTACGATCAATACTTGATTGACATGTGGGATGCTTATAACGAAGTTAACGGCATCGACGAACCAAATCCGTGGAAGGCAGTTGACGAAACTTCGTATTATGATTACCATGCTAAAGATAGTAAAGGTACATCAACCAAGCCCGAGAGAGATATTAAGCGCGGATATGATGCACACAACGCACTTGGTGGCGGCCGTGCAATCGATCCGGAAATCATGAAGAGCCTCGGTATTAAGGCCGAAGGTCTCGACGATGACCAGGAACGCGCCGGACAGCTTGGACCAAAGGTTAAGGCCAAGAATATTAGCCCAGTTATTACCAATGAACCAAAGAAGCACCCATTCAAGGGTAAACTTGTTGGTGGCGATGAAGAATAATAATGCGGGCGCACGAACTCATTGAAGATGGGGCTGCGCCCAAGGCTAAAAAGCCACGTAAGTCCAGGGCCAAGCCAAAACCCGAACCGGTGCCATATAACCCGGGTTGGGAATCATTAAACTATCTTAAGGAATGGGCCAAACGTGCCGGCGAACAATTGGCCGGAACATATCAGTTGTTTATGCCCCGCCCACATCCCGGTGTCCTTACCAAATACGATAAAGCTAAAAAGAATTTGGCAAACAGGTATGCATGGGATGACGATGGTAACCTTAAGGAGCCATACCAGAAATGGGAAGATAATCCATTGGAAGAGGGTGCTCCTTTACTGAAGCCCGGTAAGGCAGTTGCGCCACCGGGCCGCAACAAACCAAATGCTGATCTTTGGACCAGCACCGCATACAAAACAAACAAGGGATATAGCTCCGATTGGGTCAAGTGGACTTACTACAATCAGAAGGGTTGGATGAGTCCGGTTGGATATTTGTACAAGGTCAAGCCCGGAGCATTGGTATTGGAAATTGATTCCGACCATGATGCCGAGCAAGTTATGGCAGCATTTCAAAAGCTCGAGCGTGTAAAAGATTTCGATTGGTCGGATCCAGACGTTGCTAGATATGGCACAAGATTCCAAATGCAATCCACGTTCCCATGGGACGAGGTTGTTAAACATTTTGATGCTGTACGCCACCGTAACATTGGATATGGGTCGCATGACAACGGATTTATGTATGGTTGGGATTGCGAATCGACGGGTTGGCTAGACACTAGTTTCTTACAGTTAGTTGGTGAAGTACCAATTTATTTTAATGACGACCAGGACGATTTATAATATGAAGATTAACGAAGTAGTAATCGATAATGATCGAGGTTGGGGGGCAGTGCCATACAATGGTGATGTTGCAACTGGTAGCAGACATTCAATGGGCTTTCCTGTTCTTATGAAGCCAAGTACCTTCTTGCGTTTAGCAGCACCGTTGGGCAATGACCCAAAGCCGGAAATTGTAGCTCATATTAAGAAGGGTGGAACAATTGGCGCTCCGTTCCTTGACATCAGAATTCCGTCCGAATGGGAGGAAGGCGACCTCTCAAAGCCTGCTATGATTGCTGGACACGAAGGACGCAATCGTGTTACTTCGGTACTAGCAGCCGAAGGTGATAAACCATTTGAAATGCATTTGTTTATGCGCGATGGACTCAAGCGCCGCGATATCACTCCCGAAATGCTAAAGCGTATGAATGAGCAATTGGTTGTTGAAAAATCAACCCGCGTACTCACTGGACCATTTTTTGAGGTAATGTACTAATGCGAGCCCAAGAATTTATCAATATTCCAATTGGCCGTAAGGGCCGCGCAACCACCGAAGCACCCGCATTATTGTATCACAATCTCCGAGGTCGATCAGTAGATCCATCCGGTATCAAAGGATATCAGCTAAGACCATCGGAAAAAGAACTCGAACAATTATTTGCTGAGCCAAGCCCAGATGGCTATGTGTGGCTTGCTCCAAAAGAAGGATACTTTGGATCCGACTACATTACGGTGGATGCAACAAAACTAGATCCAAATAATCTACGTTACACAGGACAATCAGAAGGATACTTACTACACAAAGGTAGCATTCCGGCATCGGCTATAATTTCTTAACCCGCGTTACTAATGTTTGCTTGCGACCCTTAAACTCATCTTGCTTTTTGATTGTGCCCTTGATGGTTAACTGATCACCCTTATCAAAGCCGGCCTTGGCACCACTGTTGAACCACGTGATAGCATTACCCTTCTCATCCTCCATGCGGACAAGTTGCGTGGTACCAAAGTTTGTATTGAGTAGCTTGGTATCAATGATGGTAACTTTGAGATTGGTAAACTTGTCACCATCATTACCAATCCATTCATTGGATTTCTTGGCCTGCTCTTTCTTTTGTTCACCGGCGTGGAGTGCGCGATAGTAGCACGGGAATACAGCAACGGCATATCCAATGTTGCGTGTTGATACTTGTGGCGCCTTAAGAATAACGTCCAAGTTATGCAAGAAGGTATTGTTGTCCTTCTCGGCTGGGGGTAATGCATTGAACCAATCGAGTGCATTCTTTACTGCCTTGTCATCCACAGCAGTGATGCCGTTCTTGGCAAGCTCGAGCCATTGCTTATCTTCGTCATCCATAGTCTTGGGGTCGTGGTTACCAAAGAATACCCACCATAGTGCCTGGCCGGTGCTTGGACGATAACTAAAATCGTCTACTGGATCCATGCGCTTCCTGTAACCAAACACACGAATCATTGCAGCCGCAGTCCGGAGCAATACATCACGTTCAACGGTTCTGTCTCTCTTATGACCTCGTATAGATCCTTCGCCCTCGGATTCGGCATCCTTGACAGCCTCTTGTACCAAGTTACGCAAGCTGAAGTAATAGAGCATGGCTTTTGGGTCGAGTCCACCCAAGAAGTCCGATAAGCAGTTACGCCCAATTTGGCGCAAGTTGCCCTTCTCGTCGGCAACAATAAACGTATCTATTCGTTGGCGAATTTTATGGCAATGATCGCAATAATCCGGACGGGCAGTATAAAACTTCTTGATGTTAGCATTTTCTTCGTATCCCGGGGCAGTACGGATAATGTTACCCCCGGCAGTGTGTTCAATTGTGGCGAGGAATTTGTAACCCTCAACTTTTGGGGCAGCACCTGCAATCTTAACTCTGTAATAGAGTTCTTTGACAGCAGATTTCTCACCCGGCTCAGATGGCACCTCTTTGTAAAATTCCTCTTCCTTTGTAAGAGTTACAGTTGGGGCACCAAGTTTTGCGGCTTTTTTGTTAATCTTATCGACTTTGGCCTGTAAAAGCGGCATTGCAGCAGCACTAATCTCGGCCGTATCGGAATAAGCAAATGTAGTTTCTTCTGCTGGGACTTCATCCTCGAGCAGTAGTCCAAATTCTATGAAGCGCATATCAAACCCTCTTATAGAAATATTTAGCTAAATAGTTAAAATTGAAGGGTGTATCTATGCGAGCAACAGAATTTCTAATCGAAGGTGGAAATGTTTGGAAGGGTCCCGATGTAACCCAAAGAATCAATAAAGCCGATGTTGCACCCACTGTTGCATGGCTTGAAAAGCTAACCGGATTACCACTTTTGGATAATATGCTTGGGACTACTGGTCGCAAAGAATCCAGCGGCGATTTGGATCTTGGGATTGATGTAGCCACCAGCAATAAAGAAGAACTAGCCACCAAACTTACAGCATGGGCTGTTAAGCACGACAAATCTGCACTTATTAAGAAATCAGGATCCAGCGTTCATTTTCGTACCCCAATCAAGGGTGACGGTAAGAACGGCTACGTGCAAACAGATTTCATGTTTCTTCCAAATCTCGGATTCTCAAAGTGGAGCATGGCAGCAGTGCCAAGCGCCTTTAAGGATGCCGACAAGCACAAGCTATTGAGCGCAGTTGCCAAGCATCATGGTCTCAAGTGGAGTTGGCTCAATGGCCTAAGTTCGCGCACAACCGGCAATCCATTAACCGGTGGTCAGGAACAAGACTATGTGGCCAAGACATTGCTGGGACCAAATGCTAAAGCCGACGATGTGTTGAGTGTTGAAAGCATTCTTGACAAGCTAAACGGCAATCCAGAAAAAGAAGAAATGATCAAGGATTGGAAAGAGGAGATGGAGAAAGAGGGTCACAAGATTGGTGACGAGCATCTCAAGGAAGTTAATCTCGAAGAAACATTGGCCCACCGCAATGGCAAGTGGTGCTTAGTAAGTCGCAAAGATCCAAGCAAGGTGCTGCAATACTATCATGGTTCGGGCCGCCCAAGTAAAGAATGGGTATCTAAGGTCGAGCGTCGTGTGCATTCGTTTAGCGAAGGCAAGGTATGAGACTCGACGAATTATTCCAGCCCGAGAAAGCGTACTATCTTAGTTGGCAAATACATGGCGGTTCTATATCCCAGATATCATATATTCACGCCAGAACAAAAGATGATCATGAACTTGCTATTGGCTTTTATCCCATCGGTACTGCTAGCGATAGGACGGTCAACATAGAATTTGATAGAAATGGAAAAACAAAGGTAACAAAACAAGGCGATGCAATTGCCATATTCGGTACAGTGTTATTGTCCGTCGAAATGTATCTAAAGGAAGTCGGTCATCCAAAGTTCCTTATATTCAGTGCGTCGGAAGAGAGTAGGAAGAGTTTATACGGTAAGTTGATAGACCGGTTTGCTTCAAAGTTTGGATACAGGCGGGTCAATCCAGCTGAATGTAACGACTTTCCAAAATTCCATATTTTCCCCGAGTTTGTGTTACGGCGTGTTACCAAGCCAGTTGGCGAAGGTGTTGGCCGCATCACCAAGACAAATAAAACAAAAGATGTTGGTTATGATCAGACTAGCATCGAAGCCAAGAAGTTTGGTAACTCGGTTACCAAAGATGGCTACCCTCCTTTATTGAGGATCAAAGAAATGAAAATTAACGAAGTAGAACGAGTTTCTAGTGTGAGTAAAGGCATCTATTGGCCAGATGCCCAAGATCTTGAAGATGAAGATTTTAAAAAGATATTCTCCTTTAAGAGTCACCTAAGAGATACTGTTGACGTATATTACAGCGTGCGCGATCACAAATTTGCCGGCAGCATCAATGGCCAGTCGTGCATTGAGGTATGTGGCCATATGCGAACATTCAAAGGTAAATTGGCTTCCTTTGAAATCTCAAGTCTAGACAGCATGAAACGTAACCGTGTTTGGGCATCGGAATTCTACAAGAATTTGATTATGAAACTGGGCCTTGTTTTGATTTCGGATCACTCACAAACGGCAGCAGGTGCTAGGGTATGGGATAGATTGGCCCACGATCCAGATCTAATCACGCAAACCATGAGATCGTTATACTCCAGAGACCAGATTAAGGCAGCGAAAAAACAAAACCATCAAGTTGTTGAACCTCCTCGAAGTAGCTGGGATGAACCGGCAACAATATCCAACATTCCGGCAAAGATATCAAAGCATGATTTAGTTAATGGGGATGATACCCAATATATCGCATACGCTCGTTCAAGACTCAAGGCAAAACCAAAGAAATGAAAATCAGTGAAGTAGCACTGAAGCTCTCCGATAACAATACACCGGCAAAGAAGTTTGTCGATGCAATGTACGCCAAATATCCATCCAATCCAATGAACAACAAAGAATTTGGAATGGTATACGATGAAGGACAATCGGTTGCATTGTTTGAGCTTACAACTAGTTTCAAAGGTCCCGATTGGGTCGAGATTAAATTTGTCCATGCATTTCCACAGGGAAAGGGTGTTGGCAAGCGTGGCATGATACAGTTGCAAAACGAAGCAAAGCAAGCCGGCATAAATCTAGAGCTATTTGCATGGGACAAGAGTAAGACACCGTTGAGTAAGCTCAAGAAGTTTTATATCTCTCTGGGATTCAAGGCAAGCAAGGGTGATGCGAGACAGTTTGCTTGGACATCTGGAGCTAAATAACTGATGCGAATAATCGAAGTCACCGAAGAACCGAATTTAATGAAGGCGTTTGCCGACTTTTTACCCCTGGCAATGAAAGAGTTGGGATTGACCAAGCTACCATCAATTGAACTTGAGATGAGGGTTTCCGACCCCAAACAACCAACGTTTGGTAAATTTGACAATAAGAAAGCAACTATATACCTTGGTGTCAAGAATAGACACCCACTCGATGTGCTGCGCACATTGGCCCATGAACTAGCACACTTTAAACAATGGCTTGAACAAGAGCTTGGGCCAAAGAGTGGTAAGACTGGAAGTCCCGAAGAGAACGATGCCCACGTTAAAGCCGGCGTTATTATGCGCCATTTTGATAAGGCATTCCCACACTACTTTGACGAGCGCCCAATCATCAAAGAGTCTGTTGGCAACGAAATTGTTAATAAGCTGGAAATAATTCAGCAAGAAGTACACGATGATCCAAGTAAAGCCGGACCAATTAAACTGAAACTTCAGGCGCTGTCGCGATGGGTTGATGCTTTACTCAAGAAACACGAGGAACCAATGACACCCGAACTTACTGAATCGCCGGAGACCGACGTTGATTCCGTTGACGCCATAACCCAAAAACTTATCCAGGACATTACGCAAGCATTGCCAGCATCGTCGCCGGAATATGCCGCCATAAGAAGCCGCATTGAACAGATTTTAATTGACGCTACAAAAGAAGCTCACGTTGCCGGTGTTGTTGCCGGTAAGAAAGCGGCTGTGGCCGAAGGTGATGCACTGACTGCATCCGTTAAAGAAATGCTGCATAAGTTTACACCAATTCCATCGGACAAGTTAGTCGATACGTATGTGGGTATTTTCCGAAGAAGAAAAATCGATACCGAAGATGCAATTGCATTTCTTAAAATTGCAGCCAACAAAGAAAAATCGATTATCGACATGAAGTCTCTTATTTCCAGTGGCAAAGGTAAAATTGATGATTTCGTTGATAGTGCGCAACAACCAGTGTTTGAAAAAGTCATTTCGGATTTTATCGAAGTACAGCCCGACACTAGTTCCGAAGTTGGTAAGGGTGAGCTAGCATTTATTCTGCTCGGTGACTTTACAATCAAGTTGAGTAAGGGCGACTTAATGATCAATGGTAAGAAATACGAAGTCAAGTCATCGGGACCATCGGGAACAGGACGCAGTGGATCTGTAATGGGTGCATCGGCATTGGTAACTGGCAAGGTAGCATGGCCAATGGTTAAGAACATATTGGAAGGTTACGGCTTCCGAGAGTTTTTCTACCCGGGTACGAAGGTTCCTCGCTTCAAGCTAACACAAAAGGGTCTTGCGGACTACAATAAAGAATTTGATCGTCTCGGTAAGAAACTCAGTAAGAAAGACCGAGCAAAACTATTAACCGACATGCTGTCGGTTCCATACAAGTGGGCAGTAGATGAAATATCACGCCCAATGGTATTGTCAAAGGTTGAATCAATGATTGATTCGGATGGACACATTGACACTAGCTATCGCGGTGACTTCATGAAGTATGTGGGTTACTTGGCAGCATATATGTACAGACAAGATGGAGAGGAAAGCGGTAAGGACCACTTCCTATTCTTTAACAGATATTCGAGAAGTTTTAGAGTATTTGCTGCGACACAATTTGAAAAGGAAATCCTCAAGCCAAACAGTGTCTTTTCGTTTGTTAACGGAGTGAACTGGAACAATGGGCAAGCCCGAGCATCGCCGGAATTCTATTTTGATACACCTAAGCAGGAAAAGAAGTAATGTCCGACGAACTAGATGACATTCGTAAACTTGCCGGCCTGGACCACTTTATACAAGGTGGTAAGAATGTTGACTGGAGCAAATGGACCGGAAGTAACCTAAGCATTACCGGAAACGAGAAAGGCAAGATTCAACGCGAGAAAAACATCAAGCCCGGTACGGAGCAATGGTTCAAACTTTGGTTCAGCCGTCCAGACTTGACCAAAGAAAATCCTGTTGGCGATGAACCACTTAAAACTGTTAACCAAAAAGCCGAAGATGACAAAGAGGATGATGACACTGACCAAGCCCTTAAGGACATGGTTGCTTCTATTAGCAACTTTTGGAAGAAATGAACGTCTCCAGATTCATAGACAAGAACATTCAATTCCACGATACACTCAACCCCGAAGTGTGGAATGGCACTGAACTGGATCATGAGGTTCGATACCACTTATTGCAAATAGCCGAAAAGTTTATTGAATCTTTGGAAATTGAAGATTTCCCACTAATGGACATTCAACTTACTGGATCAATGGCCAGCTATAACTACACACCATACAGCGACTTTGATGTCCATGTGGTTTATGACCACGACGACTTGGGCTTTGATGACAAGCTAGTTGAGCAACTATTTCAAGCCAAGAAGGCAATATGGAATGATCACTACCCAATAACCATCCACGGATATAGTGTTGAGCTATATGCCGAATCATCTAAGCATCCGCCAGTTAGCAATGGTACGTTTTCGATCATCGACAATGTGTGGCTTACCGAGCCAGTAAAAGAAAAACCAACAATCGATAACCATGCGGTTGCTGCAAAAACTAGAGATTTAATGGGATCAATTGATACAGTTGTTTCCCATGATGACATTGATGGAGCGGATTCGCTTCGTCAGAAGATTATTAAGATGCGTAAGTCCGGCATTGCCGAAGCCGGCATGTATGGTGCTGAAAATTTAGCATTCAAGATTCTTCGTAATCAAGGATTCCTTGCCAAGCTATCAAAGTTCATCAAGAATAAAACTACACAGGACCTAAGTCTACCACAATGATAACAATAACACAACTAGAACAAATGTTTCCACAGGCGAAGCAAGCAAATCTTGCATTGTATCTCGATGCGCTAAATTCAACAATGGATGCCAACAGCATCAACACTAAGAATCGCATTGCCGGCTTTCTAGCTCAATGCTGCCACGAAAGTGGAAATTTTAGTGCAGTGGTTGAAAACCTAAACTACTCGTCGGATGCATTGCATACGCTCTATCCAAAATACTTCCCATCTGTGGAAGTAGCCGATCAATATTCCCGCCAGCCACAAAAGATTGCCAATCACATGTACGCCAACAGAATGGGCAACGGTGACGAGGCATCGGGAGAAGGTTGGAAATTTAGGGGTCGTGGAATAATTCAAATTACCGGAAAGACCAATTATACTCTTTGCGGCACATCGTTGCAATTGGATTTAGTTACCAATCCAACGTTGCTCGAGACACCATTGGATGCCACACGGTCCGCAGGTTGGTATTGGACTTTGCACAACATTAATGCCGCAGCCGACGCCGACGACATTGTCCACATGACAAAGATTATCAACGGTGGTACTAACGGGCTCGATAATCGAACCAAGTTGTACAATCAGGCTAAGGCTGTTTTACCTTAACCTCTTCTTCCATTGCACGGATTGCGCGATCCACGGCACGTTCTAGCACCGCGTAACTTCCGCGTTTGGCTCGTTGTCGTTTAATAAAGGCGTAACGTATGATTCGTGTAAGTCGGTTCATTCTGTAAATATTTACAGAATAGACGGGCTTGTATCCCATCAGCAACACCTAGCCAACGTAACGGCAGTGGCTTTTGCGAGTCTCCCAAAGCTCTAGCGCAGTAACCGTAGCAACATCTCCAATAAACTCTTGGGCATATTGCTTTAGATACTTGCAAATGTTTTCGGATGTTGGAACAAAGTCCACCAACACAAAACTATTACGGTGCAGTTGCACATTTTCTTTAGCCGGAGACTTTACGCCCATAAGAGATGGCTGCAAGGCTCCTAGATTTTGAAAGTTGCCTTTACGGGTAATAATGGATTGTAGTGCTTGGGTATTTTGACCCAAATCGTCAGGAATACCCGTGATAAGAGAAAAGTTCGGATCGTTGATATCGATCATAAACTTGTGATCAAGTACGTTATCCACAAACTCCTTCATGAAGTTTAGATTCTTGAAGTCCGTGACCATTTGTGATTGGTCCAATGTGTCTGCACCCAGAAACACCTTGATAGTATAGGAATGACCATGGAGGTGGCGACAGGCGCACTCTGTACTGATACTTAGGTGGGGATGGTTTAGTTTTTGAGCCCAGACCCTGTGTCCGCCTTCCCAACTAAATTCTTTGTCTATGGTCCATTTATAACTCATTCTTCTCTCCTCTATTTATATCGAAGTTAAACTCTTTGTTAATTATAGCACATCTATTTAGATTTCGCAACCACCGGCCGCCGAACATGCTAGTTCTTGCGAGCCCTTGGTCATATCTGTTTCTTCCATAAACTTAGTCCAATCAATATCGGCTTTGAGTTCTGCTGATAGTTCTTCAAACTTCTCTTTGGTAATCTCTTCGTATGGCGCTTGGCGGTATGTTCCGTTATCGCGTGGGAGGAATGATACGCCCGATAGTGTGCTCATATTTTTGAACACCCAAGCTCCTACATCCATCCATTCATCATCACCAACGAACACTGTAATGGATGGCTTATGCTCGCACCAGGAATTTTGGTAAGTCTGCCATAGTTCAAGTTGCTTGATAGCCGTTACATCTTTGGTAACAACAGCACCTTCGGGTGCCTTTACTGGAAACGAGAATACCCAATTGGATTTGGCATAGAAATCTTCTTCGGCTTTGTAACCGTGCGAGATCATAAAGTTGGCCAATGGATCCTTCTTGTCCGCACGAACACGGCGAATATAATATTGGGCATAACGAGGATGAATACCCGAAGCCGAGTCAACTAGCTGGCTAACGGTATTGTGGACCACCCAACCATTAGCTAATTGATATGAATGTGTGTCGGCAACTTCGATATCTACTGTTAGTAGTGGTTGTGCTAGTTTCGTAATTTTTTTGATTCTCATTAAGTTTTCCTCTTTTTACAATTTTCAAAATGATGTAACGCCATTGCTCCGGGTTGTCCGGTTTTTTGACAGTATGGGCAGGTAACTGGTTTGTGCTGTGCCCGTCCTATTCTATATTCTTTATTCTCTAGTAAAAATTGTTCAACAGATTTTAGTTGTTGCTGTTTAGGAGAATACTTTATAGTATCAACTCCATTGGTTAGCCAAACAAACCCTTTGTTTTTTGGACCACCGCGTTTACCGAGCTTTCTCTGAATTTCTGGATTAGTGAATCCGCCTTTCTTACCACCCTTACTACTATTGATACGGTTCTGTTCTTTAGTTAGTCCGTGTATGCCGAGTTTATTATCTCGTTGCGTTACCCCTCCAATTTTCCCGGCAGCAGAAGCCCAGACTCGTCGCTCTTCTTTTGAGCGAAATATACCTATGCCTTCTTCGTATACTTTCTTTCCTCCTGCCTTCCCGCCTTCGCTTGATGATATCCTATGGGCCTCAGTGAAGTTATATCCTATCATATGATAGGCACATAAGTCTCTAAAATCACCATTTTTTTCGTATAATTTTAGATGCCGTTCTTTATGTTCTGCCGAAGTAACTATTTCTAAGTTTTCCAATACGTCTTGTCCGCCAGCATGGCGGGGAACAATATGATGTAATTCATAGCCTTCCGGAACATCGCCATAAGCATCTCTCCAGATTTTATGGCAATCTTTTCTATATTTTTGTTTAGGTTTGGACATAATTGTATTTATGTCAAACCAAGTGGGACTGTGCGTTTTAGTATGTAACAATGGTGTCATCCATTGATAATTCGTCGACCCGCACCCATCCACGGTGTGTCTTTACTTTGTGTTCGCCAGTGAACCGCCAGGTATTTCCAGTTTCATCTTCAATTTCATAAACCTCTGACATGCCATTAACATACAATTTTGTAATAGGTTGTAATTGATTATTTTCGTCGTATACAAACAATTCTTCAAAGTTCTTTGCCGAATGCCCTGCTGTGAGGAAAGTTCCTTGGTTATATTGTGTTAAATCGTATGCGAAATATTCGAATACTTCTTCTAGCGTCATGTTACCCTTTGAAGTTTTGATGACTGTATCTTTGTCCATACACCCCGAAGGTTTGACGCAAGTAATAGCAGCCGATTCTTCAACTCCCAATACTTTGGCAAATTCTTTATTGGTGCTAACGGCAGTTTCGCGCATAGACGACAACCAATTACCCAACACATCCTTTTGGTCATCAAATACCGATCCATTAAGAATCTTGTGATCCATAATACCGGTAAGGGAAACACCAAGCAACCGTTCTTCTTCGGTATTGTTCTTCCAACGCTTGTTGATATAACGGAAATCGGACAGTGTTGATTGTAGTGTTCCGAGAATGGTTGCAAGCCTTACCTTACGCTGCAAGCTCTCCAAATTGTCCTCTGCACGAACAACAACTTCCGATAGATTACAGAATTGGTACGGACGAAGAATAATTTCGGAACATGGGTTGGTACCATAATCCATCTTTGGATCTCGACGTCCATATTTGGCAGCAGCGGCTTGTGATGCTGCGCGAGAGAAGATACCACGTTCACCGGATCGCGACATATAGAGCGCAACCCATTCATTCATGAATGTTGCCATATCCGGTCGCTGTTCATATACTGCGCTATTATTCGCGAGTGCTCGTTGACCGTTTCCCGTCCACCATTCTCCTGACTTGGAATGTCGGATATAGTCATCATTAAGATCACTAAGAGAGATAAGAGCAGAGCGACGAACTCCGCCACACACAACAATATCAGCAATTTTACACACGATGTCATGACACTCCAATGTGGACAATTTGCGTCCACGGGCTTTGTTAAAAATGTTAAGGGTAAACTTCAAAAGATCGACCATCGGTTCTGGTCCGGATGCTCGACCACCAAATGTCTTTAAGCGTGCGCCAGCTGGGCGTAGTTTTGAAACGTCCCACTTCGCAATCTTACCGGAATACAGCAACGATACAAATTCACGGTATCCGGTTGCCCAACCAATCTTGCTATCCTTGAATACAATTGTTGTATCGGTATCATGCAGCTCGTCGGGTACTTCTTGTAGTTTGTTAGTATAACGTGATTCAACAGAGAATCCAACACCTGTTCCACAATTATGGACAACTGACCCATTTTCAAGCACAAAGTTATGTGTATCCTGTACTGTAATATCAAAATAATTTTGATTATCTTGAATTTTTTCTAATTTGGTAATTTTCATACAAATCTCCCTGTTGCCGATCTGGTTCTTGCCTTAGCCTGTTCACTTTTGATTCTGCGTTCTTCTTCGGTAGCAGTACATCCATATCTAGGATTATTTGATCCTAGATTTCGCAAACGCTGTGCTTCTCGGTATTTTTCAGTTTTTCTAGTCTCGTGTATTTTTATATGAGCCTTCTTAATTACTTCTGCTTGTTTTGTCCGATGTTCTTCGGTTCGCTCATAAGAATTTTCCCGAGCTTTTTGTTTTGCTTCTTCGGACCAAGTATTGCCCCCACCGTCCCCGCCATTTGAAGAATTATATCCGTTTTCTTTACTGTCTAATAAAACAATCCAATCCTTTTCCTTTTGTTTTGCTTCTTCTCTAGTATATGCGTAGTCAAGTATTTCGTTATTCCAACAGACTTCTCCGTGTTTTCTAATAGCACGATGAAAATGGGAGGAATACTTACCACTGTTGCTCCGTGCTTCGGCGAGGTGTTGGATAAACCTACCCCTTACGGTCTTGGACGTATAACCAACATAACTTTTTTGATTATTTGTGTTAGTGCTCTTGTATACTACAAATTTCGGAGCTATTAGATCATCGTCGACGGTAAGATTGCCGGCCTCTATCCAACCACGATTTTCAGTCAACCATTTATGATTTGATGTACACAAAATCTCTTGACCATTTTCTAATGTTATTTTCACTTTTTCTAAATGGGCGGATGGTGTTTCTACTACATTAGTAATAGGACGCCAGACAAAGTTTTTTGTTACTTCGTTATACGATAACACTTCGTCTCCAATCTGCATAGATGATATAGCAACCGGACCATTTCGGGTTTTGACAAGTGTATCGGGATGAAAACACATCAAGATGTACATGATCTCGTCAAACGACTTTGAATTGTCAACGGCGATATACGAGCAATTGTATCCGGCTACTTGGTCCTTCTCTAGTGCAGGTCCAGCTGTCATTAAGCATCGCATTGATGGCATGACTTCCAAATTCAATATAGCGGTTCTTAACTCTTCCCACGGTACCTTCTTACCATTTTGAACTTTATTCTGGAAAAACGTAATGTATCTGTCCACCGTCTCTTCCCACGTTTCTCGACGCCCTAAAGCATCGTTAAAACGGGCGTATCTGCTAATATGAATGAAATCTTGGTATAATGAAGGTAGGGTAGTTGACATGGACTTGAAATCTCCTGGTTATCGTGTCTTTTCTTTTACTTAACTGTCACGGCAGCGCAACGGTATATTACTTAGTCTAGAAGCAAAATAACCCCAAGAATTCGACAGGAAAAGCTAAATACATTATCGTAAATTACGACTTATGCAGTAACCCGCTGCGTAGATCTTAGAACGATTAACACAGGAGATAAACAAATGGGAAGACCAATCAAGGATTCGTTCTTTGGCGCCCTCACTGGCCCGGGACAAACAATCAAAGTAACATTCAATACAGGTGGTGTATCATATACCGGTTATATCGTGCGAGCACGCGGCACACGCAAGTTCTTAGTACACGATCAATCCAGTGCTGTTACAGCAGTCTGCCGTTTAGTAAACACCTCGCCGTCAAATGACGGTGAAATGACTCTTAAGGTTTCTCCACATGCTGGTGGTACAGAGTGGGCAAGAAAGATCACAATGAACTACGTCTACACTTGGACATCGGATAACAAGTACAAGTGGTACGTTACTGGCGCCTCAACAACGTTGAATAGCGAAGCTAACATCGAAACAGCATAATAGGAGATTACGAACATGGGAAGACCGATTAAAAAGAAATTCTTTGGTGACTTGGTAACTGCTGGACAGCAGATTCAAGTTACATACCGTACAGGTGGTGTAAATTACACCGGGTACATTGTTCGCGCACGCGGCGAACGTAAGTTTTTGGTAACTGATGGAACACACCCGGCAGTTTGCTTGCTTGTTGGTGCTACACCTGCTAACGATGGTGAAATGACCCTTAAGGTATTTCCTTATGGTTCAGGACAATCGGGTTCGGGCGCAACTGGTGCAGCACGCTTCACAGCCAATGCTGTAACAAGCATCGGCACAAGTGGAACAGGTGGTAGCTATGACATCAATGATCAATTAACATTATCCGGTGCAACTGGCACCAGCACAGTGTTTAGCGTCACAAGCGTTAAGGCTCGTACAGCAGTATTGGCATCGGGTGCGGGTACAGCAGGTTGGACAACTGGTGACACTGTTACTATTACAAATGCCGGTGGTACCGATACAGTCATCGTAGTTACAGCAGCAGCAGGTGCAGTTACCGGTGTGCAGTCGATTAGCAATGCAGGCATTCGCTTCACAGCAATTCCAGCTAACCCAGTCTCACCAAGCAGTCACAGCGGCCCCGGAACAGGTACACCGACGTTTACATTCACATGGGGTGTAAATGGTGTCACCATTCTAACAGCAGGTGCAATGACAGTTACACCAGCAAACCCAGCAGCAACAGCAACCACGTCGGCAACTGGCACGGGCGCAACATTGAACATCACTAGCTATGGAGTTGGTAGTGTGGTAATGAGCGCAAACGGTCAGGACTACTTGGGTGCATACGTTACCTTTGGTGGTGGTTCGCCAGCAACAGGTAATCCAATAATCGTAGCAGGCTCGATCACAGGTGCTACAATACTAACGCCAGGTACATATGCTCCGGCAGCAGCTCTACCATCAGTATTGTTTGCTCCATCGGGGACAGGTGCCACGGAATATGCAAGAAAGTTGACCACAAACTTTGTCTACACCTACACGGCAGACGACAAGTACAAGTGGTATGTACAGACAACATATCCATTGCAACCCGGCGAAGCGTTACTCGAAACCGCTTAATAAGAGCGTACACTGCGGGGCTAATCACCCCGCAGTTTAATTAAAGGATTAGAACATGGCAAAGAAACAAGGATTACTCGAAGAAGTACTTGACGAGCATTACGGATCACATCTAGATACACCATCTGATGATCCACACTACTCGCGCCTCTCGGTTAACCGGGATAAGAAGGCATCGGGTGAGCACGCTATTAAGTCAATCTTGCACAATCTCAAGAAAGGACTTATCTCACAGGCAACAGCCGACCGCCAATTGAAGGCACAGGGCCATCCGGGTGTCGGCGATGCAATGGTTGATGAAACTGAAAATTGGGACGATCATTTTGATAACGACACCGAAGCAAACACCGGGGTACCAGTGAAGTCTGGACCAACTATTAACGGCAAGCAAGTTGACGACTCATCTGTTGAAGTTGATGGGGTTGATATGAAAGATTATCCCGATTTTTGCGATGCATATATTTCCCATGCCCTCTTCACTGATGGCACACCATTAACAGACGAAGAACTTAACGAACTTAGTGATGATGGTGAGTATGTGTATTCGAAAGTAGAAGCACAGTTGTACGAAGGTAAGAATGTCAAATTGGACGTTGAATCACTCAAAGTTCTATCGGGACAAAAGAAACCACAATGAGATCGACAATATTCGAAGAGAATGTTATACTAAAGACTGACCCCACTAATCCGGACAATTCAACTGTTCGGGTTCTTGGTGGGGCAGGATCTTACAGCCTTAAGATGCTCAAACTTAAGGCCCGTAAAGAAGCATTGCAGTTGGCCCGAGATTTAGAAGCTCAGACCGATGATGCGTACAAGGCCGCGGCGTATAACATTCGTCAGTTAAAGAACACACTCGACACTGTTGCAGCCGCAATTGAACAGTTGAGGACCAATGAAAACGAGTGAGATAACTTATCGGGCCGCCGGGTGTATCATTCTTTCGACAATTACCAATAGAATTTGTTTGTGCAAGCGCAGTGAATTTATGCGCTATCCGGGAACATGGAGTACCTGGGGCGGTAATATGGATCCAGATGAAACGCCAAAGCAAACCGTGTATCGAGAAGTCCTTGAAGAAACAGGATTTAGCGGAATCGATAAACTAACACCGTTGCTCGTATACAGGGATGATCACAATAGTTTTGTTTACCATAATTTTCTGGCTATAATCAATCACGAATTTACCCCGATGCTCGATTTGTATGAATCCGAGGCTCATATGTGGGTTGATTGGGGACAATGGCCCAAACCATTACACCCCGGCTTAGCTAGATTGCTTGGAGACAAAAATTCAGTTTCGACAATCCTACGGTATATGCGCTAAATACAATATGGAATTAGAGTTTCTACAACAGCTAGATGAAGGACGGGCACTAAGCCGTGAGGGTCAACTATATAAAGTTACTCCCGCCGAAGTTATGCGTTTACTTTTCCTCGAGCTTGGCGCTGCATTAATGTTCCAGCATGAATCAACAGCAAGGGATTACGCAGCCAAAACATTATCCAGTGGGTCTTTTGACAGCTGGCGTATGTTTGGAACAGATTTGTACAATTCTGCAACCGCACTAAACTCGTCAAATTATCGCAGCAAATTAAAGATTAGTAGAGGCACAATAAACGTCACCTTACTACAGAAGCTCCTAAGAGATATTAGCAATGGGCGCGGTCAAGCCGGTGACTATGCTAAGTTTACAATGGATGCTCAACGTAGTTTTGACATTAGTGATTCGTTGCTTACCGGATTACGTCGTCGCATTGGTGACTATGAAGCATTGTCACCATCACAACGCGAACAGTTAATGGGAGATATGGCACGATATTACGCGCCATTTGGAGCCAGCGGTGATATGCTAGATGTAGCAAAAACCAAGGGCAAGAGCGGGGCCACACGTGGTTTCCTGGGTTGGGCACTTAAAGTTGGTGCGCTAGCTTGGGCAAGCTACGAATTGGGCAAAAGGATGGCAAAATAACCCATATTTTGACGTCCGGACTAAATACAATTACGAACTCGGAGAGATCCGGGTCGCATTATACTAGGAGATTAAGATTATGGCAACAGCACCAGGCACACCAAAGGTACATCCAGTAACAACCGTTACTAGCACAAACCTTCAGGGTGCATCACTACAGTTTTTCACAGTTGGTTACGCCGGTACAACCGGTACCCAGGACCTAACATTGGCAGACGGCCCATATGACGCACAGCAATCAGTCCTCAAGACAATTGAGCAGACTGTAACACTTTCGTACATTGGTCCATTGTTCAACGTTGGTGGATTTGCTGGTTCGGTAACCGGTCAGAGCTTTGCAGTAGAAAGCCTCGGCGGATCCGGAGCACTTGACACAAGCGCATTGCAAACAGCAATTCGTGCATTGGGTTACACTGGTTCGAACACACCAGTTGACTTGTCGCTTGCGACTGTCACAGCCAAGACATTCCAGCTCGCCTAATAAGCGACTTGATGTTGAAGAACTAAAGAAAGGGTCGAAAGGCCCTTTCTTTTTGGGTGACCAACGTACAGTCATAGATAGTGTATGCTCGTAAAAATAACAACCACATTTACCTTAGATCCATCGACCCCACACGGAAGAAAGAATCTAAATCTCCTATTAATAGCTGCCGGACTTCGAAGTCAAATTGAAGTTAAATCCATAACAGCAGTTGATGCAAATTGGGAGGTTGTATTACTTCTCGAACGTCCAGAATATTGGGGGGATGATTTAGAATTTTTGAAACACGATCTTGCATCATTAGTGATCTTCCACAATAGTGAACCAACTGATGCGTCATTGCTCCTAAAACTGGAACCAATCGTATAAATAACATAGGATGACACACTTGTTTAAGGAGCAACTATGGCACAAGATCGCGCTTTTACAGCGGATATCGAGCGCGAAAACTTAGAAGCTCATGTTGAGATGGCGCACGAGCGGTCTCGTCGAATGAATGATAGGCTAGAAGCAGTTGATGAAAAAATCGATACCTTGGCAACCAAAGTTGATCGCAAGGATTCCGAAATAGCTTCTGAGCTCAAGTTAATGCGTGAAGAACATCTTCGCGAAATTAGAGAGATGCGCGAAGAGACTTCCAAAGAAAACAGGGCGTTAAAAACTGCCGTTATTACTAGTACCGCAACCGTTGTGGTTGGGCTTTTGGGCCTGCTCACTATGATTATCACCAAACTTGGCCCGGCCATATCCAAATTAGGACTGCTATGAAACTATTTGAGGTTACTGACGGTATTACCCTTTTCCTGTCCAACGAAGAAAAGCACCTATTGAAAAAGTTGAAAGATGGTGTCTCGAAGGATAAATTAAACGAGAGAGAAAAAGAAGTTATCCTTCGCCGCCTACAACAAAAAGGTTTGGTCCAATGAGTAAAGTTGCCGCCGTTAAGCTGATTATGGATAAATTGGATTTGGTTGATTATCTAGAAGATACAGCCAGATACATCAAAGTGGGTCCATTCAAGATCGAATCAGCTGGCGATAATACTTGGGAAATAATCGGACCCAATGTATCTATTTGGCTTAGTACCAGAATGGGTGCTATGGGTTATGCCAAATGCTTAACAAACGATTCTCCTTGGATGGCGGATAAGATATTAACCTTAGATCATGCAGTTGGATTGGCACATAATCATATGCAATCTGTTGCACAGGCCTCACGGCTAAATGAATCTCTCGGGGCAAAGAGGCAACAAGCCGAAGATCGTTACAAGGAGGCAATGCGTCAGTTATCGAAGGCTGTTTTCGCATTGTTTTAATATGGGATTATTAACAGGTGTTATAGTACCACCCTGGGCTAAATGGGTGGCAGTGGCGCTGCTGACAGCAGCTATTATTGGTGGATTGTATTATTGGGGGTATCATAACGGTACTGCCGAGGGGAAGTTACAGGTTGCCCAATTTAAGTCTAAAGCCGACGATTTACAAATTGCGCTGGACAAGGAAAAAACCAACATAAAAGAACGGGTAGTAACCCAATATGTTGATAAGATCGTAACTGTTGAAAAACACCGAACAGTATATGTGCAACAAGCCACGCAGGTTGTCCCGGCACAGCACGAATTATCGAATGGTTGGGTATATCTCTACAATTCCAGTGCTTTGGGTAAAGATGCCGATCAAACATTGGCTGCTGATCCCACCTCATCGGGTGTAATGGATAATACGGGATTGGTAACTATAGTCGATAATAACTCGAGTTGCCGTGCAAACATTGCTCAGATTGAATCTATGCAAAGTTACCTGGTACAATTAAAGGCAACAATTATCAAGCTCAATGCAGCTATTGCAGGATCCAAAAAATGAAATACATAATCGCATTAATTTTACTACTTGGATTAACTGGCTGTCAGCCAAAACCATTGCTTATCCCGCAGGCAACATTACCCGAAGAGCCGGAGATTTTGATGCGCCCGCCACTTGAATTAAAGCCAATACCGTTGCCACCGCCAAAGGCGCCAGTCGACGACAAAAAGCCAAATTGAGCTAAATACATTATATTTGAGGATTACCGTCAATGGCCAAGTCAATTAAAACATTACTAGAAGGCGAGCTAGAAAAAGCCCAACTCGCCCTTGCAGCACGCGATCTTGTTGATCAACTGCTCACAATGGTGCAGGATTTAACCAAGCTCAAGGTTGAAGACCTCCCGGCCCTAAAGGAAAGCATTCGCGGAGCAATGGACAATGAAACTGCTGATCATTTCGTCAGCACAGTTGATCCCGCACTCGATGCTGCCATCCAAGCAGTCAACCAAGCACAGACGCAAGTTGACCAGGCAGCACTTGCTATTGCCGGTGATGCAGCAATGCCAATGTCGACCCCAGATAATATGGGCGTACCGGTTGGTGATAACATTCCGGATTTGGGTGATGAAGAAGCACCAGCAGCCGATACAGCCGCCGGCGGTGATGAGCCACTTGGTCGTGGTAAGCGCGAATCCCGCATTAACCGAATGAAGGCCATGATGGAATCGTTGGAGCGCAAGATTGCAGCAACCAAGAAAGCCAATCGAGTAACCGAAGCCAAGAAGTCATCCAAGAAGAAGGTTAAGGAAGAGACCGATTCAGAAAAGCTCTCCAGGAAAGCAGATCGTAATTGTGAAAAGCATGGTAAGTGGAACCTTATCAAAGATGGTCATGCTTGCCCAAAGTGTGTCATTGCCAGAAAGAAAGAAAAGCTAGCAAAGTCGAAGAAATAAAATGCGACTAGACGAGCTGATCCAAGATCCAATGGTGGCCAAACTTAAGAACGCCATTGATGTGATGCTAGTGCGCAGTAAGACGATTGGTAAACCATATCATATCTCTTACGACCAACTAGCCCACCTTGTTAATTTCCGTGGCACAATATCCAAGGCCGATATTGAAGCAGCAATGAACAATGACCCAACATTGGCCTCCGAGATATCGGATTTAGATGATACCGGAATCGTAGTCGATTCGGCACACGCATCCGAAGCCCCGGCACCAAGTGACGACATGTCCGACTTGGGCGATCTTGGAGACTTGGGCTTAGATACCCCACCGGATACTTCCGGTGCACCAGTATCGCCAACCGACATATCGGCACCACCGATGGATAGCACTGACGTTGATGCCGTTGACAGCGACGAAGATAAAGAACAAGTAAAGAGAATTGATACCGTACAGAAGATGGCCGACCGTGCAGCCAAGAGGAGAGGGCTATGAGTTTCCCAACTGCATCACAAGCCCGTAGTCAAGCCGGCGACACTTCCGTAGTATTAAGCGAGATTCAAGCAATTGAAACAGCGGTACTAGCATCAGTCCAAGCCGGTGCATATGTTAATGCGGGCATTGGTGGCGAAACAACAATGACCGGGACCTCACAAACAGAACCCACTTGGGAAATTAGTGGTTCACCAACAGTTGCCGGCTCCGGACCGTTTTTGGTTACGTTTCCACTACCATTACCACAATTGATTGCCCCCGATGTACACGGCACGTATCATGTCGAGGGTTCGGCATCGACAGGATTCAACGTTACTGGCCTCGCAGCATATGCAACCACTACTACAAGCATCACACTTATCTACCCAACCACACCCGGCACATTTCAACTTGCCGATCCATTTATGGTAGCAGCCACATACACTGAAGCACAGATGTATTATAGAGTTTGGCAGGGATTGGTAACTGACGAAACTCGTGCAGCCGGTATGCAGGCTGTGTTGGATAATTTCAATCAGCTCGGATATGGTATTAAGCGAGTCACAAATGCACTCACCGGTAATACTTTTCTCTGGTACGCTACCTGGTAACTATCAACTGTTGATAATTTAAAGGTTGACATTCGTTTCAACCTATGCTATTATATGTTTTCTGAAAAGGATGATTAATGATTACGAAGCCGTATGAATACAAGCTCTTGGAAAAAGTCACGATTAATGGAACGCGCTATTACCACACTCCGGATAAGGTTGCTCTTCCAAGTGTAACTACAATTTTGGACAAGACTGCCGATAAGAAAGCATTGGTTGAATGGCGTAAGCGAGTCGGCGACCAAGAAGCCACACGCATTACCAAAGAGGCCGGGGGACGCGGTACTACAATGCACAAATATATTGAGCGTTGGCTCCTTAATGAGGAGAAAGAACCCGGTACAAATCTAGTTCATCAGCAAGCATTTAAAATGTCGCGCATCATTATCGAGGGTGCGTTAAAGCCAAATCTTAAGGAAGCATGGGGTACAGAACTCAGTCTTTACTATCCCGAACTGTATGCCGGAACAACGGATTTGGTCGGCATATGGGACAAGGATTCGGCAATCATTGACTTCAAGCAAAGTAACAAGCCCAAAAAGAGAGAATGGATCGAGGGATACTTTTGCCAATTATGTGCGTATGCAGTGGCCCATAACGAAATGTACGGTACCGATATTAATCAGGGTGTGGTATTGGTGTGTACACCCGAGCTAAAACTACAGATTTTCGAGATTAAGGGTAAGGAATTTGACCATTGGACATCCGAATGGTGGAAAAAAGTGGACAAATACTACAAAGAGCACCACTAGCGGAAACGTGCCCCGACGCTAAATACTACGTCAGGAGGCACAAACATTGTCAGTAACGAACATCACACGGCTTCAAGTACGCCGCGGTAATAAAGCAGATCTTCCACAGCTATCGAGCGCCGAACTTGGTTGGGCAATCGATTCCCAGAAGCTCTATATCGGCAATGGAGATTTGTCCGAGGGCGCTCCCGAGGTTGGTAACACAGAGGTGCTTACCCAACATTCGGACCTCCTCGATCTTCACACGTACATATTGACCGGTGGATTGAGTGGTCCCCTTGTTGATTTTTCATTTGCTGTAGCAGTAACACATTATCAGGAAATACGATACAGCCTTACCCGAGATACAGATACACGCTGTGGCCAACTCCGATTGGCAGCATCGTCAACTGGGGTCAACATGTTCGAAGATTTCAATTTCACCGGCAGTGATTGTGGTCTTGCCTTTTCGGCAGCACTGAATAACATATCGCAAATCGTAACTATATCATATGCCCTTACTGGGGGTTCTTCGGCAACTCTTAAAATGACACAAACGGTATTCTAATGAAAATTAAAGAACTTTTGGAAACAGCAAGTAGCGGCAGTTCTAGTGCCGGTGGCATTGCTTCGGTATCCGGCGGTATTGGACCGATCCAAACACGGGCAGTTGATGCAGCAACTTCGGATGTTGGCTTTTTTACGGGCAAGCCAAACAAGTCGGCTAAATTAAAGAGCAAGCGGAGAAAATAATGCTCATTAATAAAAATTCAGCGCATCCTCAAAAGGATGAGATTACGGTAGTGAAACTAACTTCGGGTGAAGAAATCATCGCAACAGTTTCGGATATAAATGAAATCCATATTAGTCTATATCGTCCATGCACTCTTGGAATTGGCCAAGGTGGTCATCCGGTGATGAACAAGTGGATGGTATTTGCCGATAAGGACAAACCAGTAGAAATCAAGACATCGAGTATTGTTGCTTTTGCCACACCCGATTCGGATATGGCAGCACATTACACAACATTGACCAGTAACATTGTTACGGCCCCGGCGGGATTGGTAACGAGATAAGAGGCGCAGCGAATGGTAGCAAAAAAGCAACCCAAACGCCGCCCAACATTAACAGTTCGAATAACAGACGATTTCAGAATCAACCTTTCCAAAAAGTATTGGTTTATTGAAGTCGAAAATTATTTCTGGTCACAGTTCGCATCCAAGCACTACAAGAACATAACCTTCCGCGAATGGTTTGATTTTCAACTTGAACCATTGAAGAAGTCTATGGTGGTACATGTATACCCAAGAAAGAAGCCCGACAAGGGTAAGGAGAATACCTTCTTTGCCTTTGGGGGGTGGTACGATTCGATTGCCGACCGAAAGAGAAAGAAACCTATTCGTGTGCATATTTGGTTTTGGCGTAAACCACATTATTCGAGATTGGGCGTTAAAGAACGCTTTGTGAACCTGCTAATTAAAACTGTGGTACATGAACTAAACCATGCCAAGCAAAGTCGCACAAGAAATTATCATCTAACTAATTGGAGCGGCGACTATTACAAGAATCCAGATGAAATCGATAGCTATGCATTGAACTCGGCACAAAGTCTAGTTGCACGGTTTGGCGTCGATGGTGCCAGGAATCGTGCTAAAAAGTTCAAGACTACAGATAGCCATTGCAGCGAATTTAAGGATTACTTTTCAATGAAGGATGAGGGTGTGCGGCAGAACTTTATTAAAAAGGTTTTGAAGTACATTGGCATCTACGAGAGTTATGAAAGCGAATTTGGAACGGACAACCTCCTATGCTATCGAATTAAAAGGCATGCTGCCCATTCAAGACGACACATTAAAAAGCAATCTCAAACCTAAAACGTTCGATAAATACGTGACAAGGTAAAATTATGTTATTTGGAATACTACTATTATTGGTAGCGTTAGCTATCTCCGCAGTTGGGGTATTTTACTCAATCTCCGGTTTAACCGCAATCTTTGCTGGTGCCGCAGTGCCCATCATTATTATGGGTGCAGCATTGGAATTAGGCAAGATTAGCGCAATTCTTTGGATACACAAATATTGGAAACGCGCCAGTCTCCAATTTAAATTGTATTTGATTCCCGCAGTATTGGTATTGATGCTAATCACATCAATGGGTATTTACGGCTTTTTAGCCAAGGCACATTTGTCCCAAACTGCACCAGCTGGTGACGCTGCGGCCCAAGTTCAAATTATTGACGAGCGTATCGCAACCGAACGCGGTAACATCGAAGCCGACAAAAAAGCGGTTGCACAGTTGGATGCACAAGTGGATCAAATGCTTGGTCGTACAGATGACGCAAATGGTGCTGCTAAGGCCATACAGATACGTCGTAGCCAAGCGAAGGAGAGAAAGGCTCTTCAAGACGAGATTACAGAATCTCAGAAAAAGATAGTGTCGTTCCAAGACGAACGCGCCCCGTTAGCAGCAGAATCTCGCAAGATCGAAGCAGATGTTGGGCCCATCAAATATGTGGCTGCTCTGCTGTACGGCGATAACCCCGATAGCAATCTATTGGAGAGAGCAGTCCGTTGGGTTATCATAATTTTGGTGTTGGTGTTTGATCCATTGGCGCTTGTCTTAATATTGGCTGCACAGCAAACAATGACATGGGCCCGAGAGGACAAGCTCAAAAGGATAGACCCCACTCCCGAGGAGAATCTAGAGAAGGAAGCAGCCGCTGTTCGGCAATATGGGTTTGACAAGCAAGACTTAGTTGAGGTCGCCACACCCGAACCAGTGTATCCGGCCGATATGGTTGAGATGCCAGTAATACCACCACGGCATATACCCGATAGTTTGGCATGGGACGAATCCACAAAAGATTGGCGTAAGATTCCTGCCGAACCAGTTGTTGAACAGCAACCCGATAAAACGGAATGGGTAGCTGACATTGCTAAACGTGTGAATAGAGTAGCTCCGGGCTACAAGAGAATCGATGGTAAAGTGATGAGCGAGGCTGCACTCAAAGGCCAAACTAACATACCGTTACCGAGAATCAAGGAATTGGTTGAGAAGCTCAAGAGAGATGAGATTACAGTAGAAAGCCTGACATGGATAGAGTGTGACGCAATACAGGAATACCTAGAACATGATCAGTCTGTTGACAAATCCTAATATATCGTACACAGGATTTCGGTTGGCGATGTTAAATGCCAAACCCGAAACACAATCGAAGATTACATCGTTTGTGTCGGAACTTGATACCGGTATCAATGTTGCTCTGTACGATCTAAGATTAGCTGATAAAGATACGCATTATACTCTAGCGGCAATTATGTCGTCGGATCTTGTTATCTATGAACGCCCCGATATGCATACATGGCTCACGGGTTTCATAGTCGCACTTCCACATTGTTATTATTTAGAGTATGACGCAGCCACAGTAAATACCTTGTACGAAATCTCTCTAAGGCAGATCGACGAGACAGAACTAACTGGGATAATTGAACATGCAATACAAAGAAAGTACAGTCAAACATTGCAGCTTCTGCCAGCGCAATCAAAACGAAGTACATAAGTTAATTGTTGGGACCGAGGTTGCTATATGCGATATTTGCTTTGAATCAATCAAGGACCTATTGGCCAAGGACACGCCGAGACCCAAGATAAAGAAAGCAAAAGCTAAGGTTCCATCGCCGAGAGAAATCAAGGAACACCTTGACAATATTGTTATCGGCCAGGATCATGCAAAGATTGCTCTGAGTGTGGCTGTACATAATCATTACAAGCGACTCAATAATAAACAATCAAAGGCCAACGTTCAGATTCAAAAGAGCAATGTGCTCGTACTTGGACCAACTGGCAGTGGCAAGACACTAATGGTCAAGGCCATCGCCGAGTTGCTAAATGTGCCTATTGTGGTCGGAGATGCAACTACAATTACACAAGCCGGCTATGTTGGCGATGATGTTGAATCACTATTGAGTAAGCTGATACAATCGGCCAAGGGTGATATTGATCTTGCCGAACATGGCATTGTGTTTATCGACGAGATTGACAAGATTGCTCGCATGGGAGACAGTGCAATAGTATCCCGCGACATTAGCGGTGAGGGTGTACAACAAGCACTACTCAAGATGATCGAAGGACACGTTATGTCCGTCCCCACCGAACCAAACAAAAAATTGGGAATGGTTGAAACTATTGAAATGGATACTACGCATATCCTATTTGTATGCAGTGGTGCATTTGTTGGATTGGACAAGATACTCGAATCTCGGGCATCCGGTACATCGGGGATTGGATTCTCTGCTGATGTAAGCAAGAAGAAGGCAAACTTGAAGGATGTCACAGATCGAGATTTGGTCAAATATGGCATCATTCCAGAATTGATTGGGCGCTTGCCAATCCTTACAACCACCGAAGCACTCACCAAGGATCAACTGGTCCAGATTCTAACAGAACCAAAAGACAGTCTGACCAAACAATACCAAGAGCTCTTCCTACCAATCAAACTCAAGTTTGAAAATCTCGCATTGGAAGCCATTGCTGAATCGGCTATAAAAATGGGGACGGGCGCACGCAGTCTTAGAAGTATTCTGGACAAGAAATTGAACCCGTTGCAATTCCACTTGAGCCAAAAAAATATGCAAGGGGTGAGCTCGGTTACGATAACTAAAGAGTATGTGGAGAAAGATGGTACACAACCATCTGTTAAGTTTAGAAGAATCAAAAAGAAAGGAAGTAGAAATGAGAGTTAGACACCAGTCAATTATTAGTGGCCTTCGTGTAGATATTGAAGGCGACAATTTTGAGAAGATGCTGCGCAAGTTTAAGAAGAAGGTCGAGAACGATGGAAAATTGGACACGCTCGACGCCAAACGCGAATATGTGAAACCAAGTGTAAAGGCAAGATTGGCTAAGCAACGAGCCATTGCCAAAACCAAAAGAGAGAACAATCCAAAATTGTCTGTTCCAAAAAAGATACCAAAGAAAGTTGACAAGAAGTAAAGTATAGTGTATAAATATGTGTAGTGCTGGGAAGGTCCCAGTGCTACACGGAACGCCCAATTCGGGGTTCCAAACTACTCGCTTATTAAAGGAGAAATTTATGAATACAGCAGTACGACTCTATGATCCATTTTCACGCCTCACAGTCGGTTTTGACGAATTGTTTGACGTGATTGACAGGGCAGCAAACCAACCAAAGTATCCCCCATACGATATCGAAAAGCTCGAGAACGATGGGCGTAAGATTACATTGGCCGTTGCTGGATTTAGTCCCGATGACATCAATGTGGTTGTCGAAAACAACCAGCTTACTATTTCAGCTGAAACAGTGGCCGATGAATCAAAGGAATATATCCACAAGGGTATTGCTACTCGCAGCTTCCGACTAAGTTGGCAATTGGAGCAACATTACGAAGTGGCATCGGCTACTTGTGATAATGGGCTTCTCACTGTAAACTTGGAACGCAAGGTACCGGAAGAGTTAAAGCCCCGCCGCATTGCTATTACCCGCGGCTAAGTAAGGACCCATCATGTCAGACGTTGCAGTAAAATCAAAGTCCACGACCAAGAGCACAACTAAGAATACGCTCAAGGCCGAGGAGCCAAAAAAGTTCAATGTTGTTTTCATGAACGACAACTTTACTCCAATGGATTTTGTAATCCAATTATTGCAAGCACAATTTGGGCATGTACCCGAACGTGCGTTTGAGATCATGATGGAAGTCCACGAACGAGGATCGGGTGTGGCTGCTACTCTACATTTCGAACTTGCCGAGCAAAAGGCGCTCGAATGCACTTATATTTCTCGGCAGAATGGTCATCCACTAGAAGTGAAAGTTAAACCCGCCTGATCCTCGGGCGTTAAAGGAGATTTATGCAACATGTAAATTATTGGTCGTGTAGTTCTTTCGCAGATTGGCTGCGCGGAACAAGTAAACCCGAAGCCGAAACAATGGAAGGCTGGGATATCTGGAAGAAGGATGCCAAGAAAAAGCACCCATTCCGTTTTTGGCTTGCCGACGACGGCCTGGGCAAGCTACAAGATATTGTCGGGTGGCTTCCCGATCAGTTTAATAAGGTTCGTTACTATTGCAACAACCGGTTCGTATCCAAGACCCATTTTATGAAGACCGGCCTCGAACCGGGACAATGGCACGAATTTGAAACTCGATTAATGCACGGTATGTTCAACGAGCTTGTGGAGTTTGTTGAAATCGAATGTGCATGGATGAACGTTGTCTGGGACAAAGAAGCAGCAAAGAAATTTGAACGCCCGTGGTGGCGCAAGTGGTACCGCGCCTGGCGCAGTCCTGATTCTGGTCTAGCCTATTTCGACTGGTCATCCAAACTCGTATACGATGAGAACAGTGGTATTGAAAAGGGACACAAGCTCTACGGCAAGCTAACCCCACAAGCCATTGCAGCCAAGGAAACTATTGAACTCTACAACTGGTGGAAGAACGTGTATCCAAATCGCCCGGATGTCTTTGATGTAACCGGATGGTCGGCACACTGTGATTCGAAGGAAAGTATGTGGACCGAAGAGAAGACCGCGGCCGGGAAGAAGAAAGTCAAGAAGATGCTTGCCGATATTCGCAAGCTCGAAGATCAATACAACGACGAAGATACTGAGATGATGACTCGTCTCATCAAGCTACGCCGAAGCCTGTGGACCTAACTTGAGCCGTGCAATTTTTTCGTTCGTGATGGCAAACATTGATCCTTATACGATCAAATTACAGCAAGCGGTTGTGCAAAAGTTCAACCGAAGCAACATACCACACTATGTGATTATGGTGGACATGATGCATGGTGCGGCCATCGACTACTTTTGGTGCTTGAATGGAGTGCCTGTTAAGACACATGCCAACAAGCCTATAAAGCAAGAGTTTGATATCGACACTGTTTTGTTTTTAGATATTGATTGTGTACCATTGCACGAGCGTGCAATTGACTACTATCTAAATCTAGCGGCAGTAGATCGGGGAGGAGTTGTGGGCAACGCTCAACGCTCCAACCATTTGGATAACGGCCAACACATGTTTGCGGCACCAAGTTCTTTGGCTATAAGCCGAGAGTCGTTTAAGTACATTGGTGCACCGAGTGCGTTGGAAACACATCGCTCGGATGTTGCCGAAGAGTATACTTGGGCAGCAGAAGCAACAACCGATAGTATGGTAGATTTATTCATGCCAGTGTCGTTTGATCGTAAGCCCGTTACAACAGATGCGCCACATTGGCCACTGGCGGATGGCCACCCTGTATATGGTGGTGGTACAACATATGGTGATGAAGAGAGTCTATTGTTTTACCACAATTTTGAGATTCGAATTCCGGGACAGCAAGAACTGTTCCGCAAGAAATGTTTGGAAATTCTAGGAGAGTAAGATGGATGTAATGATCGATATGGAAACGCTTGCCACAGGCAATGACGCAGTAATTTTAACCATTGGTGCGGTGAAGTTTGATCCATTCAACTTACTCGAACCGAGTGCGCCGTTCTATGTTAAGGTGAACGTTGATGAACAGGTTGCACTTGGACGCAACATTAGTGAAAGCACACTTGATTGGTGGTCGAAGCAAGCCGAAGATGTTCGCGAAGAAGCATTGTCGGATGCAAACCGCATCCCACTAGAAGATGTTGTAACGCAGCTCAACAAGTACCTTTCGGGTAGCAGCAAGATTTGGGCACAGGGTGTGATGTTCGACATTGGCATTCTAGAAAACTTGTACCAATCAATGGGCCGCCCGGTTCCCTGGCAGTATTGGCAAATTCGAGATTCGCGCACCGTAATGGATATGGGCGATGATTCGGCTAAGACGTCAAACGCTGCACTCCACAATGCATTAGCCGATGCTTATGCACAGGCAGTTTCCGTGCAACAAATCTTCAAACAACTTGGTGTCAAGGCAAAGGGTCGGAAATGATCAAAGGTCAGCGCGTCACTGTTAAGTGTGGTATGCAGGCCAAGCCCGCCACGTTAGTCGACATTGACAAACGCAAAGGGAAGATTTGGGTTAAGATGTTCGACGAGGTTTTGGTGCTGAATTGGGATGAGGCAAGTGGCCTTTATACTAAGACCGCAGGTCGCATGACTATTAGCGTGGGACCAGACGGCTTAGTATAAAGACTAACTTCAGTTATCGGACGATCGAACCATCTGTGAGCTGCCAGTGGGTATTGCAATGTTGACCCCGACCCCGCACCTGTACCAGCAAACAAATTGATATCGAGTGCTGCGTCGTTTGGGATAGTATAACATTGCTTTAAGGTACCACAGCTAACTGGACCCAATGTAATCGTATCGGCCATTGCCACACTAGACAGTGTTAGCATTATCGCAAAAATAAATGACTTCATCATAAACTTCCTCCTTGTTGTTTATAAATTACTAACCATCAACCCTTTTTGTATATTTCGGCGAGTTGTTGTTTGATCTCATCAACTCGGTCCGTCCGGAATAAGATTGCCAATCCATTGGCCTTATTCCAACTGTTAATGTTCTTCTTGTAATCATCGATTAACACATTTGGTTGTCCATCTTTTGTGGCGAGGTTTGCCTTCTCGCTTAAAAAGATAGCCGAGCTTAATGCCCAAGGTGTGTATTTTTGTAACCATTCCTTTTTGCCCTCGATGCTTGCTTCGCTGTGATAGCGTAATGGTGAGCTCAAAATAATGTACGGTATCTTCCGGTATCGAAACCAATTTACCAAATCCAATCCTTCGGCAATTGGTGGTAAAGTAGCAAAGAACTTATGAATGGCATCCGGCCCCAGCGCAGCCAAATCCTTTAGACTTTGTTCGCGTGCAATGTCACTGCCGATATCCTTATACCTGGACTTGCCATGTAATCTTGCCCATGCCGAAAAGAAATCACATTGGACACCATCCATGTCCAAGTAAATTGTTGGTTTTCGTGGTTCAAAATCGGTTCGTCGCATGATAGTATTTATGCTGATACGATTTTATTGAATTTCATGTTGCACTGCCATAAATACTCGCGTACAATAACAGAATAAATAAAGGAGGATATACCATGTTTCTAATCGTAGCAAACTTGGCCCTGGCATTGGCCATAATGGGCGCCGAAGCATTTGACAAAGTCAAGTAGTGGTTCGGTGAACGAAGGCTGTTAGTTTCTAATAGCCTTCCACCTTTTTCGTTCAACCATAAATACAGTATGAAGATCGACGAAGTAACAAAAACCAGTCACGCCCGGGGAGTTGATACCCGTCGCTTGTATAAATTCGAAGCCGATTACTTTTGGGGTACAGCAGCATCCAAAGTATTGTCGATGTCCACGTTGCGGGCATTGGCCTCCAAAATTTGGAAGAAGTACGGTAAGGGCAAACCTGAACCCAAAATTGTTGCCGGAAAAGGAACAAAGCACGGTGGTGCATGGTTCAGCTACTCGCAGGGCGATTATATCCAATTGTCTCGAAACCAACGTAACTTTTTGGTGTTGATACACGAGCTAATCCATTCAATGGGCTATGATGAGCACGACGTCAAATTTGTAGAAATCTACCTAAAACTGCTAATCGAGTACCTAAAATTGGATCCAAAAAAATTGTTGACAGCAGCCCAAGAATACCGTATAATAGAACAGTGAACTAATTTTAGGAGAGCAGAATGGCGAAGACGACCCGTATGTTGAGTCAAGGTGTTGATTACATTTGCGCCCAGCGCAACCTGGAATTGGCCAAGCGGAATCTCCGTCGTGCAAAGCGTGCAACGACCCCGGATGAGGTTGCTGTAACTACTGCCGAAGGCAAGCTCGATTACGCCAAGGCTCAGTTGGCCAAGGCCGACGAAAAGCTCAAGACCGTTGGACTTAATCGTAGCCAGATTTAACATGAAAACTACCATAGACGTCAATGTGGTGCTGTTAGCCGGTGGTGTTGGGTTTCTCCTGATCGGCAACCCGTTAGTATCGGTGGTTTGCTTTGCAGTCTGGTGGATGACTAGAACCGGGGGCTAATGTATGGATGATCGTTGGGCCAATAAGATTGATCGTTGGAGTGCAGAGGATCCAAACATCCCCCGTGGGCCATTGGCCCCGGGCGTGGAAGTGGTTCCAGCCGAACTATATGATGATCTTCTCGATCGAATCGAGCAGGCAAATCATATAATTGGAAAATGGGAAGATGACTATTTTTCAGCTGGTGCGGCTCTCAAGCAAATCCGCGCAATCTTGAAAGATCCGTACCATGCTGCACAATAAGCATTTTCGAGAAAATCTGTATGCCGCACTATATACCGCTGGGGTATTTCTTGTGGCTGCACTGTTCACCTATATTTTGATCCGGGCCAAACAGTAGTTAATTTGAGGCTTGGCTAAATACTTACAGAACGGAGATACCTGTGGGTAAAAATAAAACGCATTGGGCGCTTAAAGCAGGAATGGTAATGGCCTTTTCGGGCATTGCACTGCTATCCGTTCTATTTTACACCATTTTTTGGATAATTGAATCGCATTCGCTTGTAACCCAATGATTCTTAACGATATTTAATATTTGACTTTTGGGTACCCTTTTGCTATACTATGAGTATGGACAGTAAAGAAACACGTTACACAGAATACCATTTAACAAATGGACAGAAGGTTATTCTTAAGAATCCTTCAAATATTCGTGGGCTTATCGTTGGCATCCGCATGAAGAGTCGGACCAACGTTTACGACGTGTTCCATGGTAAGAATGGCGAAGCTGTTACGAAGCAGTACATTATTTCGCCGGAACTGGTTACAAAATCGATTGACCTTCGACACAATTTTGTGTACGATGAGCTCGAGGAGAAACTGTAATGGGATACGTGGTTGTGATGAACCGACAGGAATTTGGTCCCCGTAAGGGACTCGAGGGTCCCTTCCATTATCCCAACGGGCAGGTTGCGTACTATGATCCCAAGGAGGGCAAGTATTGGAATCCGCTTACCGACTGGTACTTGTCGGACGATGAGGCCCTTGCTCTTTCGCAACAGATTTTTGATAAACTTTCCGGTAAAAAGAGTTGACATCGGTTTAGTCCTTTGCTATAATTTTAAAATGAACAGTGAGGAATCTATGGACATGGAACTTGAGCGACTTCGGAATGCTCTTCTCGAAGAGGCCAACTTGGCCCGCGTGGCGCAAGTTGAGTTTGGTGTCCAAAATGCTCACCTGTACGAACGGGATGAGCTGGTAGAGATCTGCGTTGCGGTCGAAGACCGTCAGCGTTGGTTGTAATGCATTTAGGTTGACAATAAGAACAACCGACTGCATTATATGGTGGTACCCCTTTGGTACTTTTGTAAATTGTGAGGATATGATATGACGACTAAGACTTTTAAGATTGCTGGATACAGCAAGCTGGCCAATGGTCAGTACAAGGCTCGCTTTGCCAACACTACTTCAAAGGCGCGTATTGCGCTCTTGGAGCGTACTGGCATGACTGAGGTTACGTTTGTGGAACTCCCACATGCGATGACCAAGGTCGCTGCGGTTAACCATCTGCTTGCTACGCTGGAGAACATTCCGGCTGGTGCGGGTGTTGCGCTGAAGCACGTCCTGAATCGTTCGGAGACCGAGGTTTCGGTTCCCGTGACGCCGAAGGCCAGCAAGACCAAGGCCCCCAAGGCCAAGGCCGAAGTTCAGGCCTAATCTGAACCCAGGTTGGGTGTAATCCGGGCGCGGCCGAAAACACCCATTTTTGTTTTAAGGAGAGTGTTATGTGGGGAAGACGTATCGAATGGAAACCCTGGTGGGAAATCGACTACAGCGATGATTGCTGGAAGATGAAAGAAATTTCCCGAGATAATGATCCCGAATACAAAGCATATTGTAAGCAGGAAGCAAAGGCCGCCAAGGAAGAAGACAAGCGCCTGGCCCGAGAAGGTCGCGAGAGCACTGCTATGTCAGTTGGCAAGTATGCAGCCAAGGTTGCCATTTCCGGCGCTGCGGCATACAAGATTGGAAAGTGGATGGCACGGTAAATGAATGAGGCAAGCCTTCACTCGGCGCTTGCAGCATTAAACGATGCGTTGGACGAATATGGGCCAACGCATCTTCTTGGCGAGTTGCAAACTCACTATCCGGCGTTGTATAATGCACTGGTGAACAACAGCATTCGTGTAAAGGTGAAAGAACATGTCCGAGCAGACTAACAAGTTTCTTCTTTCGTGGGACTGCAATGGCCTGGAGGCGTGCATTGACATCACTGCCGAAAAGGATCAGATCCTGTTCGAAGCCATTGGTGGCAGTATGCGGGCAACCAAAGCCATCGCCCATCACATTTTCTATATGGAAACACGGGCAAAGTTCAACGTCCAACGCCATTACGAGATCTACTACCTCGAGACCGATGAGTCGATTACCAAGGAATCGATGGTAGAGCAGTTTAACGATCATCCGCAGGCCATGGCTGACCTTGTGCGCGAACGCGGCACAAAGTTGTACTCCGACCGCAGGAAGGAAAAGGATGTGATCGTTTGAACATCATCGACGATGACGACATCTATCTAAACGATTATGAGATCGCCGTCCTTAGCAATATTGGAATAGATCTAAAGCAAGATCCTCGTGCCGATCGAATGCGGTATGAAATGGACATACCCCAATGTCCGCCACAGACAGCAACCGCAGTAAATTCCCTTGCACGCCAACGTAGACTACAAGGCTATGCATTATATAGCACTGCACATACACTGAAAGTTGTGGTTAAGTGTATTGACAGGGAATCTGCTGCGGTGGTTAAAGAGTCCAAAATACGTGAGGAGTATGCATTCGTCCAGGATGCTTACGAGAAATATCTTATGGCATTGGCCTTGGTGGGATACACGGATGGGTCAATCCGATAATATGGGACCGGGACCACTTCCATCCAATGACGCCCTAAATGCCGGTCGGGTGGTTAGCGCAAAGTTGCAGGCGTACTTTGTACACCTTGAAGTAAACAGTATGGTTGAGGCTCTTGAACGACATAATCGGTTTATTGAACCTGCGCTCAAGGAAGCAAGGGATGCGTATAATACAGCCCTCTTTATGAGCGGGGAACAGCTCAATGCCTTTGAGCGTGACGCACTGTATACCTACCATGACATATTAAAAGAAGCAACAAAGAAGTTACCCAAGTGACCATGCATTTAGCACACCCTTCTCTTACCACAACCGGTAAGAAGAAAGGTAAGAAGAAGTGGGCATCAGCTGAAGCCAAGCGGCGCTCGGAGAAGGCCGTTGCTGAACGTGAGGCCATGCTGCGCGAATACAACATTCGTCCACCGGAACAGAAGTGCCACAAAAGCCCCGATTTGAAGCCAAAAGAAATGCACCCGCGTTACCAGGATCATTTGAAGCAAGAAATCACTAGCCATACACCGGGTTTGGGGGTATGCAGCAAGCCACCGGAGCGTAAGTATTCGGGTGAACGGCAATTGATAGGTATTGCAACGATGCACAAATCCAACATGGTGCCGATCTTTGCCGACAATAAAGAAGTGGCGATTGACATTGCTCGGATGCGGCGAGGATGATGAAAAAGCACGTTGTCTATATTGAAATTGCTCCGGGCTGTTTAGAGCGCACCAAGCAGAGCAGCCCGCATCTTATGATGCATGTTACGCCCACAGCTGGAAGTTTGGATGGTTGGGTGAGTATACCATACAAGATTCTATATGCAGCCGAGCGCATCCTGGAGGTTGGTGGACCATATGGTACCCGGTGGTTGAAGAATCGCTTAGATAGTCCAGAGGCACCTGTTCCCGCCGGCGATGATTGGATTTATTGGTTGCTTGGACACAATTGGCAACCACTAAAGACGGTGGGTATGTATGGGAATGTTTGATTGGGTGAAGGCCACTGCCACCTGTCCAAAATGCCAAAAGGTGGTAAATTCTTTTCAATCTAAAGACAAAGACTGCAATCTAGATGTATTGGAATTTAGCCAAACCGATAATTTCTATATGGACTGTTCATGCAAGACATGGATAGAGTTTCAAATTAAACGCGACAAGCGCGACGTCCCGGCATCAGATAGAACAATTTACGATTATGACATGTTTGTGGATCACAAACCGTACTTAGATTTTGTTCGTTGGTTCGAGAAAAATAATCGAGAGTTGGGTTTACATAACAAGGAAGGAGATTGATATGAGTTGGATTCTAGTTCTATACATTTATGCCGGTACCTTTGCGAAGGGTGACAGTGTTACGGTCACAGCAATTCCGGGTTTTCATTCGGAGCAGGAATGCGTGGCAGCGGGCAACAAGTCCAAACCGCTCGTTGACAATACCGCCAAGGATCTTCACTTTGTTTGTCTAGCACAGACCAAGTGATGTGCTAAATACTGCATGGACAATTATGAGGTATTTTTTCGAGCATTCTTGACAGAGACACCCTGGATGTTGCCGAGCGAGAATGCTTTTGATGCCCAACACAAACTCCTAAAAGAAAATCTTGTAGACAGAAAAGCCATTCTATTGAATAGCAAAATGTTCAAGATTGAAATGGGGGATCAGGTAACATATTGGGTTGGAGATAAGTCTGCACAAAAAGTATCCATCATAGTTGATACTGAACGTATGGGTAACTTTTGTAAAGTGGTGCTGACATCAAAAAATCCGCTGCTCGGCAAGAACATATCGCCGTATGCTTCAGATTTGTATGTCGCAATCAAACAGGACGTATCAAATTTAAACTTGGTATTTTCCAGTGATGGTATAATGTCCGACGATGCAATACGATTATGGTCCGGAATGGTCGATCGTGGCGGCACAATATCAGTATATGATACTTTCACAAAAGAATATAAATTGTCTCCGGTTATAGATTCGGATCAACTCCAACAGTTTATCGGTGACAAATCGAAGATACGGTATGTATTTGTTCTTTCGGAAAACAAAGATGTGCAGTTGGGACTCAAGCACTCTTTTGACATTATGGAACTTAAAAGGAAAACAATATATCCTTTGTTTGAAGAGTTCCGTAGTAGAACTAAATAATAATGTTGGACACCAATCGTAAGTCACCTAACGACATAGGGGTGGTTGGGTAATCAGGGCCATGCAACCGATCCAACATTTAAAATAAGTATCGAACTATCGTCCGGCATAAATACAACTGTGCTGTACCTAATCTATAAAATTACTAATACCGTAAACGGTAAGATTTATGTTGGTGCTCATGTAACTTGGGACATCAACGACGGTTACATGGGCTCTGGACATGCGTTAAATCGAGCCAAAAAGAAATACGGAATCGAACATTTCATCAAAGAAATATTGCATATATTTGACAATGAACAGGACATGTGGGTTGAAGAACTCAATATAGTTAATGAAGAATTCTGCAAGAGAACCGACACATATAATATACGGACTGGTGGAGTCGGTGGATGGAATCATTGGAATGGTTCTGAACAACATAAAGAAGCTGCCCGAGTTGGTGGAAAAATTGCACGTAGGAAGTTGATAGAATTTATGGCCAATCAAAAAGCAAACCACACCGAACATTATCGGAATTGGTTGAACAAGGTTCAAACCTCAAATAAAACCAATCCAAGAAATGGTTGGAAACATGCTACCCCCAAAGAAAGGGAAGAACACAAGAAAAAGATAAGTGAAAAAGCAACAGGAGAAGGCAATAGTCAATTTGGAAAATACTGGATATCTAATACTCTTACCAAAGAGGTGAGAAGAATAGGTAAAGATGAACCAATACCAGATGGTTGGGTTCGTGGTAAACTTGGACATCGAGTAAGCACCTGTTGGATAAATAATGGTATAGACGAGCATGTAATTCAAATATCGCAATTGGCAGAACATTTGGATAACGGGTTTATTCGTGGTAGACTCAAAACGAGTATGCCACAAAAGTTATAGTGGTATGAGGGATTCGTAAAACTGGACAAGACGCGGCTATCGTATGCCGCCACTTCCACCAATTTAAAATACCGGCTGGTTGGCAGACAGTAGTTAACCTAAACGCCATAGGGTTAACGTTCCGGTATCTATGGGGGTGAAAGGGATCGATTGACAGAGAATAGGATGACTGACCACTCGAGAGACGACCGACGTAATCGGCGTAAAAACGTAAATGCAAACGATAGTGCATACGCTCTAGCAGCCTAAAAACTAGCTGAGCCGGAGTAGGAAACACTCTGTAACCTAAGCAACCAAGAAAGGGGCTTGACGGCCCCTTTCTTTTTGTGTATGCTATATTTTTCGGAGACCATAATGAAACGATACGTTTACTTTTTCACAAGACAAGATCTCACACCCGAGCAGCAACTTGTCCAAACGGCCCACGTGGCCTACAAGATTGGTTCAACATTGGGCCGGAAAGCTAAGGCCAATGAAACCATTTTTGTTTGCATTGGTGTTCGCGATCGCGACGGGCTATGGGCCGTTATGCGTATACTTGATGAATTTTCTTATGCGTATGAGTGCTTTGGTGAGCCCGATCTCGATGTTGGAATTACTGCGGTTGCAGTCCATCCTGTTAACGAGGACAAGCGCGACATTTTGTTGGCATTTAATACACTGAGATTCAAGCAATGATTGTGAAGAAGTGGGTGGTTATTGATCGGCCTCGCAGTGACGCGCTAGAGTGGCTAGCGGGCAGTGGATTGAATGTCGATGTTACTACGGACTTTGACTACTATTCCCACTCCAATGCAATCCCCCGAATCATGATCACCACTCGAGATGAGCGGGATGAGATTTTGCTGCATCTCAAATTCCCCAATATTATTTTAGAAACGATTACTGTGCTAAATAAATGATATGACGAACATGTACTCACACGACACAAAACCGATTACAAAATCTGTCACGGAAGAACAGAAAAAGATAGTAGTGTTGGAAGCAAAGTACGCAATGATATTGGAGAAGATGGCTATACTCGAAGCCAAACTCGTAGCCACAGAACGATCACTTCGGCGTTCGAACACCGATCTTGCCAATATTATTAGCACATTGAATCGTCGCCGCTAAATAGTATTGTAGGAAGGTCCTACACCAACAGAGTTTAACCTGGGTACTTACTCTGTGTACCGTATGAAGGAGATACTATGATGTTTAATTCGAAATGTGTGGCCAGCGTTAAGGCCAATGGCAAAATCCTAAGAGAGTTCAAAGATACCGTCTACCTGCCCTTTGGCGCAGAGTACTCGTTACTCATCAAGAACCTCAATTCCGTTAGAATGTTGTTCAACGTTTATATCGATGGTGAAAATCACACCCCGCAGGGATTTGTTCTCTATCCAGGGCAAGAGATTGACCTTGAACGCAGTCTAAAGAACGGATCGTTGACACAAGGTAACAAGTTCAAATTCATTGAGCGCAGTGGGGCAGTGGAAGCGCACCGTGGTATCAAACTTGAGGATGGCATTGTTCGTATCGAATACCAATTCGAACGCTACATTGCACCACCACCTTATATTCCAAATACAATGGACAAGTATCCTCTGAAGCACCCATGGGATAAGGATCCTTGGATTGATTCTCCATTGAACACCGGATTCAATCATAAGCATGGTGATCGGATTGTACGATCAATGATGTTGAACAATTTGGGCAATGTTAGTGAAGCCGGTGGTAGTTCACAAAGTGTTTCCTACACTAGTTGTTCGGTATCCAATAACATTGCAACCGAAACCACCTTTACGTCGACTGCATCCGTAAACGACGCCGGCATCACTGTTCCAGGAAGCCAAAGTACACAATCATTTGGTACAGCATCTTCGTTCCCAATGGAAAACGAGAAGCATTCGATTGTGCTCAAGTTGCTTGGGGCAAATTCCGAGAACAAGCCGGTGACAGCGCCGGTGACTGTAAAGTCGAAGCCACGTTGCAAGTCCTGCAACAGACAGAATAAGGCAACAGCCAAGTTCTGTGTTGAGTGCGGTACGCACTTAACTATCTATGCGTGATTTGCATTTATCACCGTGATAGCGTTTATAGTTCGCCGGATCCAGTTCTTTAGAATAATGCGGACATTTTAACTTAGGGCGGTTTAACATAGCCGCCCTAATTATTTCTTTTTGCCACTCTGAGAGTGATTTTCCAAAATTTGGATTTTTTTCTCCTTTAAGTGACTCACTCTTTTTCAATCGCTCATCTACTGATTGTTGTTGACCAGTCCTACTCTTGTTGCCAACTCCTCGTTTGTTACCTAATGCTTTTTGGCGAATCTTTTCAATAGATTCATCGGTGTGCCGATATTCACTAGCCCTTTTCCTTATCTGTTCTACCCTTTCAGCCGACAATTTTGTTCCTTTATTATTTGGGGGCTTCCCTTTTTTTGAATTTGACATTTTCTGTTTAGTCTCTTCCGAATGCCCGGAACACCTGAATGTTTTTGATACTTGAATAGCTTTATTTAACAATAGAGGGTTACCCCAGTGTTCGGTAATCAATTGTTGTTCAAACTCTATAGCGTCCTCTTTGTCAAAAAATTCAGCAATTATCAAGGGGATGAATTCTGAAAAGCGAGGCTTGGTTTCAACTGACGAAGAAAAATATTTCTTGCCCAGATCATCTGACGCCGGAACTTTGTTACCCCATCTAACTCCTATGTAAAATTCGTTAGTTTCAGTATGTGTAAGTTGGTATACATATGGTAAGATTTTCATAATTTCTCCTCTGTGCTTATTTATCTTAATGACTGAGAAACCGCATTGGAAATCTTCGCTTGAGGAAATGGGTACGCGGAGCTTGACCGTTCCGCGTACCTTCTCTATACTGTCTTTATGACGGTAAAGATCACCAAAGACGATATCACACACGGCCCAACTAATCCTGAGGAAGTTGAGGCATTCCTAGTTGCCGGCACTCGAACTCTTCGCCTGAATAAACGGGGTGGTACTATTTGGTACCACCCCTCTCCCAGCAGTAAATAGCTGACAGGAGATTCTATGAAAAATTTTGCATTTGCCGGCATTGTATTCGGCATCATTCTTACTGTTTTACTCAGCCCGCTGTTTATTGTTTGGTCGTTGAATACCCTTTTCCCAGCATTGTCCATCCCATATAATTTTTGGACATGGCTGGCTGCAATTGTTTTATTTGGAATCGTCAAAGCCCCCAATATTAAGAAATGAAAATTTGTTTTGTAATCACCTCGGCGATTGACATCGACGGAGATATGGCATTAAAGGACAATACGCTACATGGCACCAATGCTATGATGCGTTCCGTCTTTACGCCCAATGAAAGATTTGAGCAAACAATGCACACTATTTTGAACATTGCAAAATTCCAACCCGATGCCACTATGTTTGTGGTTGATGTTGGTCGGTCAACCCCCATCGAATTGACATTTTTCAGAAATGTTGAAGTAGTCAAATTGGACGAGGAAACGAAAACGATTTGCCAGACGCACGAATCCAAAGGCTATTGTGAATCAAAGCTGATGGCAGCATTCCTCACCAAGTACGCAGATCGTCTAAGAGAATATGACTACATTGTCAAAATGTCCGGTCGATATGAGTTCACCAAATTTGATGCAAGTGTATTGACCGAGGAAAATCTCGACAAGTTTCTAGTCAAACGTTTTTGGGAGTGGGACTGGAGTGACAGTTGGGGCGCGCCGGCCGAACTCAATGATAACGGCAAATACCGTTGGGCACCCACTGTAACATACGCAATTGGACGCTATGCCCTTGTCAAATTCTGTGAGGACATGAAGGCAATGCCAACACGTTACGAAAATTCCTATGCACTGTACAAAACCATAGATTACGAACCACTTTTTTATCTGTATGTTGTTCGTGGGCATAAGTTAGTAACAGTTGATTGGCGCTGCGCCGGTCTCGGAGCAAGCACCGGCGAGCACATCGAAGTATGAAGAAGTGTTTCATTGTAACATCGGCAATTGGCATTGAAAACAATGCCCCATTGCTCACTAGTCGTCCGGTGCGGCGTACTGCCTTTAGTCAAGAAGAACGCTTCCGCCAAACACAGTATTCGATCAACAGTATCAATGCAGTTGCTCCGGGTTCACAGATTTACCTGTTTGACATCAGCAAGAATCATGAGATGTACAAAAAGGACCTAGCATACAAAGCAAACGTCGAATACATTTCGTGCGAGGAGTTGGCTCCGGGTGTAGCAGAAATGTGCCGCACAAATCCAACTAAGGGGTTATGCGAAGCAAGCTCGATGATTGTGTTTCTAAAGAATTATTTGGATAAGGTGAAGCAATTTGATTACATGGTCAAGCTATCCGGTCGTTATTTCTATGTCGACTTCTCCCTCGACTATTTCAATGAACAGAACCGAGCTAACTACTTGTTCAAGCAACTACGAATTTTCCCCTGGAATGACGCTTGGGGGTACCCAAAAGAAATGGCTGTCAACAATCAAATGTGGTGGACACCAACCCAAACGTATGCAGTGGGACACGACCTTTACGACCATTTCTACGCCGGCCTACAACAATTCCCACCGTTCTACTTTGAGGGCGGGGACAAGGTCGCATTCATAGATTACGAAGCACTAATGTTTCACTTGATTGTTAAGCACAGGCCCTTCATCCAAACATCATGGATCTGTGGCGGTTGGGGGAGTTCGGAGGGTGATTATGGTGAATGGTAAGAGAATTTTTATTACAGGTGGAGCCGGCTATTTGGGCTCCAATCTTATTAAGCGATTGCACAGTACCAACGAAATCACTGTGTATTCGCGTGACGAAGCAAAGCACTACTATCTAAAGAAGGCGTACCCAAATGTCAATTTCATTGTTGGAGATGTTCGTAATCTTGATCTTATGCAGCGATCCAGCCGTTCACACGATATTGGAATATTTGCGGCATCTCTCAAACAAATCGAAGCATGTTACGACAACTACGAAGAAGCGAACAAGGTAATTGTCGAGGGGGCATTTAACAGCCGCCGAGTAGCCGAAGAGAATGAATTTGAATCGGCCTGCTTTATCTCCAGTGATAAAAGTCGCGCAGCAACAACCATTTATGGCGCCATGAAGTTTGTTGCCGGAGAGGCGTTTATCGCTAATGCATCTAAATCGAACGTGCGGCTGACTACTGCGATCTACGGAAATGTGATGGGTAGTACAGGCAGCATCATTCCACTGATTTGGAAGTCCATTGAGAATGATGCGACGCTGACATTGTATGGTACCGAGATGACCCGTTTCATGTTGAGCATAACCGATGCCATGGACCTCATCGAAAAGTCGTTGAGGTACACCGGCGTTAATACGGTGCCAATGGCCTTAAGTTTCCGGATTGAAGATATGTTCGAATTGTACCGAGACTTGTACGGTTTGAAGTACACTATTGCTGCGCCACGTTCGGGCGAGAAGATTCACGAGATTATGATTTCGGCTGAAGAAGTGCGGCGCACAACATTTAGGGATGGCGATGACATTTACATGATCCATCCTTTGAACCAACCAACGCAAGTGGAAGATTTCCCATCCGGAGAATATTCATCTAAGGATTGCGTTATTTCAAAAGAACAGTTACACTGTTACTTGGAAAAGAGAGATTACAAATGAAAATCATGATTTTTGGTGCAAATGGAATGCTTGGGCGTTATTTGGTAACGGACTTCCAAGATCGGCATACAGTTATTCCGGTAACACGGAAGGAACTCGATTTGTTGGAACTTACGGAAGTGGCATTGAAGCGGTTTGTCAAAAAGCACAAGCCCGATCTTATCATCAATGCCGCCGGACTTATTAAGCAACGCAATCCAAAAGTTTTGGACCTCGTTGCAGTCAACACAGTATTCCCACAGATGCTCGGTAAGCTCAAAGAAGAGCTTGGTGCCGAAATTATCCATATCACTACCGATTGCGTGTTCAGTGGACGCGATGGCGATTACACAGAAACGTCGCTACACGATTGCACTGACGAATATGGAAAGACAAAGTCACTTGGTGAACATCCAAAGTTGACCATTATCCGTACTTCGATTATTGGTGAAGAGTACGAAAACAAGCTATCCTTAATCGAATGGGTTAAGTCCCAAGCCGGTAAGGAAGTACAGGGGTACGTGTATCACGATTGGAATGGTGTCACCTGCCTCGAACTGTGCAAGGTAATTGAACGAGTAATTGAATCGGGTGCATATTGGGAAGGGGTGCAGCACATCTTCTCTCCGAACACAGTTACCAAAGGTGAGTTGGTGAAGATGATCAGCGACGCATTTGGATTGAACGTTACTGTGGTTCCAACTGTTACAGATGTCGTCACAAGAACACTATCAACCAATTCTATGCCGATGGTCACCACGGATTTGTTTGATCAATTGGGCGAATTGTCCAATTTTAAACTAGCTTAATCAAAAACCGCTTGCAAAGTACCTGTAACACTGCTATAATTCTATAGCAATGTTGGAATTCGACGTCCTGTGTTACTAAATACAGTATAGACAAGCAGGGCGATTGTACTGATGAAGCACATCGCCCTTTTTTGTCTTCGAACAATCTGACAGCCTTAGGAGGTAACTAACGATGACTACAGATTGCGATAGAGAGAGCCAGAAGCAGTTGATGCTTAAAGTATTGGGAATTGTATTATTCTCATTCTTCTGTATCTATGTGCCCGGCAGAGCAGTCCTTCAGAGTGAAAGACAACTTCACAGCATTAGCAGTGAATATGATGAATATCGGTCAAGCACACAAGCACAAATGGACGACCTAGCTCTTCGACTTCAAGCAGCATCCAAGATGGCTGTCAAGAACGAGAGGACACAGGCCGAGCTAAAATGCCTCACCGATAATGTGTACTACGAAGCCGGAACCGAGCCGTATGAAGGTAAGGTGGCTGTGGCAACAGTAACCGTAAATCGGATGAGGAATCCAGCATTCCCCAAGTCGGTTTGTGGAGTTGTTTATCAGCATACTGAGACCGGGTGTCAATTCAGTTGGACTTGCATGGATCGGGTCCCCAAGGTAATGCCGGCGATGTATGAAGAGGCACGCAAGGCCGCAGCCAATGTGCTGTTGCTTGGTACTCGATCACCGGAAGCAAAGGAAGCACTATATTTCCATGCCACATACGTTGAACCCAATTGGAACGATGACAATATTGTGGCAAGGATTGGAAGGCACATCTTCTATAAAGGCGGACACAAGTGAAATGGGACGAATTGTTTATTCGACAGGCAATGCTAATTGCCGAGAAGAGCAAGGATCCAAGTACCAAGGTGGGATGCGTTATTGTCAGTGATGATAACGTTGTCCTGTCGATGGGATACAACGGGTTCCCACGCGGTATCATCGAAGATGAGTTTGAGTGGCACCAATACACCCATAAGGAAGCATTGGGAGACATTCGATTTACACGGTGGGATCGCCCGGAGAAATATTCATGGACCGAACACGCCGAAAGAAATGCCATCTACAATGCAGCACGCAATGGTACCAAACTAGCCGGTAGCAAGATGTATCTCAATTTTGAACCAGAAGCAATGTGCGCCGATTGCACACGGGCAATGATTCAAACTGGCATCAAGGAGATCATCGGACCGAACATTCCATTTGGTGGTAAAGGTGTTGGGACACATTATCAATTGACATATTCGGGTAAAATGCTCGAAGAAGCCGGCGTTAAGGTACGGGTGGTGAAGTGGCCAAGTATCACATAGACATCGAGACGATTCCAGTGGGTATAGCGGCAAAAAGGAGAGAACGAATTAACGATTCGTTTCTACGATTCGGTGCTTTGACTCCAATTCAGAATCATTGGTTGAACAAGTATTGGCCCTTGGGCGATTGGTTGATAACTCAGACTAGTGCCAGTTTACCAATCAAAGCATCGCGCTATAACTACCAAATGTTGGAACGTATTGCCAAGAGGCTTGATATCGCGCCTGCAACCGCAGCAGACCATATCAATGGAGAGTTTAGGTTTTACATATGATTATCGAACGCGAATCGAATTTACGTGGTATTATGGAGGATCCGTTCTTACGGTTTAGTTTGTTCACAGCACGAGAAGTTGGGTGGCTTAATAGGAATTGGCCTCCGGTGGGAGCCGGTGATTTTTTTCGCATTAAGAGTGAGTGGGTTAAGAACACTAGGTACAATAGAAAAATGGCTCAAGCTATTGCCAAGAAACTCTCATTGCAATTTGCGTGGATATTGTCCCCCGATGGCAAACTGTTTAAGTTCTGGCCATGAACGAAGAAAACCGGTATTCTGTCGATAACAAGATGGTCCGCTTTACACTGCTCACCACTGAGCAGAACCATTGGCTGGATATGCATATATCTAGATACGATCGTGTATTGTGGATTTCGAGTACAGCCGAAAATCTAGAAATATTTGACCGCATCAATAGATATTTTGATGTGCTCGTAAAACATAATTACGAAAAACCGGCGTTTTCGTTCCGGCGCAGCGACGAAATTGATCTCGAGGCCGAGGTAACAGCTATAATGTCCGAAGAGATTCAGAAAGAAATCGATGAGATGGTTTTGAAAGAGATTTTAAAATCCTTTAAACTATGATTGAAGTATCCATCTCCGATCCATCATCTCGTTTCCTACTACTCACACCCGAACAGCAAGAGTGGTTGAACCAATGCTTGCGCAATGAGGCTGAGGAGAAAATTTGGAGTGATCCAACACAGATTTGGAATACCAAGCCGATTAAATATACACCGGAAAACCATCGCAATGCCAAGGAGATTGCTAAGATCTTCCCCGTTCGACTTAGGTGGTTTAAGTTGGATCGCTTTGGTAAATATTATTCAAGCGCCAAGAAGGATCGTGCATCCCATTTTATTATCCGCTGCCGCTTATCCGAGCGTTCTTTCACAGGAGATGAACTTACATGACCGACCGAGACGAAACAAACGACCAAATTTTATCGGTGCTGTATCAACTTAAGATGCAGGGAGTTGAGTCGATTTCGAGCGGTGAGTTGATGATGCTTATGGGCATCGACGAGGAAGAAATCCCGTCCGATCAATTTAACATAGTATTACGGTTGACAGAGGACAACGAAATTCAGGGAGAATTGGCGCTTGCCCGGTTGATGAACCGAATTCATTGACAGTATCCAATTTTCCTGCTATAGTACGAAAGTGTTAAGCAATACGGATACAATGTCCAATGAACGCAGTGTTGAAACCATTTCATATGTATAGAGCCACGAACACGGTTATGTTTGACCCGAACAACAAGGAACATCGAAGGAAGGTCAAGTTCTTTCTTACTTCCGGTGGATGGGGCGAACCGTGCCCATTTATTGTGATGCAGCCATATGCTTCGGCAGCAACAATGTGCCGTGATATGCTGCTCAACTACTATCTCAACAAGGATAGAAATATCTAGCTATGAAGGGAATCAACTGTCTCGTTGATTTGCGGGCAATGCTCGAAGCAGCCAAAATTGAGGTATTCAATTTCACTGGCTGGAGTGTTGAAACATTGCACGGACAATGGGGCATGGTGCTTGGGGAAGTTTACCTCAACAATCACCCGATCAAAACGCTCGCGGAAGCAAAGTCTTTAGCACAGTTCAAGAAGAAGAAAGTGGTAAATAAAAGAACTGAGATAAAGAATGATGCAGGTATCAAACTCACAAGAGATCCAATGTCGCGCAGTGCAGGATCCCGCCAATTTTGGGCAGTTGGACCCACAAGGAAGCGCCGCCGCTAATTTTGGGGTTCTTGAATGAGAGCCTCGGAATTCTTAATAGAAGCCGAAAACAAGGCTGTACCCGGAGTCCCGTTTGCCGACGACTTGCTTGTCGGCATTAACCGCCTTATGCACTTCGAAGATGCCCAGAAGGTAGCAGCGGGCCTTGCAGCATTCATTAACAAAAATTGCAAACCATATCTCGCCGATGTCAATCCGCATGATCAAACACTATATCGTGGTGTGCGACACACTGGTGGTGCAGTTGCGTTCATTCGGGATGTTAGAACAGATCGTGAACCCCGCGATACTGAAAAATTCAGACACAATGCATTCAACATGCTCATCAAGCTAGCCGGTGGTACAGCCAACAGATCCAACGCGGCATTTTGCACCAGCAGCACAGTATCAACAACCGAATATGGTGATACGTTCACAGTATTCCCAATTGGCAATTTCCATTATACATGGAGTCCATATTTTGATGACTGGACCATTAACTTCAAGAATACTCAGATGCGACATCTGATGAAACCAGAATATAAAGAGATGAGCGATGAAGAGGTGCAAGAATGGATTGAAATCGAGATTGCAAAATATTCTAGGGAATTAGAGCGCATACAGTACGCCGGCGGCCCGTCGATAAACCGCATTAACAATCTTAAGAAAGATATCGAGAACCTTAAAGGACCAAGGGGTGTCGAAATTGCTAGGGCAATGGCAAGTTTGAATTATGATTCGCCGAACATTTTAAAGCCCGAAGTATATGACTTGGATAAACTCAAGCAATCCATTATTGTCGACCGTTACCTTGCCGATGCTATTCAGAGTAGGCACGAGGTTATGATTTCCGGATCGGATATTTTGTACATCAACAAAACCTTTTATGGTCAATATGTAAGAGATTTGATACTGTGAAGATAATGGAACTATTTGAAGACGGCCCAATCGAGAGAGCCAAGAAGGCCACAGACTCCACACCATATAAGCCACAGTCCGTTCCAGAAATAGATTTTGATCCCTCACTGCCATTGAGTCACTATGCTGGTTTGGTGGTACATTATTTGCGAACACATTGCGCACGTTGGATCAAATTAACCGGTAACGGCGGCAGCGGCGGTGTTACTGCATGGCGTGGTATTAATACACAAGGCCAACTGGTCATGTCTTTGTCAGAAAGACTAGACCGGATAGACTGCCACTTGGATCATCGATGGAAATGCACAATGCCTTTAATGCAATGCTATCGTTAATCAAATCGCCAGTTACTCGGTCGAATAGCATATTTGTTGGTGACTATGGCTCCGCTGGTTATTACGGTGATAGGTATGCCATCTTCCCAATTGGTAATTTTGAATATGCGTGGAGCCCACCATATGAAGATCTTCTCATGTTGAAAGCCGACGAGCTTGCAAGGTATACAAAGAAGCGTTTTGTCGAGAAGCACAGTCATGGTGGCTACATATATTTGGCCCCACTTGACGATCCAAAGACATATGACCTGGCTAAAGTTAAAAACCTTTTTGATATTAACACCGGCCTGCAAAATGCTTTACACACCAATCACGAAGTAATGATCAAGTGTGATGCTGCGGTGTATGTCTCCGAAGAAATGTATAAAACCGCCGGGGTGCAAGCCGAATTACGAAGGTCCGCAGTATGAAAATTAATGAAATATCACCAACAACTGCCAAGGGTCCATATGGCCTAAAACAAGTAACAAACCCCCTTAAACACGAAGATATAGAACGCAAGGCCGAACTCATTGCAGCCCAAATTTTAAAGCAAGGTAGCATTTGGTTCGAGGCTACTAAGGGGGTGCGCGTGTACCGTGGCGTACACTTTAATGACGAGGTCCCGGTGGCATTTGTTCGAAAAACACGACTCGACCGTAAACCCCGGGATACTGGATCATTTAGACATAAGGCATTTAATGCTTTGATTGCCGCCGGTGGTGGTATAGCCAATAGATCAAACAGTATATTTCTTACCTCGGATCACACAATGGCTGGATTCTACGGAAATATATTTGTGGTAATTCCTTTGGGTGCATACAATTATACTTGGTCCCCAGTAGCAAAGGATTGGACGAACAAACTGAAGTACGATAAGTTGATTAGTTTTTTGAACCCGGCAATTGTAAAGACAATTTATAAAAAACCATTGGGTCCGTTCGAATTATCGGCAATGTTAGAGAAACTAACATTACAGGCCAAGAATTATGATCCAAAGAAAGTCCCCAAGGTAATACAGGCCGACACTGGACTATCTGTTGCTCTTAAGAAGGGCACCGAAATTATGGTGAAGTGTGAAAAAACGCTGTTCATCAATGCATATTTTTACAAAGACTATGTGCAACCGTTGTTGACGGGTAAAGCTAAATAATAACATGAAGCTCAACGAAATCAGCTACGCTCCGCAGAAGGTTATTGGTGGCCTTACAAAAAAGAAAGCTCACGAAGCCGCATCCAAACTTGTTGCGTTGATCAAAAAAACTGCCCGTCCATGGTTGAATCAAACAGATAATGGAAAGATAGGAGTGTATCGCGGTTCGGATGCTGGTGATAATAACTATGCATATATTCGTGCAGTTCGTGACAATCGTAGGCCAAAAGATTCCGATGCCTCACAGCACGAAATGTTCAATAAACTGATTGCAGTTGCTGGGGGTATTGCCAATAGAAACAATTCAATGTTTGTTACCGGCGACGAATCTCTAGCAGAAACATTTGGGAAAACATGGGTAGTAATCCCACAGGGTAAGTTCCATTACACATGGAACACACGGTGGCGCGATTGGACCAATGATTCAACCGAGATGGGTGCCTGGAACTATTTCTTAAATTCAAAAATTGCCAAAGTGTATCTAAAGGCCGACGATGATTTCCGCGCGGCACGCGACGAGTATATGGCGTTAATTGACAAGCTCGACGACAAGGCCACAAAAGCCCGACGGGAAAAAGATCCCAATGCCAAAAAATATTTCCAGGAACTCAAGAATTTTTCCAAACAAGCCAATAAGAGAAGATGGTTAGATACCCGACAACTATATTATAGAAGAGAAGCCGCCAAGATGCGCAAGTTGCCCGGCGAAGAATTCTTTAGTGTGCCAGCAGTTAAGAAGTACATCTTGGTTGATATGGGTTTGCCTAAGGCAATTAAATCCGGGCACGAAATTATGATTCAGTGCAATTCGGCTATATACATTGACGATTCTATGTACGACGATATGATTATTCCAATGCTTAATGGTGGGAAACCGGACGCAAATTTTATTGACTGGATGGATGACTATGATGACTGGGGCTAACTTAATCGAAGGTATAAATGATCCGGGCATATTCAAGGCCGTGTTTACTCTTGGTGGTCCGGGATCGGGTAAGACAACCATAGCCAATAAGCTACTTGGTGGCACCGGGTTGCGTACAGTTGATATTGATCGTTTCTATACCCTACTCATGTCCAAAGCCGGTATCACCGGTAACTACGCCAAGGAACTATATTGGCACGCCGGTAACAAAACCGACAAGAGATTTGAACTCTTTTTACAACATCGATTGGGTATGATTATCGATGGTACCGGTCGCAAGATCGATCGTTTGAAGCAAACCAAAAAATTACTCGAAGATTTGGGTTATGAGACAATGGCCATTTTCGTTAACACCGACCTCAAGACCGCAATCACCCGCAACGAGCTCCGCACCAGAAGAGTTGATCCGAGTTTGGTGAAACAGATGCACCAAGAGGTCAATGACAACTTGGGCGATCTTCAGCGCATATTTGGCAACAAGCTACTCATCGTGGACAACAGCGGTGAGGAGTATCCAGATCTGTCTTATTACGGAAAAGAATTGGACAAGTTTGTCCGCACGCCCCCAAATCGTCCGGCTGCTACAAAATGGATAGCCGACCAAAAGGCAAGGCGCAACATCAGCAAGTAATACTTGACACCCTGTGTCAAAGTGTTATATAATGTGCTGTTGATAATACTTTGGGAATCGCATGAACATTTCGCTTTTGGATGATCTCCATCTTGAGTTCGAACCAATTGAACTTCCGGGTGGTGAAACTTTACTGCTCGCAGGTGACATTTGCGTTGCAGACTTTCTACGACCACTTCGCACCGATGCAGAAGCGCGTAACCACCAGCGAGTATGCAAGCAATTCTTCTTTGAGGAATGCGACAAGTATGAGCGCGTTTTCTACACGCCCGGCAACCACGAATACTATCACGGGTACTATGAGGATTGTGAGACAATTCTTAGGGACTTCCTCAAAGGTACAAATGTCACCTTGCTGCAAAGTCAGGATGCTGTATTGCGTCCCGGGCTTCGTGTGTTTGGTGCCACAATGTGGACCGATCTCCGAAACGATGATTGGTTCGTTAAAAAGGCCGTGGACAACTACATGAGTGATTTTCACGTTATCGAACGGTATCCGGATCTTGCGGCGCTAAACGGACCATATGGGTCACGCAAGCGTCGAATGACACCATTGGATACGGTTGGGTTCCATCGTGCTGCTATGGCGCGGCTAACGGATGCGTTGCATCAACACGCCGACGATCAATTCATTGTGATGTCGCACCACGCGCCATCAATGGAATCAAGTCATCCAGTTTGGGGTAAGGGTGAAAATTTGACCAACTATGCGTACATCACCGAGTTGTCGGAATTTATTCTAAACCACAAGCAGATTACGCATTGGGTGCATGGGCATGTTCATGACAGTATGGACTACCCGATTGGAGATTGCAGGGTGATGTGCAATCCACGCGGATACGCTGGATATCAAGTCAACGAGACGTTTGAGCCGGCGTTTACATTTACAGTATAGGAGTTTTTATGAAGAAAATTTTACTTGCGGTTATGTTGGCAGCATTCACATTTTCGGGTGTGGTGAAAGCCGACGAACATCGTGGCGAGCACAGGGAGTTTCATGGTGAACGTCATGGACACGATCTCGGCTGGCTAATTGGTGGTGCTATCCTTGGTGGCATCATTGTACACGAATCCGAGCGCAGTCGGGAATATCAGCCACCGATGCGTCGTGTAATGGAATGCCGCGATGTAGTGTTTTATGACTACAATGGCTACGAACACGTTCGTCGCGAATGCCGCGAAGTGTACGTTCCGGTGGAAGAATGAGTGTTATTGATTGCACACTACTCAATAACGAGTTAGTTCTTTTAGAAAAGCGGCTCAAATACCTCTACGATTACGTTGACAAATTCGTAATCGTAGAGAGTAACTATACCTTTTCGGGTAAAGTAAAGCAATTGAACTATCTGGCAAACTACAAGATGTTTGAACCGTATAGAGACAAGATTATCTATACGCCATACATTGTTCAGCAGCACCAATATCAGTTCGATGGATATGTTTGTTCGGGGTACGATCCACAGTCGCCATATTGGCAGTTGGAATACGACCAGCGCAACTTTGCCATGGAGACACTCAAGTTCTTCGAAGATAGCGATATTGTGATATGTTCGGATCTCGATGAAATTCCAAACAGGGATATAATCTCCAAACTCAAGACTATGGGAATCCCTATTTCCTTGTCGATGGTATTGCTGCACTACAATCTTCTATGGGCCGGCAAGAATGCTTGGAACGGACCATTTGCAGCAAGGGTGCAGGATCTAAGGTACATGACGTTGACCAATTTGCGTCATACATGGGATTCTAGAGAACAGTTACTAAACAGTGGGTGGCACCTTTCGAACTTTGGTATTGCCGGGGATACGATTAGTAAAATTGAAAGTTTTGCCCACCAGGAATTGAATGTGCCGGAAAACAAAAATCCGACTACAATTGATTTCCGCAGAGCGAACAAGATTGATTTATACTCGGGTGCATTATTGGATGTCGACAATGTTAGTTTCAGAAGCTATCCAAAAGATTTCTGGTCAATATTTGGATTGTGGATGAATAGTTGATAAGTAAAAAACTAAGGATGAGTTCAGCAAACCAAATACTGACGCGTTGATGTGACGACTGTCGCGAGACAGGCTATATCGTCAACACTGGTCGGCAGTAACCGAATCTGTTGCTGAGTCAGTAAAACTCAGCCATCCTGTTTATTTTGAGAGATTTTGCATGAGCACATATTATGACTATCACGCCAAGCCAAAGACGGGATCTAGTAAAGAGCCCACTTTGACAATTGATTCGACCGATCCGCGAGCCGGTGTACAAGTTGGGGAAGATACCCTGGCCAAATTCCATGCTGCAATTGAAGAATTGCGTAGAAACGCTGCCAAAACAACCGTAGAATCCAAATAAGTCGTTGATTCTTTTGAACATTTAGTAGTTGATTTCTTTGTCCAAATCGGGTATACTACGAGCATGGACAGTAAGGAAAAGACGATGGACACGATCCAAACGCAGAAGGAAGAAATTGCCCGGCTTCGCGCTGCACTCCAGAAGATCAAGGATATGCCATACGAGCTCTGTGGTTCGGACACGGACACGTATGCGGACATTTACAATATTGCCAACGACGCGCTGGAGGCGAAGTAAGATGGGTACTGGACACTATGAGGCTTGGTGCGAGACTTGCAGCGAGCCCGTGCATACTGCGGACTTCAAGATCAAGAATGTTGAAGAAGCGATGAATGGTGCGGACCATGTGACTTTCGACTGCCCGTTTTGTAAGACGGAGCAGAAGTCGTATGTGGTTCGCGTTGCTGGTTATGATGATTGCCGGAGGGCATGAAGATGGCATACGTTAGTCAGGATCTCAAGGCACGCCTCGCACCCCAGATTAAGGCGGTGCTCAAGAAGTACGGCGTGAAGGGCACTATTGCAGTGCGCAACCGCATGACGCTTTGCTTGACACTCAAGTCGGGCCCAATCGACTTTATCGGCAACTACCGCAATACGGTTGGTGAGTCGCAGACAATGAAGGATATGGCCGGACTTCGGTACTTGGACGTCAACAAGTATTGGTACCAGGACCACTTCAATGGCAAGGCCAAGGAGTTCTTGCGCGAGGCGTTTGCTGCGCTGAACGACGGCAACCACGACAACAGTCGGTCGGAGATCGATTACTTTGATGTGGGCTGGTACGTTGACCTCCACGTGGGCAAGTGGGACAAGCCGTACGAGGTGGTGGCGTAACATGAACACTACTCTCGTTTGGGTGTTGATGACGTGGAGTGCTCGCACCAACGATCTCGTATACAGTCCACCCTTTGCCACGCAGGCCGAATGCGAGCGAGTTAAGACTCAAATTCCAAAGATTTACGAATTTGTATCAACAAGCAAATGTGTTCAAATGACCGTAGTGGTGAAGTGATATGAAAACCGATAGCCGTAAGGATATTCTAGAGTCGATTGAAATTGCCAGGCAGCGGGTTCTAAAAGCCCGACAGGTACTCCGTGCTGCCGAAGCTCGGTTGGATTTCGAACGACAGGCGATGGCCCAATTGATGGATCTTCTGAGGGACGAGAAAGTAACATGAGACAACTTACCGACGAAGAACACGAGCTACTGCGCAAGCGTGCCGGTGTGTTCCTCAACCTCAAGATCGGCGCCGCACTATGGCTTGGCGCCTGGGTATACGGTGGTGTGATTCCGTATTTTGATGGCAAGGTAACTGTCGGCCTGACAATTGTGTTTACTTCGCTCTTCTTCATTGCTCGATTCTTGTGGAAGATGGTCGATATGGTTGACTTCAACCGTGCAGATCGCTTGGCTCGCGAGATTCGAGAAGAGAAGAAACAGGGAAGTAACTGATGCTAAGTATTATAACGTCCGGCAAGAGTGCCGAGCGTTATTGGAACAATGATGTTCGTGATTAACCATAATTGGAGACAGTAAGATGTCCGATACACACAGAACATATGTTCAAAAGATTTGAGATTTTTTCAACAGCCAATGGAATGACCTAAACATAATCCACGAGGCTGCAAATATCTCTCCGGAGCGTGGTCATATCAGGACACGTATTTTGCATGATCCGACAACGGATATAAGGATTGAAGAAATCGAGCTGCATTGTGAGACCTTAGAGTTTAACTACCTTAAAGTGGGTGCTGGCCCAATCCCAAGGAAGCGATGAGATTTTTAATCATACTGTTATGTTTGATGTCGGCACCGGCATATGCCGACATCTTCGTTTTCATTGACAGTGACAACGAAGCGCATTATGCAAATCATCAAATCACCGATCAGTATCAATTGTTCATTGCCGAAGAAACAATCGCAATCGCTCCACTTCCACCACTACAGTCTCCACCTTTTATTCCAATGGATTCTTGGCACGAGCGGGCAGCATTCTTTTCGGACATGATTGATCGTGTGGCCAAGAAAGTCGATGTGCGCCCGGCACTACTACGGGCAGTAATCTTGACCGAATCGGCGTTTGATCCACGGGTAGTATCCCGTGCCGGCGCACAAGGATTGATGCAACTCATTCCAAAGACAGCCATGCGGTTTGGTGTCGACGATCCATTTGATCCCGAGCAAAATATTACCGGTGGTGGAATGTATCTTAACGAGCTCATGCAGCGATACAACAACAACATGAAGTTGGTACTGGCCGCATACAATGCCGGTGAAGATGCTGTGGACAAGTATGGTGGTAGAATTCCACCATACAAGGAGACAAGACATTACGTTCCGACTGTGTTAAAGTATTACCAGCAGTTTGAAGGTCCAACGCAGAAAAGGAAGTATCGTGGAAATAGGTGATTTAGTTGCGTCGAAGAATTCGCTGACCGATCCACTGCGGTCCGGAGCCGAGCTATATTTTCGGGCAGTGGTTGTATCTGTTGATCCGTTTGTAATGATTTCGGAACAGGCCGATATGCGTTGGTCAACATGGGACATTGATCGGGTGACGGTTGTTGGTCATGCATCCCCGGAAATACTTGAACGATGCGTTGACCGGTACGTGCGCGATATGTACGATTCGTATACCCGGGTCGACGACTGAAGATATATACAGCAATAAGGAATTTTATGAGCAACATTCAAAGAACAACTCAACCAATTTGGTCCGGCGTGCTTGGTGGCATTGCGGAACATTTTGATGTCGATCCATTTTTCATTCGGTTTGGTTATGTCATATTTTCGGCATTCACCGGTTGCCTCATGGGACTGATTTTATATTGGGTGATGACCTTGTTGATCCCAAAGCAGAAACGGATAGATGCACCACCCCCGCTTGACGTCATGCTCAATGCAAAATCCAACACCGTTGCTACCTCCCCACGGCCAACACGTAAGCCCAGGGTTCGTAAGGCAAACCGTAAATAAATCAACGACTTATAAGTCATTGAAATCATTGGTAATTTAGTGGTTGCCCAAACTTGACATTTCCTGTATTAGAGTGTAATATATACATATAAGCGCTGACATAACGGCTTATTAAACAAGGTAATTTGCAGAGGTTTATATGTATAGAGATATTGAAAACGACGAAACATCACTTCCCAAGTGGGTTGCTGCCGAGGATGCGCAGCGCAAGAGCACCGAGAATCGAAAGCTCTATTCCGAGGATGAACAAAGGTTTGTCCAGGAACTGCTCTCCAAGGTGAGTGGTGCTTATTCGGCTCGAGTGTTTGCTAACTATCGTGAGAAGTTTGCAGCAGTCAAGGTGATGAAGCCAACGGTTCGAGATCGTGTGAGCTCGGCTGTCAAGGAAGTTGAAGCATGGGCCGCGAAGCATGGTATCGAGCGCGTTACCACTGGGACTGCGGTAATTTATCGAGTTAAACATTAAGGAAACAATATGAAGATATTGATTGCTGTGATTATGATGATGGCGTCCTCGGTAGCATTTGCCGGAGACCGAGTTGATGCTACCCAGGCATCGTTTTGTGCCGACCTCTCTGTGCGCCTTGCGTTGTTTGGGGTGTTTGCACACACTGCTCCATCAAAGGAAGCATTCGATGTATTTGCATACAAAGCAATTGCCAATGGTAATGCTACCCAGGAAGAGCGAAAGATGCTAGCAAAAATTGTCGAAGCGGCTTGGGATATTAAGGATCAGAACATTCGGGATAAGGCCATGCAATTTTATAGTGGTTGCATGGGCCCCGTTGGTACCGGTACGTAATTGGGTGGCTTATGAGCACAGAGAATCTCTATAAGGATAAACTAGGCAAGTTACTCGAGATCAACGATCAAGTAGTAACGCACCACCGAAATGCGTTGGTGATTGGTCAGGTTATGAAGATGACCCCAAAGCAGGTTCGTGTATCGGTATATACAAAGAACAAGCACCGTAAAGCAGTTAAGATTTTGGATCCAACGGCTCCAAAAGGATATACGTGGGACCACATCAGTACACCGATTACGGTACTGCGCCCCGCCCGGGACATTATCAAAATTGATGACCCAGATGTTCTGTTTTACGCATTACAAAATTCTTGACAAGACATATGAGCAGGATATATAATTGACTACGCATTTGTAGATTTTGGGTTAGTTTCAGCAATCAAATGCACATAGCAGCAAAAATGCTAACCCGTTAAAGGAGAAGAGATGAACACATTCGTAAAGTCCGTTTTGACCATTCCAGTCGAGTCCCGTACCGAAAATGGTATGAAGGCGCAAGTGTCCACCATGCAGGCAATCACCGATCTGTTCTACAAGATCGGTGCATCCCGTGGTAAGGATATCACCCCGCTCTTTGAGCGTGCATATCAGGAGAATCAGGATCTAGCCATCCGCATCGCCCAGTGGACCCGCGACGTCCGGGGTGGTGCTGGTGAGCGTCAGCTATTCCGTGACATTCTCCTGCACCTTGAAAAGCTGCACCCAGATGCACTTACCAAGACCAAGCTACTGAACAACGTTGCCGAACTCGGCCGTTGGGATGACCTGTTGATTTTCTCCACACCACTCATCAAGCGCCAAGCCTATGCAATTATTGCTGATGCATTGTTGCGTGGAGCCGCTGCAAGAGTGATGCTGGATCAGATTGATTCAATGAGTGAGTCGGCATGTGAAGCAGAGCTAGTTAAACTTGAACAGCGATCAAAATGATTGCGTTTCATATTAGGCATATTGATACCGGTTACACCACAATGAGGGCAAATGATCGTACCATAACTGTTAGGACTGCGATGCTTGTGATTACCGTTAGCAATTGACTTTAGTGTTGACTGCTTATTCTTTATCGACAACGCTTCCCAAACAGACGGATCTACATTAGGATTATGCTTACATCGTTCACCATGAAATCTTTTATAGTTACCACCGTCACACTGTTTGTTGCAATGTGGGCAAGTTTGCTTAACTGTATTGTGTCTAGCTGTTGCGATATTCAAGCGTCGGGTGTCAGAGCAAGGTGTATGTTTGAACGACATATAAACCTTTACTTCAAACGGTGTGAGTGTGTCTCGCTTGGTAAAGAATGTCATAGCATGGCGCATCTTGGTCAAATCAGCTCCAGTAGTCATCTTAGTTAACAACCAATGACACACAAAATGCTCTTTGATCGACAAGTAAACAATATCATTATTTGCAATAATTGACTTAGGATATACATGATGACCCTCAACACAAATAAGAATTTTTTTGGCTGCAACTCTGGTGCTAGCTCGGACTTTTGCCTTATTGATGATTGCCATGTACCACTTAGTGTATTTGTTGTCTAAAAACTTTATCATAATTCCTCCTAAATAATTATTTATACAAATGGATGCCTCGAAAGGTGACAAAATGAAAAATATTTCTGCAAAACAACAACTTCGCAACAAACTACAACAAATCGCCATGGAAGGTGAAATGTGTGCGAAATGGCAAAAGCGCAAGGGTTCAGTTGCGGCTGATCTTCGTGCGTATCTTGGTCTTTCACCAAAGGCTTATCGTAAGCTCATTGTTGGCTTGTCCAATACTGTTGAGCAGAAGATGTGCGCCAAGAACTTCGAGGAAATCAACTACTCACATGTTCCGTCACTGGCAATGTCGCGGTACATGAAGGCATTCTCCAAGAACGATGCAACTCGTTTCGTGGCATATCGCGAGGCACTGAAGTCCGGCGACAAGTCGGTCAAGATCAATGCAGCAGCGGTTTACCCGTATGACGTTATCAAGGCACTGCGCAACGAGGCCGATCCGGCTGTATGCAGCGCACAGTGGGATGCCTTGCCGGATTATCTCGATGACTCAAACGTTCTTCCGATGGTTGACGTTTCGGGTTCGATGGCATGTCCGGCAGGTGGCAGTAAGTCTGTGGAATGTATCGACGTTGCACTATCGCTTGGTCTGTATTGCGCATCCAAGAACAAGGGTGCGTTCAAGGACCTATTCCTGACCTTCTCGGCTGCACCACAGCTCATGCAGGTCAAGGGCAATTTGGCCGAAAAGATGGAGCAGATGGAAGGATCTACTTGGAACATGAACACCAATCTACACGCTGCCTTTGACCGTGTGTTGGAAGTGGCAGTGAAGGGTAACGTTAAGCCAGAGGACATGCCAAGCACAGTCCTTATCCTTTCGGACATGCAGTTTGACAGTTGCACTCGTTACGACGACTCAGCGTTTCAAATGATTCACCGAAAGTACAAGACTGCGGGCTACAAGGTTCCAACTATTGTGTTTTGGAACTTGGGTACAAACTACGGCAACGTGCCGGTATCGTTTGACGAGCACGGTGTTTGCTTGGTATCGGGCTTCAGTCCTTCGATTATGAAGGCTGTGCTTGCTGCCGACGTTGACACGCTTTCCCCGGAGACCGTGGTGCGCGATGCTGTGAGCATTGCGCGATATGACTATCTCTAAGATAGCATTTTTGGACCGAGATGGTACTATCATCGAAGATGGTAACTACCTCTCGGATCCAAAAGACATCAAGCCGATGCCCGGAGTATTTCAGGCACTCGCCCTCCTTCAAGAGAAAGGTTACAAGTTGGTGGTGGTCACCAACCAATCGGGCTTTGCACGTGGATTCTTTACCCAGGAACAATATGATGCAGTAACCACTCGTTTGGTGGAGGTTTTTGCCTCCAGAAACATAGTGTTTGAAGCCGTACTGCACTGCCCCCACCATCCCGATGACAATTGCCTTTGCCGAAAACCAAATACCGGAATGCTCCTTTCCGGTGCCGCCATGGTTGGTGCCGAATTACGGGATTGCATAATGATCGGCAATTGGGCCACAGACATTGAAGCCGGACGAAAAGCCGGATGCAGAACATTTTGGATAGGTCCAAATAATAATTGGACAGATTTTCGATATTGGTTGACCGGACTAGATAAATCTGTTATACTTTAGGTAAGGTAATAGGAGTGACGAGATGAGCCATAATTCCGAGTTGATTCTACAGAAAGTGATGGGGTTGGATGAGGAAGCTGCATTGGCTCTCATTAAGTATTACGGGATGGTTTCGCGCATCACGCGACGAGACGAAGAGCGGTATGTTTGCACTCGCGACTTCAGACGCGAACGAATGAACATTGAATTTGAGAATGGCGTAGTTACGCGAGCCGAAGTGGGGTAACATGATTCATCTAAGTTTTGGTCTATCCAATCCGTTTTCAAAGCGACGGTTTGATCTCGTGTATGACAAGGCAGTGAGCCTGTCCAAAAACAAGCACATCGAATTCAACGTATATCGTGATCGATGCATCGTATCGGGCTCCATTAGATTTACCACACGCGCAGACCATGCAGGACTTGCGCTAGATTTTTCGTTATTCACATGGAATGTTGAATTTGTGTTTTACGACAGCAGGCATTGGGACGAGGCTGCTGGCACATGGGAGGTGAGCGATGAGACCTAGTTTTACATTGTGGCTACTTCGTAAGATCTTCGGTAGTACCTTTCGAGGGTTGAAAACAATGTTCAGTTTTTTTGTGGAGACACACAAGGATTTTGTTAAGGATATGGCCACTGATCCAGGGGATGGTATCCCAAGGATGATCTGCTTGTCTGTATTGTTGTATATTGTCCTTGTGTTCCCTCTTGTGGTATATGAAAAGACTTCCGGTTCTAGTCTGGAAGAGCAGTCAACCCATTTCAAGATATCAATTTGTGGTCTTCTGTTATATTGGCTTATTTGTGGATTGATTGCTGCACGACGTATATTTGTTGCCGAGCATCAAAAGCTATTTGATGCCCTTAAGGATGGGAAGCAGACATGAGTTGCCCACAATGTATTGAGCTACGCGATGCAGTGGATAATGTGGGTTGCTATCCAGCAGCTATAAACGGTGAGCCAAGAACACCATTTGGTGATGGTTGGAATGCTTGTGCTGATGAGTTGAGAGGGAAGGTAACGGCTATCACTGAACGTAACAACCAACCGTATGATCCACACCGCGATATTCTAAATATACTCGACGCCGGTTGGTGGGAGGATGGACGGCTCATTCTAAACATGAATGACATTTTTGCGTATGCTTGTGCCGATGCCGAAGAAGTGCTGCCCGATGAGATGCCGGAACTGGGTCATTTGGCTAGGATGTATGGACACGCCGGTATTACATATTGGGTATCCAAGAAGCGTAACGAGATTCCGAACATACCACTGTACCGCGATGAAGTAGAAGCCATTACCAAATTGGAGAAGTTACGTGACGCACGACGTCGACCCCGAACTCCTTAAAACAAACTTTAACGTCCACGACATTCTCAAGGATAATACCGTCGAGAGGAACCGTGAAATCAACATGAGCGATCGGTTGCCTTATGCTATTTGCCTTTGGAACATCGAAGGCAATCTCAACATCGGCATGTCAATTAGGACCGCTTGCAACCTTGGTGCCGAACGAGTATTTGTTATTGGGCGCAAGCATTACGACAAGAGGTCGTGTGTCGGAACAAACCATTACCTCCCAATTGAAGTAGTGAAGGCATATAATTTCGATAAACAGGAATATGATTTAAACGTATTTTGGTTGACCATGTTCCATTATGGTTATCGTCCAGTATTCATTGAGACCGGTGGCGTACAATCCATTTGTAGCGGATTCTTTGATTTGCATGATTATTGGAGCTCCGAGACCAAACCTTGTTTGGTGTTTGGTTCCGAGAGTGAGGGTATTCCACGGGCATTACTCGAAAGTGAAAATAGCAAGATATACAGCATTCCGCAGTACGGCGTTATTCGATCGTTTAACGTGAGTGCATCGGTGGCAATTGCTTGCTGGGAATTTGTCGATAAAGGAACGAGACGCAAATGAAAATAAAAGTTGATCTTTCACCAAACATGAGAATTGAAACTGGTCCAGTGACGGTTGAATACCGCGATGGATCGAAGGATTGGACGGGTGTGTTTATTCGTGGGGACAATGCGGCCGCGTATGCAATGTATCTTGAATTATTGTTGCGTTGCATTGATCCCACCAATAGCAATCTCGATGTCTTTGCACACCATGCCGTACGGGGATTGATTGACTTGCTGCATAGTTCCAATGAAGTATTAAATCCCAATTTACGTGACTAAATACTGTATGATTTACACCCCCGATCTTACACACGAGCGTATATCTTCTATGGAACATTGGAAGATTGTTCGAGCAAATACTACCATTGTTGAACACGAGACATATCATTTTGTTGGTGTTGTGGATGGGTTTGGTCGAGTAAGCTCGCCAATAGATGAATTTGATGCCAACAAGATGACCGGTAAAACTCGGTCGGGCAGAGAGTATCATTTGGTTGGCCCATCGACTGCATTACCCGAAGAAGCACAATATGTGCTGGATGTTTGGGAAGAACGAAATGAAACAGTCGTTGATGATGTTACCTCGGTTTATCTAAAGGAACATAGATGATTCGTGTTGGTGTTACGGGCGGCAGAAACTATCACAATGCGCGGTTAGTTGCCGAGATGTTGGGATTTGCCCGAGTCATGCAAAATGAGATTACTATCGTTGTTGGTTGTGCCAATGGGCTCGACAGGCTTGTACGCAACTGGGCTATTAAGCATGGTATCACATTTGAAGAGTTCAAAGCAGATTGGAAGACGCACGGGAAAGCCGCAGGGCCGATTCGTAACCAAAAGATGTTAGATTCGGGCATGATAATTTTGATTGCATTTCCCGGGGGAACTGGTACAGCCCATATGACCGGCATATGCCGCAAGGCCGGTGTGCAAGTGATTGAGGTCAACGACAGTGACGTACAATAAGGAAAAGCGTGGCAAGCGCATTGATGAAAAGAAACGCAATCTAAAGAAGTGGTTGCGTGTTATTAAAGATTGGTATTGGTTTGACAATACTCCCGAATCCGATAAGCTATATCACGCACGGAAATATGCCAGCCACGGCAAATTGTGTTCATGCGATGGTTGCTGCAATCCACGCAGGAGTGGGTACAATAAGACAAGAGAAAAATTGACAATGCAGGAGCGTCGGTTTAAAGATTATGCCGAGACACAAGAATGATGTACTTACGAACATGCACCAAGGAACAATTGCTCGAGCTATCACACGATAGACTTGAAGAGTTGCTATATGCACCGAGGTACTATGATCCGGAAACATTTGATACATTTGTAGTGGATCAACAGGTACGCTATAATCTAGAAGAGATTGTAGAGGCTCGACGGCAGCAAAGTTATGCCAGGGAGAAAAGATGAATCCGTTTATTATTATCCTGATAATTATGGTAGTCGTATTGGGACTCGATAAGTATCTCCACTACCGCAGAGAACATACGTGGACCAAACTCAACGACATGTATGATGTGAATGGCAATGGTTCCATTCACCTCAACTACAACCGGGCGTTCAATTCGGAGACATGGAAAGAAATGATGGAAGCGATGCATAAGCTACCACGCAACAAAGACGGCAATATAGAGTTACAGGATTAAAATGAACAGAGAACAAGAATTGATGGTGCTATTGCAGGGAACATGCGGGGATATTGTGCAAGAAGTTGCCAAGATTCACCGCTTTGGAAAATCCCAAGAAACCATGGATAAGCTCACAGATGAGTTTGGCGGATTGTTGGCACTGGTAAAGCTACTCACCGAAGAAGGTTATGTTGATGGTGAAGAGCTGATGCTTGCCGGTGATCGAAGAATTAAGAAACTCGAACATTACATGAACAACAAGAAGTGGTGACATATGGAAGAAGATAAAAAGAAATCGCTTGTGGATGCACTCCAGGACTTTAGCGAAGTGTTTAATTCTGTCATGGCCCAAGAAGAAGATCTCAGCGAAGAATATTGGAACTCTTTGACCAAGGAACAGCAACTCCAAGCATTTTGTGCAGTAGTTCGCCGTATTCACAAGGGTGATATTGAACTCCGTGGCTCATACCGCTATGTGCTCTATGATGTATTTGGGTTTGGGATGGAAGCATATACCGCAGCACAAATGGCCGGCTATTTAGAAATTCACAATTCGATTTACACTGCACAAGAACTTGAAGAAATTAAGAAGGAAGGGGAAGCCAAATGATTGGATCGGGATTCGGCCAAAACGGTATTCAAGCAACAATTTCCACTGGTAGTTGTTATCAGTCCGGAATAGTAAAGTGGAACAGCTCGGCTCAACGATTTGAAGTCATGGGCTTCAATGCCGAGGTTACGCCAATCACTCCAGGGTTGCTTACAGTAACAATGGACCCCAAGATTTTCGCCTGGATCCAGCGTAAGATGAAAGAAGAGGAAGAAGCAGAAACTCATCCAATGCTCAAGGATCTTTATGAGCAATACAAGTCGGCCCGCATTCTCATTAAATCCAAGGCCGAATCAGCAGTAGGATCGAGTCTATGAGTAACGTAGTTAACTTTGACGAACACCGCAAGAAGAAACTAGCAACCAAGAAGAAGGCCAAGGTGGTCAGCATCACTTATCCCAATCAAACAATCGAGCCCACACCAATTCCGGGATTGCAAACGCTCGGGGAATTGTTTTACGAACTTGAACAGGATCTCAAAGCAAGGTACGAAGCCGAGAAAAATAATCGATAATTTATGGCCAAGGTAAAAGCCCCTCCTCCAGTACATTTAGACTTGATGGGTAATCCTATTGCAATGCAAGCATCGGTGGTGACACATTACCGAAATGCTCTCCGTGTTGGCGTGGTAGTAAACAGCACACCAAAATATGTCCGCCTTCGAATCCACAACCAAGGCCACGGATGGGATACTAACACCCGTAAATGGGTAACAGACGGATTTTGGCGGGAGACGCTTCGTGTTCCGGAGGATGTGATTGTGGTTGACTCTCCGGACATTTTAATGTATATACTTAAAAACTCCAAGTAAATCAACGACCTACAAGTCATTGAAAACATTGAAGATTTAGTTGTTGCAATTTGGATCCAAATCAGGTAATATACGTTTACAGGATAAGGAAGCAGGACAAACAAATGTTCGACACCGAATTTAATTTTCCCGGGGAGCCGGAATTGTCGGCCGAGTACAACTCGGTGGCCAGCTACTACAGCGACTTCCACAAGGATGTGAATGGCTTCCGCCCGCGTTGGATTGTTGGTTGCGCCGATGGCTTCACCTGCGTGTCCGACCTCCGTGCGGCGCTGGCCCAGCTTCGTGCTGCGGTTGAGCAGTTGCACGCCGACATCGAGCAGCGCAAGAGCACGTTCGAAGGCCGCGAAGAGATGCGCGAAGAAGGTTGGGTTGTCGAAGAGACCGACCCCGCGTACATTGCTGCGGCAGCGGCTTCCAAGGTCGATCGCGATGCGCGTCGTGCTCGCGAAGAATACGAGTGCTCGTACGAATACTACCTCGAGCAGCAGGTGCTGACCGAGGAGCAGAAGGCCGACAAGGCCAAGGACGATTACGAGTCGTTCTTATACGACAAGTACGAGGTAGCATGATGTACGCCGTTTACAATCCGCTCACAGGTTTTGCTTACAAGGGCAACAGCCTCGGTGCCAAGCGTTACGAGACGCTAGTTGGCGCCCGACGTGGTGCAGTTGCGCTAAACAAGCGCAATTATCGTGGGGTCAATACATGGGCTGCGGTTGCCCTTGTAGACCTGCCAAAGCAACCCGCACCGGGTTGCTGTGATCAAAGCCGCGAAGCATATTGGAGTACCTGAAATGAAAACGTCCGAACTTATCAAGGCCCTTACCGAACAGCTCGCTGAACATGGTGATCTCGATGTGCTAATGATCGAACCAAACGATCATTCGGTGTATGCTATCTCGTCTGCTGGACTCGAAAAGGTAAAGCGTGGCGACTATCCGAAGGAATGGAACATGCCCAAGAAGTTCATTGCACTGGAAAACTTCTGATGGATGTCCAAACAGTAATTGCCAATCTCCGGAATACCATTGCCGGCAAGGAAATGCTATTGGCGGATCTCAAGAAGAATCGCGACGCCGAAGATGAATCAGCAAGGTGGGGAGGTCGAGCACCCGATGTTCACTTCTCTATAACGATTCGTTTTTTGGAATCGAACCTCGAAGAGCTTCGAAAGATTCTAGAAGATCTAGTGCAGTGCGTTTGGTAGAATCTCTATACAAATCAAAGACTTACAAGTCATTGAAAACATTGACGATTTAGTTGTTGCAACTGGATCCAAATTCTCGTATTATACGAGCATAAGGTAACTGGAGATTGGTCAAATGAACAGAAAGCTCAAAGGGTCCCAGAAGATGCTGGTCCGCGTTAATGGCACGGTGTCGTTTTACACGACTGCCAAGGCACTACGCGACGGCAATGCTGGCGACTTTGCGCCCCTGAACCTTTCGCTGCGCAGCGCAATTGAAAGCCTCGACGATGACCGGACACTGTCCCGTCTCGCGAAGGACATTGCCGAAACTGTCGGCACCGGACGCACGTACGGCGCGTTCCAAATCCAGCTGACTGTGGTCTAAGGAGAACACCATGCGCGTTTACAACTGCATCAACAACACCAAGGCCAAGAAGGTTCTCGCCGAGATCCGCAAGGTGGCCAAGCGTTCCAAGAACGACGAAGATCTCGATCTTCGCGTGTACGTTAACTGCCGTGAGCAGGGCTTTTCGCTCCAGAAGTCGTTTGATGGCCTGAAGGGCAAGAAGGTAGCGTTCTCCGAGAACCGGAACAGCGATGACATCGTTGTGTACACTGGCGACAAGGGCGAGTTCGAATTCAACACCAACGTGCCGAATGAGCGGGCTTGGCAGGATCGGAACCTCTTCAAGTACAACGACTACCTTGGTGCAGCCAAGTTCATTGTTAAGTATCTCTCGGAGAAGTAAGATGGGCATTTACCAGTACACCATGCGCAAGGATTCGATTCACGTGGATGGGAAGCAGATCGGTCGATTTGCTTTTGCGTACAAGCTCGGAAACAATTGGATGCCCGATGGCGATACCGACGTTTGGATTCCGGCAAAGTTGACCGGCACTGCTGGTCGGTACAAGAAGAATCGGACCGTGTGCCGTTTCAACGCGCAGTCCTTTCTGGCCCGTGAGGCGCTCCCGGATGTCGAGTACATCATTGTTGGCGACTCCTTTAAGGATGCACTGCGTCAGACTGGTCGGACACCAGTGTACCGCATCACTACGGCCCAGTCCCAGTTCACCGAAGAGCTCGATACCTACGTTGGTGACTTGACTTGCTTTGGTGGACTGTACGTTTTTGTGCCGAAGAAGGTAATGGAGGCCGCATAATGAGTGACCAATTCGTAGAGGCTCTCGTACGAGAGGTGAATCTTCTCCGCTCCCAACTCGACGAAGCGCGGGCGGAGTTGGAGGTAATCACGCGCCAGTGCGACCGCCAGATCCTTGAGGCTATGCGGGCCGTTGCCGACCGCGACGCCCTCCGCGCCGCGATAGAGGCGCATAACGATTTCGTGGAGTACGTATGCCTACACAATAGGGACGCCAACGAACAGCTTTCGGACTTCCTGATCCCCCTGCCGCCCGCCGCCGCTGCGCTCGGTGATGGTCACGCATCCGACTGCGCGACGCATAACGCCCCGGCGCTGCCAGTAGGGCCGTGCGGCTGTGACGAAGCGCCCGAGGCGGGGCCGAAATCATGATCGCATTACTTTGCCTGATTGTGGCGCTTCTAGGAGGTGTCTCGTGGCTGGTCGCAACAGCGCCACCGACGCCAACGCATTGCAACAGTTGCGGAACTAAGCTACACGCCGTGCCGGAGCGTTACGGGCTTCAATTGAACACCACAATGGTTTTAGAATGCCCACGCTGCACGGTGCAGATGGAGGGAGGAAAATGAACGCATTTCAGAATCCCGCAAATATTCTCGTCCGCTGTGAGGATCGCATGGTGTTCCCGGTACGGGCTTCTGATCTGGAGCCGGTTGCATGTTCCTGCTACGACCCGTGGTGCTTTCGTGAGCCGCTGCCGGGACGCATCTACATTGGTGTGGACGAATGGAATTTGAAGCGCACCACCCTTGCCGGACAGGAGTACGGGAAATGAAGGCTATGAGACTACGTTGCAGGATAGGGATTCACCGTTGGGAATTCATGGGATTTGGAGATGGTGGGTACACCGATCAAAAGATGCGCTGTCAATGCTGTAATAAAGAAATTCGGGGTTGGTTCACTACTCCAGGATCTAGTGGGAGATAATGATGGATACGAAGCGATATAATTGTACTACGGGTGGTATGGAAGAGGCCGAACGCGGCGAATATGTCCTTGCCTGCGATTATGACGCAAAGGTTGCAAGGCTGACAACGGCACTGCAAGCAATAGCCGACGATGGTTGGCTGTATTACGGTGAAGAAGGTCCGAGTGATGTACAGGAGTTGGTTTACGCCGTACTCCGTGAAGGAAAGAAACTATGAGCAAGTGGGTCAGCATGAAAGATTATCAACCGGAACACGATTCACTGGTGCTAACGTTTACCCCACCTTGCACAATGAATGTCCAATGGTACTGGGTTCTAGATGATGGTCCGCAATGGTCCTTGCTATCACGGAGTAATCCGTTGCATAATATGATTACACACTGGATGCCGTTGCCGGAACTACCAAAGGATGAGTAGCATGAATAAGATAAAGTCGGGAACTCTAGTTTACGACCGTTGGTGGCCCGAATGGGGGTCGGGTGTCATTCGACAGATTAGCCCGCGACGATGGCGCGTTGGGTTTGCACGCGGCGCTCTTGTTTACGACGCTGCCCACCTTCAATTTTTGAGCCCATGGAGCTAATGATGTATCACGTCTTTGACAAGAAATGGCCCACACGATCACGTACCCTTTCCACACCATCTCAGGTGGTATCCTTCCTCCTTGGTCGGAGCCTTACCGAATACATTGTCATCAAGGCAATCAACGGAGTCAATGTGGTCATTCCACTTGAGCATTGCGATATTGCATCCGTAGAACGTCAGCTTCGGTGCGCGTGAGATACTAAATACAGGATATGTACAAATCCATTCTGCTCACTGCACTGTTACTATCTGGCTGTTCATCTCCGCATGAAGAACCCGATGCTGATGATCGCCAACTCTCAATCCAACACCTTAAAGGATTGCAAGGACAGGTCGAGCAAACACAGCACCCAACCATAATTCCATCAATTGATGTATTAAGGTTTAAGGTTGAAAGGATTGATGTACTGAAGGATAATATGTCCACAACTGGATACCGCGGTGTGTATCTTATTACCGATATTGTTACCGGCAAACAGTATCTTGGTATCAGTAATATGGGCATGGTTGCTTTGGAGAAGAATAATGATTCGACCCGAGGTCGTTGATGTTGCGGTAATTGTAGTGGCAACTATTGCTGCTGGTGTTTTTGGCGCACTGAAGTCACCAAATGAAAAGTTGTTTTTAAGTGTGGTGTTTGCCCTGTTGGGCTTACATTATCCGTTTTTATCTGTATAATGTGTACATCGACTTCAACAATCTACTCATTGGTGAATTAATGGAACTTACAATTTCGCAGAGTGCCCCGACAAAGATGTTGGAGATTACTCCAGCCGGCGAGCTAAAAGTATGCGCCAGTCATCCAGAGATTCTAAAACTTATGAACGATTGGAATGCTGGAGAATTGAACAGGTACGGTGAAACGATGGGGCCATACATTATGATTGCCTTGCTGCTACACCGAATTAACAATTTAGAATCCCGTATTGCAGGATTGGAACCAAAATGAGAATGTCGAAAAAGCAGATTGATGATCGGATTGCAGAATTAGAATTCCATCTTGAATCAAACAAAGGTACAATCAAACGATTGACCGAGCGGGCAAAGTATCTTGAACAGGAACTTGCCCACGCTAATAGGTTTATTAGATCTCTCCAGGAAGACAACGAGGATACCGAACGATGAGTACATTGATTGCAGCAACAGCCGAACAGGCCACAGAGATTCATAAACAAGCCAAGGCATTTGTTTTGAGTTATCCAACCTTTGATAAGGGTCGACTTTCGGCAACCTCGGCAGTAGCCGAATACATTGCTCGCCAGCGCGGACTCACAATGTTTTATTACAAGATTGGTGATATTGCTAATCTATAAGGCGTTAATGAATTATTTTGACTATAACGTTGAACGGACTAAAAAGAAGGAAGTGCCGAAATCGGTAAAAATACCCGAACCGGTACAGTATCCACATATTCCATATAGTCTAGATGGCATTGAAGTTACGGAATATCGAATCACCGACACAGAGGATGAAAGAGAATGGCTGAAGCAACTCCAAAAGAAGTAGTATCGACTAGAGATGAAAAGATAAGGGATTTCATTCAGGTTGGTATTCATGTTGTGGTAATGGTTTTTGCCGCAGCATCGGCAATCAAACTGCACAATGCCAATAATGATGTTGCTGCATTTTGGGCACTGGGTGTGGTTATGTGGTGCGGGCTTGATTTTGTAAATGGAATCTTTTATAATATGTTTAGGCGAGCATCGACGGAATTGCTGAACAACATGGTCGCATTGAATTCCGAGTTGCTTTCTCGTGTTGCGGGGTTAGTAAGTGTTATCGAAACTGCGAAAGCCAATAAGTCAAATTCGGGTAATTAAAACCGGAGTTAAATTTGGTCCCGAAATGGTTCGGTGGCAGGTTGAGATATACAACCCAAATGTTTGGTTCTTTAGATGGCAACCACTTGAACGCTTTAGGACACGAGACGAAGCGCACGCATATGCCGATAGGATGAGATGGATTGTAGATTTTGGACTTTTAGACGGTTAAGGCTAAATACTTTTGCAACAGGGTAGACCAGTTGCATTTTTAACAAGGAGTAGATCCACATGGTAATGAATACAACAGCTCATATACACAAGTCCCCAATGGGATGGTCCGATAAGGCCATCACACCCAGGCGCTATGATCTAGCAGTGATCATCGGGCGCTTTCAGCCATTCCATAATGCCCACGAAAAGTTGATTGAGGAAGCCAAAAAGCATTCGGACAACGTCCTGGTGCTCATCGGCAGTTCCTTTATTGCACGCAACATTAAGAACCCGTTCACTTATGACGAACGGGCTGCAATGTTACCCCCGGGCACAATATCGGCACCACTTGTAGACGATCTCTACAATGACCAACAGTGGGTTGCTATGGTGCAGCAAGAAATCGAAAACGAATTAGATAACATTTATGATACGGCAGTTGGCAAGTCTGTTTGTATCATTGGCCACCACAAAGACGATTCGTCTTACTATCTCGATATGTTTCCAAATTACGAAGTTGTTGAGGTTCCAAACTTCGATACACTGGACTCGACTACCATCCGTGACATTCTGTTTGGTAACAAGATGGTACCGGCAGATGTTATGCCCGAGCGCGTAAAGAATTTCATCGATACGTGGCGCCAGAATAACCCCGCCCTTAATAACGCACTCTGTGAAGAACACAAGTTCCTTAAGGACTATAAGCAGATGTGGTCCAATGCACCATTCCAACCAGTGTTTGTGACAACGGACGCTGTGGTCATTTGCAATGGGCACATTCTACTCATCAAGCGTCGTATGGCGCCGGGTAAGGGGTTGTGGGCATTGCCCGGTGGCTTCCTCGGTCCAAATGAGAGGATTGAAGATTCTATGCTTCGTGAACTCGAAGAAGAGACTCGCATTCGGATACATGGAGATGTGCTGCGTGCCAGCATCAAAGGTTCACAAGTATTTGATCATCCCAACCGCAGTGAACGCGGACGCACGATTACACACGCATATCTGATTGTGCTACACGAGCGCAACCTACCAAAGGTACGCGGAAGTGATGATGCTGAACGCGCCAAGTGGGTTCCACTTTCTAAGTTTTACACAATGACCGCAGAGATGTACGAGGACCACTACTCGATTGCATCTAAGATGATTAACAGGGCGTAAGGAGAGCAACATGATTACAGCAAATGAAGCACGCAACCTTGCAGGTCCCACAATTGATGAGAGAGTTGAAGATGCTGGTAAGGTGATTGAAGAAGCCGCCAAGGCCAAGAAGCGTAAGGTGGCATTGCATGATCCGTTTTGGGTTAATGGTGGATATAGTAAATCGGATGATTGGAAACAAGGAGTGGCCAAACTTGAAAAGCTCGGATTCAAGGTTTCGTTTTATTACGAAGAAAGGCAGTTTGTCGATATGTATACGATTGTTGAATGGTAAAGTGCAGGGTAGACCGGCACGTTTTTTAACTAAGGAGTAGATCCAAATGAACATGATTCTAAATACCGATTCGTACAAGGTTTCGCATTTCGCGCAGTACCCAGAAGGTACAACCAATGTATTCAGTTACATCGAGTCACGCGGGGGCGAATATGATCACACGCTATTTTTCGGCCTGCAGGCATTTATCAAGGAATACCTGCTGAAGCCGATCACATACGAAGATATCGCGGAGGCGAAGGAAGTGTATGCGCTACACGGTGTGCCCTTCAATGAGGCGGGGTGGAAGCACATTCTTCTCCAGCACAATGGCTTTCTGCCAATCAAGATCAAGGCAGTGCGCGAAGGAACGATTGTCCCAACGCATAACGTTTTGGTCACGGTGGAGAACACAGACCCAGAAGTGCCCTGGTTGACGAGCTACGTTGAGACTGCCCTGCTTCGTGCGGTATGGTATCCCACCACAGTGGCAACGATCAGTCATAGCATTCGCCAGATCATCAAGGAGCGACTGGATACCAGTGCCAACAACCTCGATGGTCTTGACTTCAAGCTGCACGACTTTGGTGCGCGTGGCGTAAGTTCGCTGGAGAGTGCGGCTATTGGTGGTGCTGCACATCTTGTAAACTTCAAGGGTACCGACAACGTTCCGGCGCTAATGTTCGCCCGCAAGTATTACAACGAGCACATGGCGGGCTTTAGTATTCCGGCAGCGGAACACAGCACTATTACCAGCTGGGGCAAGGAGCATGAGGAAGATGCTTACGCAAATATGCTGAAGCAGTTCGCCAAGCCCGGTGCGCTAGTTGCAGTAGTTTCCGACAGCTACGATCTGTTCAACGCCATTGAGAACATCTGGGGTGGTACACTACGCCAGCAAGTGATCGACAGTGGTGCTACGCTTGTCGTTCGTCCGGACTCGGGTAACCCAACAGACATTGTTGCACATTCGGTGGTACTGCTGGACAAGAAGTTTGGTCACACACTAACCAAAGATGGGTACAAGCTACTCAACAATGTTCGTGTCATCCAAGGTGACGGCATCAACGAGCAGAGCATTAAGGACATTCTCGCAAGGCTTTGGATGATGGGCTACAGTGCGGATAACGTGGCGTTTGGTATGGGTGGTGCGTTGCTCCAGCACATGAACCGGGACACGCAAAAGTTTGCAATGAAGGCAAGCGCAGTCAAGGTGAACGGCGTATGGCGCGATGTGTTTAAGGATCCCGTTACGGATTTTGGCAAGAAGTCAAAGAAGGGTCGCTTGGAACTCTACTACAATCACATCAACAATACATACCACACCGATATTGAAGGTAGTGACCATGTCCACAATCCAGTGCTTGAAGTAGTGTACGAAGATGGTAAGCTGGTACGCGAGGAAAGCCTGAGCTTGATTCGAGAGCGCGTTAAGGCTCAGTAATTAAGCAACAGGTTTGTTTCTAGCATCGTATGGGCTAAGTTGGGCAATAACCAACTTAGCCCTGTCTATGTCGGCCTGTATGGCAAGTTGGCAATGATTCTTTTCGCATTTGCCCAACCAGTACGACATGTATTTGCCCCACTTCTTACCATCAATCTCTGCCATACCAGCACGAGCCGAAATGGTAATATCAAAGGTGCCACCGGTAATGATGTTGATGAACACATCGAAACCAACTGCAAACAATTTCATCCAGGTGCGGTCACTGGAGAACACCCCGGCAATAATTGATAGCAGTGTAAAGATACCCACCCCAATCCAAAAATAGTTAAGAATAGATAAAAGGCTCATGTGGGATCTCCTGTCCAATTATTTATGAAAAACGGTTGTGATACGGGGTCAACTGCTATATAATTGACTAGAGGATAAAAGTACGCAACATGTTGATTCATAAACGGACTTAGCAGTTGCATTTTTTCTGTTTTGATGCTACACTATGTATATAGGAGGTACGATATGGACAGATTGAAGCAACGAATTAACGGGCAGTATCCATTTACGGGTAATTGCCATTGGGAACGGCATGGGTACCTTGATATGCTTGTTGACGAAGATGGTGTAGTTCACCAAACGTTTGGGCGGACGCACGCCGAAGACTTTGACAACAAGGTGTACAGGGCGCAGTATGAATATGCTGCTGGAGTGGACGAGTAAATGCCCGAGCCGAAGATTACACGAGTTGGAGATCGTCTCCGTATTCGACCGATGCCGTCACTGTATGCTTCCACCAGGTGGTTGCTAGAGTACAAGACGAGCCGGGGCGCATGGCGAATCGAGGACATGGGCCAATCTCTTTTTGATGTAAAGGAAAAGGCCGAGAAGATTTATTGGTTGGCCCAATTGGGCATGTTAGATGGTAAGAAACCCTTTCAGGAAATTGGAGAGTAAGATGATGACGAAGCGAGTGGACAATCCGAATTGGCTTATGCGTTCAGTTGGTCGCAACCCGGTTGCGAAGCGACTACGGCAGGATCCAGAATTCCGTCCACGTTTGGTGGAATCGGATCGTTCGTACAATCGAAAGAAGTTCAATAAGAATGATCTCTTTCGTGGAGACGATGAGTGAAACGCGGTGAGTTGCTTGGGAAGATGTTGGTACTTGTGACCAACGCACACAGTGGTCAATTTGATCGCGGTGGTGCCCCATACATTTTGCATCCCCTCAAGGTAATGCACTATCTCAAATCCGACGATGAAGAGCTGCAAGCTATTGCACTCGGACACGACGTGATTGAAGATACCAAAACCACATATGCCGACCTTCGGGTAATTGGTGCAACCGAACGAGTCATCAACGGCATTAGGGCGCTTACCAAAGTGCCCGGCGAAACACTTGACGAGTACAAAGAGCGCATTTTTGCCAATGAAGATGCCATGCGCGTTAAACTTTCAGATCTAAGACACAATACCGACATCCGACGGTTAAAGGGAATTTCCGAAAAGGACATTACCCGTATGGCGAAATATCATCAGTTCTATACTGAGATCAAGGCGAGGTTGAAATGACAAGAGAACATCGAGGAAAGATATACCTGAGTGGTGGAATGGAGAAGGCTGTGAACCTGGGCGCTGCATGGCGCACAGTTTGTTCCAATCGCCTTTTAGATATGGATTACAGGCCCATTGACATTACGGCGCTCGATGTGCTGTACACCGAGGTGCATGGTCCGGTAATGACAACTGACCCAACAGCCAACCCACTTCAGAACAAATCCAATATTAGGCACCAGTTCATCTATACCGACATGCGACTTATCATCGACGATGCCGATGCAGTGATTGCATATTACGACCAATCCTTTAAGGATGGTGCTGGCTCGTTTGCCGAATGCCAGTGTACCTACGACAACGAGAAGCCGTTGTTTATTGTGTCCGAGTTCCAGCATGTTCCATCCTGGCTCAAGGCATTATCGACTCGCATCTTTTATCAGAATGGTACCGATGCTGGATTTCAGGAACTGTATGCATACCTTAAGGAATTGCCACATGGTATTCTAAAGGATGACCGATATGGTAACCACAGCTCGGGCAATTATTATTTGTGCTCGTTGTGTGGTGATGTCTTTTTAAAGTCGAAGCACCATTACGTATCAAAGGTGTCACGGCCATATTGCTTGCCATGTGTCGATGTTGTTGCCACAACACGCGAAAAGCACGCCGATCGATATGATTTTATTTCAAAGGTATTAGGAGAATAAAATGAATGAATACACCTTGAAAAATGGCTCGAAGGTGAGTGTCAACCTAGATGCCGCTGCCAAAAAAATGATTGTTGCAAAGGTTATGGAGTTCTTTCTAGAACACGAAGCGTTCGATGGTGAGACTATTATGCAATGTGATGGTCCATTAATCGAGGCACCAACAGTTCTTTCGGAGATTGCCGATGAACTTAAATTTAACGTGGAGTATATTTAAATGCCATACATCAAGCCATACAAGCGCGAGCAACTCGATGCCGATATTGATGCCCTCGCACGAACAATTGACTTTATGTCACTCGACGAAGAGAAAGACGGTAACCTCAATTATGCAATCACACGATTGATTGACCAATTGTATGGTCGCCGCTATACACAAATGAATGAGGCAATGGGTGTTCTTGAATGCGTGAAGCAGGAATACTACCGTCGAGTTGCTGCTCCATACGAGGACATTAAGGCCAAGGAGAACGGGGACGTTTACAAGGCGTGAACATCTTTTACCTCAGTGGTGATGCCGAGCAAGCTGCTAGGATGATGTGTGATAAGCATGTCGTCAAGATGATTGTTGAAACTGCACAGTTACTTTCAACGGCGCATCATGTACTCGATGGACCCAATGCGCCACTGGGCATTTATAAAGAAACCCATAAGAATCATCCTTGTGCTGTTTGGGTGCGTTCGTCACCTTATGCATATAGGTGGGCATATGCCCATTATGCGTATCTTCTAAAGGAATACACTGCACGGTATGGCAAATTTCATGCATCGGAGCGTTTGTGGGATGTATTAATTCAGGTACCGAATAATATACCACTCACCGAATGGACAGATCCACCACAATGTATGCCCGATGATTGCAAGGTTCCCGGCGACACCGTTGAGGCATATCGTAACTATTATCGCGTACACAAGGCGTCTATTGCACGGTGGCGGAACGCGCCCGTGCCGGATTGGTTCTGAGTAAAAATACGCTAAATATGAGAGTATGACTACAGATGAATTACCAACTCTCAAAGGAATTCAAGCATTCCGAACCGAAACAGGTGCGCAAAAGTATCAGGTGGCCCAACCATTCATGGCTATCGATACAGTATCCGGACAGCTCATTAATGTTGTCCACGCCGACGATTATCTTGAATTAGTGGCTTTGGCATTGCGCTATAAGGCTGCATTAAGCAAGGCCCGTCGAAACCGATAAGGAGCAAACATGATTTTTGAAAAACTATTCACCGGGGGACTGGTGGACGAGCTCGCCCCCCAACATACAAGAACTTCCTGCATTGAAGGGCAGTTGGTTGGCAATGAATATTTCAATGAATATGGAACCCCGAGATGCGTTCGCTGCGCCTTGCAATACAGAATGCATCATGGCGAATGGCCGCATGGTGTTAAAGTTCGAGTAATGGAACTTAGTTTTGATCCGGAAACACGGACCGACTAAATAACTGCCGCAATAAGGATATACTGTGGACCAAAAGAAATACCGTGCAATATTTATTTCGGACATACACTTAGGTTCACGCGGCTGTAAAGCCGATGAGCTTTGCGATTTCCTCAAACATAACACAGCCGAAAATCTATTTTTGGTCGGTGACATAGTAGATGGATGGCGCCTCAAACGCCGCTTCTATTGGCCACAATCGCACACTAACGTGGTGCGAAGAATATTAACAGCGGCCAAACGCAATACCAAAGTTGTTTACCTCCCGGGCAATCATGACGACCTGTTTCGTACATTGATCCCATTTGATATCCATTTTGGAAACATTGAGATGGTTGATTATTGTCGTTACCGCGGAGTAAACGGAAAAACCTATCTTATAATTCACGGTGACTTGTTTGACACTGTGCTGAAAAACAAACTCAAATGGTTGTATGGCGTGGGCGATTTCTTCTACGATCTATTATTGCGATTGAATTCGATCCTGGCCAAGATTCGTCAACGGTTTGGAATGAAGCACTGGAGCTTGAGTGCCTATCTCAAAAATAAGACCAAAGAGGCGCTCGCTTATCTATCGGATTTCGAAGAGCTAATCGTAGAATATTGCGAGAATAAAAAGGCAGATGGGATCATTTGTGGACATGTCCACCACGCAACGATCAAGACTATTGGTAGTGTTGAATATATGAATGACGGTGACTGGGTAGAAAGTTGCACAGCACTCGTTGAGAATCATGATGGAACCTGGGAGATTGTACATTGGTTAACAAAAAGCGAATCGTAATATTCACCGATGCTTGGTATCCACAAGTAAACGGTGTAGTCACAACATACATCAACACCATTCAACATATCGACCATGAGAGGCACGAGGTCGAGATTATTGAACCAAGTATGTTTACGACCATCAAACTTCCATTCTATAAAGAAATTGGGCTGTCGATTGTTACTCGCAACCGTATCAAGGAAATCATCAAACGCAATTTAGATGAGGCTCCTGTTTGCCGCTTCCATATTGCTACAGAAGGACCAATTGGTTATAAAGCCAAGCGAGTGCTAGATGCAATGCACATCAAGTATACCACTGCGTATCATACCAAGTTTCCGGAATTTATCGAACACATTACTAAGATCCCAGTAAAGTATACCAGTTGGTATTTTGATTGGTTTCATCGTAGTGCCAAAACAGTTATTGTTTCGTCAAACTCCACTGCTCGAGAACACCCGAATTGGAACACTAGAGTTATGGGTAAGGGCTACGATGATCACTTCCGGCCGGATCCATTAAAGCCACACCAAAAGAATAAAGTCAAAACGTTGCTGTATGTCGGGCGAGTGAGTAAAGAGAAGAACATTGAGGACTTCTGCCGCATATACTTACCCAACATTAATAAGGTGGTGGTTGGTGACGGGCCTGATAGAAAGCGTCTAAAGAAGAAATATCCCGACGTGCATTTTGTGGGTTACAAATTTGGAGAATTACTAGCGGAACAATATAGACAAGCCGATGTCTTTGTATTCCCGAGCCGCACAGATACATATGGGATTGTTATTTTGGAAGCTATGGCTTGTGGAACCCCAGTTGCAGCATATCCCGTAACTGGACCCATAGATCAAATCAAAAACGGGGTAAATGGGTACACGGGCTCGAATCTACTGTCTTCTGTCATAAATTGTATGTCTTTATCGCGGGAGAAGGTATATAGTACAGTGAAGGATATCACCTGGCAGAATGCCGCCAAGGAGTTTATTCAATACCTCGAAGAATAGGAGACTGTATGACATTGTATTCCATTCAGCCTGGCACAAGGATCACAATCCAAAATGCCAACCGGTACTCAACTGTTACCGTTCCGGATTACCTGAGCTTCGACAAAGCTCAACTGGTTGGATACGAGGGAGATCAACTACATTTCCGCTTCCAAAATACAAATTTTTACGCCAATAAAGAGGATGTAATTCGTTTGTAGCCCATTGATTTGATTGGGTAAATTGTGCTTGCTTTTTGCTCTGTGATTTGCTATACTATTGATATGGGTTGGAAAGACAAAACAATTGATCAGCGCATGGGCGAGCTGTGGTCCATTTGGGTTTCGGATCCCGAGATTTATGATCTTCTATTGAAGCACAAGTCTCCGGACAATGAGAACTCGATTGCCAAGTGGCTCCCAATGGATACAGTTGATCGCGTGCGAAAGGCTGTGCGGCCCTTCGGCATCAAGGTGATCTATTTAGGACCCCGTCCGGTTGGCTCATATCAGTCGACACCGGCACTAGCAACAAAATATTCACTCTACTGGAAATAATTATGCCGACACTTTTTATCATTCGTGGACTGCCGGGCTCGGGCAAGAGCACGGTTGCTCGCAAGATTGCACATGTTGCCGGAATAGAGCATGTCGAAGCCGATATGTATTTTATGAAGAGCAACGAATACCACTTTGATCCGAAGCAGCTCGGCGCAGCGCACCGGTGGTGCTTTGAGACCGTGGCACAATGCATTAACCGTGGAGAAGATGTAGTTGTCTCCAACACCTTCACTAAGCTCTGGGAGATGCAGAATTACATTCTCAAGGCCTTCTGTAACGACTATAATATTCGAGTGATACAGTGCAACGGCAAGTGGGACAACGTTCACAACGTGCCACAGGATAAGCTGGATCAGATGAGGGATCGGTTCGAGGATAACTCGACCATCGCAACAAAGTACACACCAGATGAAAACATTCACTTCGAGTATCATCCATGATTGACATCGCACAGTTACGCGAATTTATTGATGCCAACCCAAAGTTGATAACTCGTCGCGAGTCAACAAAGTATCCGGGATTGTATGTCATCAAGTATACCCGCAAGGTATTCTACGATGCACTGTGGAACGACCTTCTTGAAGAATGTCGTGGATTGGTTGTGGACGCGGATTGGAACGTAGTAGTGCGTCCATTCCAGAAGATATACAATCGCTTTGAGCGCGGTGTTGATATCCCGCGTGACGAAATGGTTATTGCTGTACGGAAGGTAAATGGGTTCATGGGTGCCATTACTTGGGACCGTACCCGAGATGATATCATTTATTCGACAACTGGTTCATTGGATTCGGATTTTGCTGTAATGGTTGAGAAGCACCTCAAGTGTTTCGTACCAGCCCATCACTTTGGATTTCCGACGACTTGGTTGTTTGAGATCTGCGACGAATCGGATCCACACATCATCAAGGAAAACTTAGGAGCGTATTTGATCGGAGCCCGAGTAATTTCTACTGGCAAGATGCTCAGTGAAGAAATTCTAGACGCTGTGGCCAAGGCGCAAGGATACCTGCGCCCCGAGTGGAAGGTATGTCGCTTCTCCGATGTAGTGCAGGAGGCCAAGACTTGCAAGCACGAAGGGTTTGTTGCATACGGCAAGGACATTGCACTCAAGATCAAGTCGCCATATTATTTGGTGACCAAGTTCCTGGGGCGCATGAAGGAAGAGAAGTTCCTCGAACGTATACAGACTCCGGATTTTCGCAAGACGATTGACGAGGAATATTACCCGCTGTTAGATTGGATTGAACCCTGGAAGGGCGAGTTTGCAAAGTTGTCCGAACAGGGACGAATTACAGTGATACGAAGTTTCCTTGAAAATCAATGACTTATAAGTTGTTGAAATCATTGGGAATTTAGATGTTGCAAATTGGATCCAAATCCCGTATCATACGAACATAGGGTAAGGAAAAGGACGCAACGATGAACACTGTTATTAAGGTTTTCCACATGGATCCGCTCGAAGATGGTTCGGGCATGGAAAAGACCCATGTGGCCAACGTTACGGTCAAGACGCTGCCCAACATGGTCGACCCGATGCTTGAGATTGCGTGGGTTGCAACCCAGAACATTATGGGTTCGTGGTCACGCAAGGATGGCAACCCCGACGACCGGGACTTTCTTGAAGTGGTTGCGGAACTACCCGTGCATCGTGGTGTGGTTTACGGACTGCGCTCGTCGATGGTGGGTGACCTGATGGAAGTTGATGGTCGCACGTTCCGCGTCGCGGGTTGTGGCTTTGAGGAGGTGCTGTAATGTACGGTTGGCACGAAGAGGATCGCGTGGCCACTGTTGCAGAAGCAGTCCGCGAATGGGTTTGGAACGTGGGACAGGATTATCCCGATCGACAGTGGCTTTGGTCGGATTACGATACCTGCGAGCAGAACCCGCATTACAAGGGCCCGCCCCAGCCGTATCCCGGTGACGGAATTGAAGACGAGTACGATCTGGCTCCCGAGGCCGACAAGCCTGAATGGCAGCAGGTGTACGACCCCGAACCCGATTTTGATGAGATTCCGTTTTAAGGAAACAGTGCAATGAGCAGATGGTCAGATATTGGTGTTTGGTCAGGGAAGAGTAAGTGGCGGTTCCGCACGGTGGTTTCGTTGGGGCTGCTGATATCTGTCCCGCTAGCGGTACTTGGTATCGTGTGTGATGGATTGCTCGAATTTGGTCGTGGGATTGTTGTTGCAGTAACAGATGCACTCCTCACTGTACTAAATGAATCTCGGGAACTTGTCGAAGTTGTTAGGGTTGCGCTGCTGGCAATTAAGTCCGGCGGGCGCGAGTAAGGAAGATAAGTATGACATTCGCCGAATATAGAGCTGCTGTAGTTGAGAGCGTAGTTGCCCTCTACGGCAAAGAACCGTGGTTCTCTGGCGTCTGTTGCGATAACGTAAAGATGATGTACGAGACCAACGCACCGCTGTACAAGGCAATGGAGCAAGCACAATGCGACACGCTTTGTTGGGATGGACCGTGGTCCAATGAAGAATAAGGGATAGGAAGAAAATGGAAAAGGTTTGGTTTACGAGTGATAATCATTTTGGGCACAAGAACATTCTGAAGTTCTGCCCAGAAACCCGCATGGGCAAGGATGCTGCCGAGCACGACGAGATTCAGATTGCCAACTGGCAGCGTCAGGTTGGTCAGAACGATCATGTCTACCTGCTGGGCGATGTGTTCTTCTGTGATGCAGTGCGTGCCCGTAGCATTATGAACCGCCTGCCTGGACAGAAGCATCTGATCTTTGGCAACCATGATAAAGTTATCCATTCCAATAAGGACCTGCGCGACATGTTTGTCAGCGTACAGGACTACAAGGAGATTCGGGTTGGTGGGCAGAAGATCATCATGTTCCACTTCCCAATGCTGGAGTGGAATCATATGCATCATGGTGCGTTCCATCTGTACGGGCACGTACACGGTGACCATTGCGCCAGCCCACTGGTTACCAGGGGCCGCATGATGGATGCCGGCATCGATGGTCGCCCAGATGGTGAGGTGCAAGCATACGGTCCGATGAGCCTGTGGGAGTTTGCACAGATTAATCGTATCATGTCCAAGCGCCCAATTCGGACGCATCATGACAACAAGGATGACGAGTAATGTTTCTTATTCTTGCCATAGTAGTTGTCTGCTTTATCACGGGACATTGGATAATTGGATTAATTCTATTGGGCTTATACTTAGACGAACGGAGATAGATATGAAGACTCGAGGATTTACATTGATTGAACTGTTGATTGTTATCGCTATTGTTGGCATCCTGGCATCCATTGTAATTGGTGCTGTTGGATCTAACAAGGGCAGCGATACATCATTCGGTATCAACGGCTACGTGGAGACACGTTGCGTTGGTGGGTACAAGTTTGTAGTCGGTAACCGAGGTAACGCCAATCAGGTTATGGACGAGTTTGGTCACGGCGTCAAGTGTGGAGAAGTAAGATGATAGAATCAGATTGGATTGATAAGGTTATTGGTGCCGGCATTCTAGTGGCAATGATTCTAGTGACTATTGCACTAGGGGTAGGTAAGTAACATGGAACACCTTAATAACGTTGAACAGAGTATTCTGGACTGCTGGCATGTGGTCGACGATCTTGACATTGTGTTCGAAGCCTGCTGTGAGGGCGAGGACATGACCAAGGATCGAATGGCCAACCTTGTGCTCGGGCTGCATGAGCTGTATCAGCTCAAGTTTGACAAACTGTTTCGACAGTTTGAAAAGCTCATTGCAGTAAACCGAGAACAGGTTGAGCTTATTCAAGCGCACCAGAATGAAAAGCTCTTTGCTGCTATGGATGCAATGGAAGCGCGGCGGGATGCTAAGGAAGATGCTCGGGTAGCAGCAATCCTTTCCGGGAGGACGCCGCAGGTTAAGACCAAGTCCACAGAACCGGTGGTAGTTATCAAAGGCCCGCCCAAGAAGAAGTCATCGACTAAGAAGGGGAAGAAGAATGTTTAAGACTGTATTATTGTTTCTTGCGATTACTGCGTTCTTTTACGTGGGTATTCGTGCAGTCCGGCATTTGACCGGAAGAGAGAAGTTCGACGTTGCTATTACTGTTGCGTACTCTGTAATGTGTGCGGGCATGGCAATCGGCGCGCTTGGTTTTATTATTTGGTTGTTCTAAAGTAAGAGGTATCTATGAGTAAGTTTATGAAGATTGGTATTGTTATTGCCCTTGCGAGTTTCGCAGTGGGTTGTGCTCGAGTGGAGACCGGTGAGATTGGTCTGCGTGTTGGCTTTGACAAGCAGGTCCAGAAGACCGAACTCCAGCCGGGTTCGTTTAACCAGACTATGGTTGGTGAAGTGCTGCTCTTCCCTGTGAAGGAGATTGCCCTGCATCTGGATCATCTCATGCCCCAGACGTTGGACAAGAGTACGCTGGCCGACCTCGATATCACAGTAATCTACTCGGTAAACCCAAGTGCCGCGTATGACCTGTATACCACAAAGAGTCACGGTCTGCATGGCACCGACGAGAAAACCGGTAATACATATCTGATGTACAATTACCTGAGCACGGTAGCGAATAGCGCGGCATACAAGTCAATTGCCAAGTATGAAGCACTACAGACCACAAACCATCGCAGTGAGATTGAATCGGACATCAAGAACTTTATGGTCGAGGCTCTACATAATGAGAAGCTCGATACCGATATCATTGTGAGTCAGGTTCAGGTGCGTAACATTCAGCCGGCTGCAAGCATCATCGAAAGTGCCAATGCTGTGATTACTCAGCAGAACGCATTGCGTGCCAAGCAGGTTGAAGTGCAGACTGCGGTTGCCGAAGCACAGCGACTCAAGGAACTGGCGGGTAACCCACAGTCGATTGAGTATATGCATGCCAAGGCATTGCAGGATATTGCCGAGGGTGTGAAGACCGGTAAGGTAACATCAATTGTTGTTCCTTATGACTTCAAGGGTATTATTTCGGTTCCTGCGAAGTAACTCACATGGCATACTGTCGCTGGTCCACAGACAATTTCAGGTGTGATTTGTATTGCTACGAAAGCGATACTAGCTATGTTATCCACGTTGCCGGTAACAGGATTGTTAGCGAGATGCCGTTTGAGACCGATTGGAAGCTCGCGGATACAAACTGGGATGAGTTTTGTAAACAGCGATCAGCATGGGAAGCAGCAATGGAAGTTGCCGTACGGGAGGACATCACACTCCCGCACGCCGGTGAATCGTTTTACCTTAGGACGTTGGAACAGTTTAAAGACATGCTATTGACTCTTAGAGCGATTGGGTATAACTTTCCCGATTATGTTCTAAGAGCAATTGACATTGATATAGAGGAGCGAGACAGTGAGTGAGCGTAAGTTAGCAACGATCCGGCAAATTGCCGAAGTCGCTGCAATCCCAAACGCCGACAAGATTTGCGCATATCGCGTAGATGGTTGGTGGGTTGTGGATCAAGTTGGTCGTTACAATGTTGGCGACATGGTACTCTATTTGGAGGTTGACTCTTGGGTCCCGCACACAATGGCTCCGTTCCTTTCAAAGGGTTTGGCACCAAAGGTGTACAACAATGTCGAAGGTAACCGGCTCCGTACAATTAAGCTACGCGGACAAGTGAGCCAGGGTTTGCTATTGCCAACAGACATTGTTGAGACTGTAACTGGTTCTCCGTGGCTCAAGTTTGCCGAGGGTGTGGATCTTGCTTACCATTTGGGTATTCAAAAGTGGGAGGCACCAATCCCGGCTCAACTTGCCGGCAAGATGAAGGGTAACTTCCCATCCTTCATTCCAAAGACCGACCAGGAGCGTATTCAAAACATCTACGACAAGGTCATGGAGAAGTTTTCACGCAAGGACTTTAAGGTATCGATTAAGCTCGATGGAAGTTCCTGCACTGTGTATTACAAGGATGGCGATGTTGGTGTTTGCAGTCGCAATCTAGAATTGATTATCTCCGAAGAGAACAAGGATAACTCGTTTATCAAGACTGCCACCGAATCAAAGTTGGCTATTTGCCTGGCCAAGTTTGGGTTGAACATTGCTATCCAAGGCGAGCTAATGGGTCCCGGCGTGCAAGGTAACCGAGAAGGGCTTGGTTGTCACACCTTGTTCATCTTTGACATTTACGACATCGATAGTCAAAGTTTCTATACTACTCGAGCTGTAGAGTTGTTCTATGAGAAGTTGCGGTATGAAGGACTTGATACAACGCTATGCCGACTTGTGCCATCACTTGGAACATTCCGGCCGTTGGATTCATTGCCCAAGATGTTGATAGCAGCCGATGGTCCATCCCTTCACGCCCAAGTACGAGAGGGTGTAGTTTGGCGATGCATTGAAGATCCAAACTTCTCGTTTAAGGTGATCTCGAACCAATACCTTCTAGCAGAGAAGGATTAAAACGGATCATCCTTATCGGGATCATACGAGCTAAACTTATTATCCTCCGGTTCCCAATCCGGAGGATTTTCTTTTGCGTATGTTGGACCCCAAGGCTTGTGTGGATCGGAATCGGCTAGCAAGCCATCGTAGACCCAATCGGAGAACACATCTGATCGTAAAGCATAATATGTACCCGAAATATAAATCTCCACACGATCCATAATTGCCTGAGCTAGATCCGTTGAATGTGGGTCAAAGTATTGCTGGAAGCTCTTTTGTGATATAAGACTACTCATATCCACTTTTCTAAATTTGTCCGGCATACCTTTAAAGACATAGTTGAGTATGCTAGGGCTGGTATAAGATGCAGCGTCGTTCAATTTATAGATTAGTTTGGTGGCATTGTCTGTGGCAGCGGCCATCATAATGTTGTATAGAAGGAGAAGGGATCCTGAATTTGGATCACTGCTGTGTGTACCAAATCCTTCATATGCCTTGGCCAATGTTAATTGTTCCTGACCAACTGGTGTTGCAACCCAGTCTTGGAACTCCTTAAGGAATTTCTGCATCTCGTCTTTATCAACAACATCACTCATCGAATTGTTGTCAAGGATCAAATCGCGATGCTTGGTGTAGGTATAGTTGAATCCATTTCGCGGAAAGATCATGTATACCGTACCGTACGAACCTGCCGAGCTGTCGCTGGAAGTAACAAAGATACTGTTGCTACGCAATGCCTTGTAACCAAGCTCGCTTAACATCTTATCGAACATTTTGGCCACTGCCGGGCTGCTATCCTTAGCTTTTCGATCGCTTCGACTCTGGGCAACAAATGCCGGCTTATCAAAACCCTTGATGCCTCGATACAAATAGTAACTTGGTCCAGTGAGGTGTAATGTCTTTATAAAGTCACTGCACTCCACTTTCATCTTGGCGAATAACTGTTGAACCTTTGCTGGAACAATAGAGCGATGTTTGTCGATTGTCTGGGCCAACTTCTTCTGTTCGGTACCAATTCTTGCACGTAAGGCCTCAATCTGTCGATCCAATTTAATAACACCAGTATCCCGGGTCATATTCAAACTGCTCAATGTGCTGCGCAATCTTTCCAACCGACGTATTAGTTCGGTGGTGTATTTCAACTTTATAGCAAGGTCCCTCCGCTCGCCGGATCTCAACTCTGCTTTTTTGGGTGCTGCTTCAAATAGGTCATTCAACAACATTATTTTGGGTCCACTGGTACGTTATTGATATTTATACTTTTTGTCAGGCTAAATAAACTTGACAGTATCCAAAAAGGTGCTATAATTCGATCATAAATAGTGTAGTTGACAGAGTGAGTATAAATATCTGTTGACAGCACTATGAAAAGTGTGTATAATAGTCCGTAGATAGGTTGTTGATTGCTAACGAAAAAATAGTGGTTGACAACGCGAAGCAGACTATATATAATGTAAGTAACGTAATGGAAAAAGGAAGAATGCATATAGAAAAGAGTAAATTAGCAGCCAAAGGTGCCTTGGCAACCTATTGGTCGCAACTCGGGTTCTCCCAGTTTACCATTCTACCTAGAACAGTGAATATGGGAGATAAGCTAGGGGTCTAGTCCCAACAGTACAAATCTGTTAAACTAGACCCTGGCATCGAAAGATCCCAGGGTTTTTCATTATGTGGTAACGCGGAACGTGACTGCGAGCGCCACACTAAACAAAGCTCATATGGGCGGACGTCGGATGAAACCCGTGGTGGAAACGCGGGGAGTAAAATGCACGGCAACTGGGCACTTTCACAGCCCCCACCCAAATATACGACGGTGGTTCGCAGTAACTTTCGATTGCTGCAAATGTGAAATTCAATTTTGATGAGCACGGGGGACTTGCGGGCATCATCATGCCTGCTCCAAGTCTTAAACGACAGAAAGCAAATTTCAAATGGCTGCGCCCCGTCGCTAATATTCTTGGGTTAATCCGCACCGCCTCAATGAGGTAGCCACGCATAAAGTGGCCAAGTTGCAACTCTGCAACGAAAAGCGGATCTTATTTTTGCCCGAATGGTGGAATTGGTAGTCACACCTGACTCAAAATCAGGCGCCGAAAGGTGTGGGGGTTCGAGTCCCTCTTCGGGCACCACTGTTTCAATGGGATGATGGGTCGGTGATCGAGTCCGACAAATACGCACTGGTGGTAAAGGGGTAGTTCCCGAGTTCTGCTGGATGCGAAATAAAATACGGAGTGACTTGTCCGTTTGCGGTGAAAACCCGTGTCATCCCTTCCCATTCGACTACGCTGAGCAATCGCGAGTCACAACGAGCCCGTACCGATCTACTCGGACCTGCTGCCAACCGTTGCAACGGGTAACAGGGGGCGAGAGCAAGTGGCGGTCAAAGCTGGCAAGCTGTCCAGACGTATCACGAAAAAAGGTGCGTGAATTCAAGCAGAAGGTACGAGGTATACTAGTTCCTATCAACCTACCTGTGAGTGCAACTCTCATCGTTTGGCGGATCCGATATTCCGCCCCTATTTTATGCCGCTGTGCGTCGAGAAAGGTCAGTGTTCCTTTCAAACGCACGTTTTATTTGGGTCAGACGCATAAGTGGAAGTGCATCCGCCTGTAAAGCGGAAGTCCCCATCGGGGTGTAGGTTCGAACCCTACCTGGCCCACCAAATGTCCAAGTCCATACAAATGACTTGGGGTTGGCGGTAAACCCAAACCCGCCGCACTACATGAGGGCAATGACTAAGCCTGATAAGCTAAGGATTCCGGCTAATCACCGGTCCGTCATTGCCCCAACTATATAATGCACCGGTGGCGGAGTGGTCCAACGCATTCGTCTGCAAAACGAAACCATCGTCAGTTCAAATCTGACTCGGTGCTCCAATTTTGTCCCGGGGCGTAGGCCACGCTCGGTGTTGGTCACAGCAGGGTCCTTGTGGCCCGGTAGACGGTTCAAAACCGTTGGGACATTCAAATTTTGACGATTCCTCTGGTGAGGCGGCGCGGCGGCACCGAACGGTTCGATTCCAAAGGGGTTAATACAAGGTTCGAGTCCTTGTTCGTCAAATTCAGTGAAGCAAACCTCCATCCCGCATACTTGTATGCCCTGAGATGGAACAAAGGAGCCGGCCGTGAGAATCGGCGATGTGCGTGGGGACAAGAGGCCCACTATAAAGGCGTGAAGAATACCGCAAGGTGTTGCTTGGTGTTAAACTAAGTCCTTGTTGATGATCGTCAACCGTAGTTGGGCTATACGATACATGCTCTGTATGCGTGGGCGGGAGGTTGTGAGTCATGTGGCATTACACCACATATCTATAAGCAAGGCCCTGGTACAAACGATAGGACACAACATCAATTGGTGGATGGTCGGCCCACTAATACTTTTGGAAGTCTAGTAGAGAGGATAGCGTCTCTACCGAGAGGGGGCTCAGTCAAGCCAGACCCCTGGCGTGGCAACTGGTGATCGTACTGAGGTGAGTTGCAGCAACCAATATTAAGGAGTACGATCACAATACAGGATGGTGGCCTTGTATTATATTTTGAATTTGGTCGGTAAACTATCACATAAAAATAGCTAACCGTCGTCGCCTGATCAACGGCGCCGTGGACCAGCGTTGAAAATACGCCGAGAGGGGGCTCCGATATATCCCTAGTGTACTACGGTGGCGGTTGCACAGACATTGAACATACCGTCTACACTTTCTATCGGCGTGCAACTAGATTGCGTAAATATATAAGGTGGGGACGCAGTCACTTTTTCTTGTGGTGTAAGTCGGGGCTTTTGAAGCCTTGCGTCCAGTCCGTAAACTCGGGCCGTCAGAAGAGGGCGATAATCCATTTGGTAGATTGAGTTTGGGGACTGTGCATTAACAAAACTCTGTAGACGAAAGAAAGGGCACAGTCAGAATAACGGAATATGGTCTGCAAACGGCGGACTGGGTGGCACCGTTATTAGAGTTTATTGGTAAGTAGCTCAGCGGTAGAGCAGCTAAATACATAGACAGGAGCACTACCAAATGTCCAATTGTAAGTTTTGTGATCGAATGTGTAAGAGCCAAAATAGCTTGTTAAATCATGAGCGGTTGTGCAATAACAACCCCAATAAACAAGTTACATGGATGAAAAACAACCGAGACAAAGTATCAAATTCAAATCAATTCATAAAGGCGAAAAAGTTGGGTTTACCTCCTCCGGTAATATCGAAGGAGACACGACAAAAGTTATCAGCTAGATCATCTAAGCGACGGCATACTCTCGAAACAAAAGCAAAACTTGCTGCTAAGATGAAAGCCCGGCACGATAACGGTACTGCGTGGAACATAGGAAAAAGTCGTTGGAATAACGAGCCATCCTGGCCAGAAAAATTCTTCATACAAGTTATCGAAAACGAATTTGAAGATAAGAATTACAGCAGGGAATATCCTGTTGGCATTTATGCAATTGACTTTGCGTGGCCTGATAAAAAATTGGCCATAGAGATTGATGGCGAGCAGCATCAACGCTTTGACGAAGTTAAGGCGCGCGATAAAAGAAAAGACCAAGTTCTAGCCGAAGCCGGTTGGAAAGTGTTAAGAATAGAGTGGAAGAAAATGTTTAAAGATACCAAGACTTATATTGGTATAGCGAAACAATTCATTCACGAGTAGTTTTTGGTGGGTACTCGAGTGGTAGCAGAGAACAGACTGTTAATCTGTCAGGTTAATTCCTCATCGTTGGTTCGAATCCAACTCCACCAGCCAATTTATGGCCGACGGGACTGCATGGAGTGGTCGCTTGCCTGTCACGCAAGATATTCAGAGGGGATCGTTACCCCTGTCGGTCGCCAAACAATGCTGATGTGCGGTTAAGACCCGCCCTACTTCCTAGCAGAGTAAGTCCGAGGGTTGTGTTTAACTCGGGGACTGAAACGTAGGTAAACACCATCAGCATCTTATTATGCCGCTCTAGCTCAGTTGGTAGAGCATACGCCTGAAGAGCGTAGTGTGCCCGGTTCGATCCCGGGGGGCGGCACCAAATTTTGAAGCACGCCATGTAACCTGTAGTGCGGTCACAGGACATCGTAAGGTGTGGTAGCCGTGATGGGGGGTTTCAATTCTGACTTTGTAATGGTAACGAGGTGTGTATGGCTTTCAAGTATGATGATCTTCAACCACATGTCGAAATGTTGATTGAAGCGTTGGAGAACAAAGGTGCTTGCGCAAGCGGCTTTCCGTATGCGGCTGGTGTTGCAGAGTGCGCAACCAAATACAAGGTTGTGCTAGAGCAAATCAGAAACCAAGATATCACAGAGGATCAACTCGTACTAGAGTTGCAGAATCTACACCAGAATACATTGCATCGAACTGGTCCTAACCAGCTCGATAGAGTAAAGAAGATTGTTGATGCTTTAGATTCGTACATGAAGAAAGAGTACATAAAGCATAATTAGACCGTGTAACAAGTAGGACAATAAATACTGTTATGCAAATTAAAGAGATTACAATCGCCCACGAAGGCGGACTGGAGTTATCCAGGGTACCTCGCGATGATGAAGTTGATTTTGGGTTTAATCACGAAATCAACGGTTACCCGATGAAGAAAAATAGATTTGGAGTAAACTCGTTTGTTTACTACCTATTAGATAACGACAAGGTTATAGCTGGTACATTATGCACTCCAACCAAAATACATAGTACAACGTATTTTCAAACTAATGGTGTTCAGGTCGCACCTAGGTATCGAGGACAAGAGTTGGGGATTCGAATGTATCATTCGATTTCACACAATGAACATGTAAATCTAATGAGTGGTCATAGACAAACACTAGATGGTAAGAAACTATGGTCTACGTTGTCAAAAGCATTCAATTTGGCAGTCATGGATACATCAACTGGTGAGATCGTATCGCGTGATGCTAAAGATGCGTATCAGAATTATTACTCTGATGAAGATGACACTTTAGTATTAGTAACTACCACGACGTTCACGGAGAATAAGTTGCTCATACCATCTCTAAAGATTAAACAGAGAATAAATCCGATAGTAGAGAGATTTTACTCTAACAGAGAATAATGTTGCAGTGCAGCGAGCAGACATAAATACTATGTCAGTACAGGAGACACTACAATGTTTAATTTCGACACAATGGTAGATGATGGTTTGGCTTCGTTCAAGAGTTTTGCGGATCATGTTCCACACGTTGAAACACGTCGTGAACTAGTAAAGCTCGCGGAAGCACAGGCTGCGTATACAAAGAGCTTGCTTGCATTTGGTGCCAACGTCACAAAGACTTTTGGCGAACAGATCAAGGCAGCTAAGTAAGTTTATTGGGGGTGTAGCTCAGTTGGTAGAGCGTTTGGTTTGCAACCAAAATGTCGCAAGTTCGATCCTTGTCACCTCCACCAAATTGCCATTGAAAAGATGGCTAGAGAAAGTCGGGCGAATCAGACTTGACAAGGGTGAGAGAATCCTACTAAATTTGGGGTATGGGTCTGCTTGGAGTGGACGTCTCGCTTGCACCGAGAATATGCAGGTCGGTTCGATGCCGACATACTCCACCAAATAAGGTTCGGCCGCCTTCCCGATAAGTGGTGCTGGTTTTATCCCAGCGGCAAAAGGTCGTCTAGTTTTGATTTTATGTGGTAAGGAAAGTAAACGGAGGATGGGCATGGTACAGAGTACCAAGATACCCCACCGGCCACATAGAAATGTTTGTTGCGGGGTATTCAAGTAGTCAACGAAACTGGGCTCATAATCCAGTCCTGAAAAGGTTCGGATGTGCAAATCGTCCCCCCGCTACCATTTAAATTTCGGCTCAGTGATCGAGCG